CTGATATTCAAACACGAGAAGAACTTGACGAGACCGAGCGGGATTTCATCAAGTTCCTGCGGTCGCAGGAGCCCGAGTATGGGTACAATATATGCCGGGGTGGGGAGGGGAGAACAGGACCACTTTCTTCTAAAGAAAAAGAGAAGTTTCTCGCTGCTAATAGAGCATATTGGATTCGACGAAGTTTAGTGGGGCAAACATTTGGCAAGTTGACGGTACAGTCTGAGCATGGAAGAGATGACAAAGGAAAGAAGCTGTGGGACTGCCGATGTGATTGTGGTAATCATACAATCATAAGAACAAACCCGCTGACGGCTGGTTCCATCAAAAGTTGTGGTTGCTTGATTAGTGAAGCCGGACAAAAACGTTGGGCTAAACTAGATATGGTTGGAAAGGTTTTCGGTAAATTGGTTGTCCAATGTGAGGCGGGAAGGAATAAGAGACAACAACGACTATGGGATTGTCTATGTAGTTGCGGCAACCACACGGTTGTTAAAACTAATACCCTAATGACCGGCAATGCTAAAAGCTGTGGTTGTTCAAGAAAGGGTTTGAAGTGGATTAACAAAAATGGAAAAGAGGTTAGGGTTAAATATGAAAACCTTGATTCTTTTCTTACTAATGGATGGGAATTAGGACAAGTCTTTGCAAGAAGGTCTTAGGAGGAATCATGAAAGGTTGGAAGACGAAAAAGGCCGATGGAAAGACATTCAGCACGTTCCGGGTGAATATCGGGGGCTATCACTGCCTCGTGGACTGCGTGAGGATGAAGCAGGCGAAGGATTACGTCCGCAAGCAATTCCCCGCTTTTATTCACCTTCACGGCAATAACTCTTTTACCATCAAGAGGGTGAAGTGAATCTAACTTGGTTGTTGATTTTTTGACTATCAACAGCCCTAATAGGACGACATAGTGGCAGGAATGAATTCAAGGAGGGTAAGATGAAAAGTACAATTTTGAGAGTACTGATGGTCATTCTGCTTTTTGCTGGATTGGGGATGGCTCAGTTACCGGAAGTAGAAAAAACCTATGTCAACAAAACCTTGTGGCCCGCCACATCGCTGTTGTACATTCAGACCGCCGAGGGCGCTATGGATATGCGCTGCACCGCTACTACCATCGGGCAGGATGACAAAACCTATACGGTGGTCACCGCTGCTCACTGCGGTTGCAAAGATGACCCATCAAAAAATATCGTCACGCCTGAGAAGGGATTCTTTTTCATAAGTCCCGATTCTCCCGGAAATAAAATCTACTTGAAGGCGACGGTGAAGGGTTGCGGTTACCGAACCAAGGGAGATGATTTTTTCCTCCTTACCATCGACAAAACGATACCCTTTCCAGTCATTCCACTTGGCAAAGACCCAAAGCTTCTCGATAGCATAATCAACGTGGGAGGTCCGCTCGGACTGGGTAAGCAGGTATTCCTCGGCTCCGTAAGCAGTCCCATTTTGGACCGTCCGGTAACGGAGGATGATATCCAATGGACGGGAACGGTTTTGTTGCAGGAGTTTGGAGTAAATGGTGGTTCCAGTGGCTCGTCAGTGGTGTGCGTAGAGCAACACGCCATATGCGCTTTCGTTGTCGGGTCAATTGCCGAGACTACCATGATAGCCATGCCAGTATCCCGACTCATCAAATTTCAAGAGCAGCTTGCTACGGGAAAATACAAATGGTATAGGGCCGACCCGGACGCCCCGCCCGCTACAGTTTTCGGCGCTGAGGGAGCATCTCCCAACCTCCCTAAGAAATAATGCTGATGACTACGACCGATAAGGAGGTGCCAAATGCCTGAGAAAATATTGACCCACGGGTCCCTCTTCTCAGGCATTTGACTGGTATGATGGATTACGGGTTGGAGTTGGCGGGATGGAAAACGGTTTGGCAGGTGGAGAATAACGAGTACTGCCAAGCTCTGCTCCGGGAGCATTGGCCGGTTACTCAAAAGTTCAGCGATGTGAGGTCTTGTGGACGACACAATCTTGAACCTGTTACCCTTATCAGCGGAGGATTTCCTTGCCAGAATATCTCCGAAGCTGGAAAACTGGAAGGACTCGGAACTCCCGATAGCCCCACCGACCGCAGCGGCCTATGGTTCCATTTCCGTCGCATCATCCATGAACTCAGACCTGCTTGGGTTCTGGTTGAGAATGTGGTTAGGCTCATGCTTAGAGACGATGGGGATACCGTCCTCGCCGATTTGGAAGCGGAGGGTTACGAAAGGGTGCCGCTCGTGGTGGGAGCTTCGGATTGCGGAGCACCACATAAGAGGCAACGGGTCTTTGTGCTTGCCCACCGCCACGACCCCGACAGCGATTATGTTCCCGCTCCCGGAGTGGAGGCCGCAAGACTTTTTCCAACTCAAATCCGGGAGATTGCGGAAGCGCAGCGAAGATGGGCACGAGCGAAGCATGAACTGGGCACAAGAACTTGCGGTGAGAGCGGTGATTCAGAATCCTACGCTCGAACCTACGATGGAATTGTGCGAAGATTTTTTGGGAATTCCACGTGGCTGGAGCAAACTCACGCCCTCGGGAACACAGTCATACCTGTCATCCCGTGCCTTATCGGAGGCTATGTTGCGGCGGCGGAGGCGGAAATGGAAAGTCGAAACGTCAGTCCCCGATGACGACGGGGAATAAGGCCCGGACCCACATTTTCACATATCCCATGAAATGACTTGACACCGACTGCCCCGGCATCCGGGGAGGGGCGGTGATGTACATTTCGATAATGTCTTCAAACTTCTCTTCCTTGAACATCAAGAAGTTGGCGATGATTTCCTGCGTCCAATCGTCAAGGGAGTCATTCAGCGGCTCGTAGCCGAACTCCTTGGCGATCATGGCGGTAGCTTCCCGGATTTTGTTGGGGTACATGTTCAAAAACTCGGTGAGATTGTAAGGCAGGATGAATCCCGGAACCGCTTCCGGCTCCCATGCGACCTTGAGCGTAGCGAGAAACTTGTCGTCCGCTGCCGTCAACTGAATCTCTGGAGGAGCAATCGGTAACCCCCGGCGCTCCATTATCTGGTATTCCTTTGCTAGAATTTTGGCTTTGAGCCGGGCTACGGGGTCCTGTTCATTGGTCATATATCCCTCCACTCTCAGTATACCTCACTCCCCACAATTTTATGAGGATTTTTTTACCGGCGTGGTATACTGTAAGTGGAGGCACCATGCCTGCTCAAGTCCGCACGTGTATCAAGTGCTATCGTGATTTTGTCCTACTCCCCGGCAAACCGGGGTTATCGACCCATTGTCCCAACTGCTCGGAAGAGACTACCGAAATGAAAATGGCAAAGGTCGCTTGGGACGGAAAACACACGCAAATCATTGAAATCACGGACAATCGAAAAGAGGCTGAGCGTTTTAATAAGGCGCAGAATCGTGGTTCTTTCGGTCCACTGGCGACCTTCGGCGGTAAAGGCGAGGGGGCGGTGGGGAAGGAATCGGGGAAAATCGGCACAGGAGCGGAGCTTGGAGCGGTGTATCACTCTCCCCTGCGGGAGAAGCATTCACTTAAACGTTGAGGTGTGTATGAAAGTAGAAACTCAGTTGCGAAGGGCTGACCTGTCCCTTTACGATAGGCTGCTCGTGGAAGATGCTTTAGACCCTAATCAAAGCCACTCCCTGCCGCCAAACCGGCGTTGGGTGCCCACCTTGGAGTGGTATGACCGGGCGGTGGGCGGGGCGGTCAATCCCCCCGAACCCATGGATAAGCCTGAGAGGGTCCGGCTAAGGGATAAGGACGTTCCTCAAGATAAAGTGGACCTCACCGTTTTTCTCCTGAAAAGCAGTACTTTATCTTATGGCGAGATTGCCAAGCTTGCCGAACTCAAATGGAATAGCACGGTGCAGCAAATCGCCAAGAAGTACAAATTACGGAGCTACGCAGTGGTCACCCCCGTCAATCGCCAACAGTACAAGGAGTCCCGTAGTTTCACTCCCCTCCAGAAAGAACAATTTGAATACAGACGGATTCTGGCGGAGGTTCTCAGGCGGAACCCCGAAGCCTCTTACCAAGAGGTTGCTGACTCTCTGAACATAAGCGTCTCCACGGTTTTCAAAGCAGCGGAGGAGTTTGGGGTGGTGGAGACCCGCAGGCACCGGGGCCGTCCCAACATGGGTAAAGGTGACCGCAGGGGGTTGCATTACCGGGCACGCCGCTGTTGGGTCCAGAATTGTCTGGTGCGTCGGAAGAAGGGGCTTGCTCCCCTACCCAAGGAAGCCTTCATGGCTGACTTTTATGCGAGGCACGGAGGAACCCCCTCAGCGGTTGAAGGTCCGGCAGCGCCCATCCCTTGTCCACAGGATTGGGGAGAGGTCTAGTATGAAAAAGATGGTCTGGCGGATTGGGACTCTTGATTTTCACCCTCGGGTATTAAACCAAGACTACCCGCCTATTCGTGTTTACCTCAGTGTTACGAACCACCCTCTTCCCAAGCGTAAGCACAACATGAGGCGCTTTGTAAGAGTGAAGGTTACTCTCCCGGAGTATTGTCTCCCTACCTCACCCCGCAAGCCTGATTTGATAACTTTGCGCAATTTGGTAGCGGTGGGTAAGTTGCCCCTGTCTGCTGCTATCGGGGTAATCAAGTCTTGGGGGGTGAGCAAGGACACAGCGGAGTTCATGGAGGAACAGGTCATCCCCGAGAGAAGCACGTCCTTTACTCCTCCTAACCATCGACCACATGACTTGGATTATTACGACAAAAAAGACTACACAGTCGAATCCCCCAAGGGTCCGTTCAACTTTGAGTATTACGATGCCATGAATGATTTCTCAACTACCCCCGACGAAACGCAGGGTAGCCCGCCGCAGATGCCCGGCGTAGCATAGGGCTGAGACTGTAGGGAAGCATGGACCGGCGCACACCGGAGTCTTTCTGTGGTTCTACTTCGGGCTTGTACTCGAAGTCCGCAGGCTCGTGGGGATGCATATCCAGCCACTCCGCCACGACACTCCAAACTTCATCGTCAGAATCAAGGACATCCAAGGTAAGTAGGGGATTCTCCCCGAAGTCTTCCGATTGAAACGACTGCCACGGAAGTTCTCCCGCAATCTTCATTCCCCCTCGGGTCAGGAAAACCATTACGTCTCCTTAGCATTTATAGCAAGAGTGGTTTTGTTATGATATTTATCAAGATAGATTTTGACGGCTTCATAGCGCATGTGGTTTGCTTCTAGGAGACCCACTAGAAAATTACAAGCAGCGCACAGGAGTCCACGATTTTCTCCAGTTAGATGGTCGTGGTCTACCATAAAGGGCAGGTTATTCTTTCCATCTCTGGTCTTTCCATTATCAGAAACCCCACAAATAGCACATTTTCCGTTTTGCTTGACTAATAAAGAGGCATATTCCTCTAATGTCATTTTATATTTTCTGAGCAAGTGTCGTGCTCTTGCGATAGATTGATATGCCTTGAGCTTTTCGGGATTGACAGCTATCTCTGTCTTGAAATAGCAATTTCCACAGATTCCTCCCCCCTCTAGTTTCTTTTGCTTTTTGCAAAGAGAACAAATACCATGGCGTTTACCAGCCCTACAAGCTTTACATTTCCTACTCCAATAAATCCGCACTTCACCGGAAACGAGAGTACAAGGACGACGAGAAAAGTTATTTTCTAGGTCTAGTTCTTTTTGACATTTCAAACAAGTTCTAAGCATTAGAGTCCCTAGTACCAGTTACGAAACGATACTTAAGAAGCAATGACTCAGAATCGAGCGTCTCCGCCCGGACAAAGACCTCGTACACAAATCCCCCGCCCGGAGAACTGCACCAGACGGCAGCTTGTGCCCAGCCATCGTTTATCGCCTCTTGGATTTCTGAATCAGTCAGTTTTTCCACCAGCGCCTTGACCCGGCTGCCGGTGATGTTCAGGGTAGTGCTGCCTCCCTGCAATTGCTGTTGTTCCATTTGGTCTAACTGGACCTCGCCAATGCCCGGAATCTTATCCAGAGGCGGTCGGCTAGTTAGCTTGTAGGCGGAGATGAAAGCCGCTGCGAGTTCCGCCATGACGTGCTTGAGGAAGGTGCTGAACTTCTCCTTATCCTGCATCGTGCCTGCGGTCTTCATCAGACCGGCAAGGACGGTAAGAGCGTCAGGTGCGCCCCCGTACTGGCTGCCAAACTCTTGGGAGAATCCCTCGCCCTTAATTTCGTTCTCGCTGCGGAGGGGGTCGATTCCCTCGTTTCCTGCCTTGGGGAAATCCTCCATCTCGTTGTGCCGCCTGATTTCATCCGGGGAAGTCTGCTGTTGTCCCTCGGGAATTTGCGGTTTGTAGTCCAGCCCCAATCCCGCCGCTCCAGCCGGGGAAGTGCTGATATAAGAAACCTTGGTCAGGTTATCAAAAGTGTTATCCAAAGCAGCGGTGAGGAAACCGGGTCCCTCGGGTTCATTGCCGTGGAAGGACGGGGCATCTAAAGTATTGCCTGCAATGTCGGCGTCCATAGGAGCATTCGTGGCGTTTGGGTAATCCACTATCTCATGTTGGATTTCCGGGTAGAATTCCCGGAGCGCCTGACCGGGGAAAAAGAAGTTGAAGCCCGCCTTCTTATCGGGGGCTTTCCAGTTTTCAATCTCGCCACATCCGCAGCTTTCTCCCTTTCGTACCACTTGATGGCATTTGGAACAAGTGACAGAGGTGGCGGCAGGTTCTTTCTCGACAGGAGCGCCGAGGGCTTTGGCGGTTACAATGTTCTCAGGCTTGGCTCCATCCACATAGCTGATGCCGGATGTGATTGGCTCTGCCTTGAAGTCGTTACCCCACTTCGTTGCCGCCTTGACAACAAAGCTCCCCGCCTGCTTGGCGTTGGCAAAGTTTGAAGTATATTTCTTACCCTTCAACGTGTACTTGACTTCCATTCTAGCCTCCTTGTATGCCCCTTGAATACCCATGGCTTTCATCCCCTCAGTCATATCCGGGGGAAGTTCCCGCTCTCTTGTCCTGCCCATAAGACTGTCCTGATAGTTCTGTTCAAGCTCAGCTTCATCCATGTAAAAGGAAGCTATTTCCTTCCAGTTTGGTTCTACCCACTCCCTCGGACCCCCACCACCCATGCCGGGGTCGGCCTTCATCAGGTCGATTATCTCAGCGAAAATATCCGCTGCCCGGTTGCCGGTCGGTTCTGGCGTCTTACCCTCTATCTGGCGAGCCTCGAACTCTCCCCGCTCCTGTAAAGCTTCGGCGTCCTCTTCATCCCACTGCTGCTTGACTTGATTCCGGTACTTCCTGAACGTCTGGGCGAACTGATTAGCCAAGGTATCGAGGTTGAAGTTGCCCTTACCACGCTGCTGCAACGCTTGCAACGCCATGGTCTGGGCTTTCTTCTGGTCCCGCTGGTCATTGGAGATGTAACTGTAGACAACCATCGTCTGCCAGTCGGTCCAACCTTCCACCTCGGCTCGCTTACGCATTACATTCCCCTTGTTTTTCTCTCAGGCTGCACCGGAATGTCAGCCGGGGTAGTCCTGCTCTTCATCTCCCGCTTGCCGGGAAGTTCCCCCTCCACCGCCATGTTGACGTTCTCACCCTCTTCGATTTCATCCGCCACGGCGTTTAGGAACCAACGCATGTGCTTCACGTTGTCTACGATTTGACCAACGTTGGCGGCGACATCGTAGATGATTTCATCATCGTTGTCGATGAGCCACTGGGCCTTTTCCAAGGCTTCGGGGGAAGCGGCGGTCTTACCCGCCTGTTTTGGTTCATTGTTCAGCCCGCCCTCGCCCGCCTGATAGCTCTCATGCGGCTCCTCCTTGCTGTTGGCTACTTCGGGAAGGTTGGCTCCGAGGTCAGCAAGGTCACCGATGTAGCCAACTTCCACCGCCTCGTCAAGGTCATCGCCGAGGGGTGCGCACGCCTGCTTCTCAAGCTCCCGAGCATCGGTGGTCTTGGTAGCGTCCGGGTTGTCAGCTAACTGGTCTTTGGATTGACCCTTGACCGCCGCCCGAGCCTTTTCAATATCCGGGGAAACCGATTGGTCAGCCTGCTTGGCTAGCTCAATGGGCTGTTTGGTTTCCTTGTAGGTGGGGTCATTGGATACCCCAATGGTCTCCTTTGCCCCATGGGTAAGCTTGGACTTGGCTTTACTGATGTCGGGGGTCACCGATTGGTCAGCATTCTTGGTTTTGGCACTGGTCAGTTTTCCCCACGGCTCGGAAGGAGCCGAATTCAGGCTCCGGTCATTCACCCCTTCGGATTCAATGGCTCGATTGAGTTTCTCCACTTCCCGCATGAGGGTAGTCTTCCTCGCCGGGGTAGCGGTGGACAGGGCGGAGTAGAGCTTATCCCGCTGGTCCATCAGGTTACCGGCGCTGCCAAGGTCGGCTTTCTTTTTCTTGTCTTTCTTGTCTTTCTTGTCTTCCTTCTTGTCTTCCTTGCCATCTCCAAGGGGGAGCTTGGACTTTACCTTGGACTTGCTGTCATCGGTGGATACAGAGATGTTGATGTCTCCTGCCAGCCGGGGAACCCCGCCGTGGTCCGGCGAGGTCTTCTGGTCAGCAAGCTCGCAGACTTCGGTGGTCTTGGTAGCAACCTCGGGTCCGCCTTCGCTCTTCTCCTGTGAGAGGTCAGCTTTGCTCTCGCCCTCAATGGCCGCTTTGGCTTCGAAGATGTCCGGTTCAACGGATTGGTCGGCGACCTTGGTTACTTCCAAAGAAGCCCACCGTGCCCGCATACTATCCTTGAGGCCGTTCCATGCGGCGTCGATAACGCCGTAGAAGTCGTCCCCGTCCTCACCATCCAGCTTGTGCTGGCGGCGGTTGTGACGGAGAGCCGATTCCCGTTGAGCCGACGCTTGCTTGAACTTGGTGGAAGCGACAATGACATCTTCCTCCTCATCCGGCGCACGCATAAGCTCTTCGGCAATCAGTTCGGCTGCGTCAACAGAGGCCGTCTTTTTCGTGGCGTTCTTTTGGTCCTTGGGACGCCGCATTTCGGAGACTTCCTGCGCTGTACCAGACCTCCATCCGCACGAGCAGAAGTACTGCTCGTCTTCGGGCTTTGCCTTGCGGGCAGTTCCCTTGCACATGGGACAGTGCATCTGGGCTTCGGCGGTCTTTGCAACCTTAACGGGACACTTGACCCCGCCCACGATGCTGATGCTGGCGATACCCTCCGCCGCACCTACTGCTTTTTCCTTAGTGGCGTGAACTCCCCGGACTTGGCTGCCATCAAGGATTAACCACCCTTCCTTGATTTTTCCCAGTGAGTCTTTGACCTTCCCGTACTTTACTACCAGTGGGTCTAAGGAGGCTGTAACCTTCTTCTCCTTGTCGGTCTTGGGGTCCATGGCTCCTTCCCCGCCCCGTTCGTTGGCGGGATTGTCTGCCGTGTCCGCCTGCACCCGCTTCTTGATGGGCGTGGCGGCGGTCTTGGGGTTCTTCCATACCGCTACCGGGTTGGTGTAGGTGCCGTCATTCAGATAGATGGCGGCATCAGTGGGGACCATGGGTCCAAGGTGTTCATTGGTTCCGCCCGGCTGGGTGCTCTTAATGAAGGAGTCAATGTAACGAGCAAGACTTTCGGGTGAAGGCCGACCCATTCCCGGCACCTGTCCATGTCCACCACCGACATTCCATGCCGAGTCGGTGATGTGGTATCCCGGCACGTGCATTCGCAGAACGAATTTGGGGGTGGAAGAACGTCCGGCTGCCTTGGGCTGACTCTTGATGAAGTAGCGCTCCAATCCACCGGATGCTAGCCAGTTCCTCTCATCGCTCCGGGCAGGACGCCAGTTGTTCTTGACTTCCTCGTACATCTGGTCGGAAGTAAGCGGCTTTCCTTGGAAAATGAAAATCACGTCCGCACCGGGGCCGTCTCCCCGGATATAGGTGGGGATTTTAAGGTCGGTGAGGAAGGGGTGATTTTCCTTCGTGTAGCGGAATCCCCTCTCCATCAACCTCTTTTCAATGGGAGAGAGCGGCTTCTCGGCGGCGGTCTTCTTTTCGTCCTTCTCTTCCTTCTTGCCCCCGATGTCCCCCTTCTTCTTGCAGAAACCACACTCACAACCTTCCGGGTGTACGCCATAGGCTTTCTTAGTGTAGGGGTCTTCAAAGTTTTTGTTCCAGTCGTGCCATCCGAGGGAGGTTCCACGTGTCTGTAATTTCCAACCCCCTTGGGGTTCTTCCTCTTGAGCTAATGCCAACTGCTTTTGAATATAGGTCAACTTAGCAGTATCTCCGGGCTTTACATACCATTCTCCGTTACTATATCCATTCTTATCGACAAGGCGTACAGTGGTTTGTGTCATCATATCAGAGGTTTTGATAGAACCAGAATGGACGTGCATCTGTTGGAGATGAGTCTTAGCCTCGGTTTCTGTTTTATGCGAGGAAATAATATGGTCGTCTTTATGGTCTTTGACAACCCAAGGAGCGGCCTTTCCTTTTGAATCTCGATGGTTTTTCACGTAAGCAACATAAGCTAGTTTAATTAACATTAGTAGAAACCTCCACATTCCAAGCTTTGGGCCACCACCCGCTGCCCAATAACCTATCTTTTTTAGATGAATTACAAAATGTACATGCTGGCACCAAATTCCACAATGCATGTAACCCACCTTTACTTAGAGGGGTTAAATGGTCTACCGCTTCATATGGGTCATTGCAATAAATACACTTGCCTTCAAACTCAACCCGCATTCTGTGGGATATAGCCCCCACCGGAATTGGTTCTATAGAGGCCAAATTCTCAAAAGAACGGCGCTTAGCCCGTCTTTCGTGGTTAAACTCTTCTGTTCCCGTTCTTCCATGCTGATAAAAACGACAGTTCATTCCGCTATATATTAATTGGCGTAAACACCCGCATGATTGTGTAAGTCCTCTAACTAAATCTGCCGCTAGAAAAGATTTCTCCATTCCACAATCACAACGGCATAACCAGCGTGTTTGGTATTTTTTATCAATCACTCCTCTACTAATTACAGTAAGTCTACCAAATCTTCTGCCTACTAGATTGTTAAAATTTACCGGAGGCTCTTTTCGTATACATCCACAAGATGATACACTATCACTAGTTAATGCTGTAGTATTCGTTATCTTAGTTTTACCACATATGCAGGAACATTTCCATAGCTTCCTTTGGCTACCATCTCTATTAATTTTCATTTCGTCAGCCTTACTTATGACGGTCAATCTTCCAAACTGTCTGCCTGTCAAATCAACCGTGTTTTTTTCAAGGATAATCCTTTTCCTATAGCACCCACATGACTTTACTCTACCGTTCCTGAGCTTATAACCAACTGCTAGAATACTTCCTCCACAATCACAACGACATTCCCATAGGACGGATGTTCCCCATCGTTTATCAGTCTGGCGTATAACCGTCAGCATGTTAAACTTCTTACCTGTTAAATCGACAATGGGGCGTCCCATTTTCATGTTTAATACCCTTCGGGTGCCATCTCGGGAGTCTTACCCCGAGTGTTGGCCTTCTCAGCATCCGTCTTGGGGTGAATGGGGTTCTTCCCCCCCGCTTCATTGGACGGGTTGTCAGCGGTGTCAGCCGTCTTCTTGCTGGCACGTACCGGCACTTCGCCGTGTGAAGATTCGTATTGGTAAATCATGCCATCATCACCGATGTAAAGATTGGCTTCACCGAAAACCTTGGAAGCTTTGGTGAGTTCATTCCCCGTTATGGGGTAGTCACCGTCCCAAAATCCGGCTCCGTGCCCATTGCGGGTCAGCCAGAAGTCATGAGCAACCTGTGGGAAAGATGCCCCATCCTCGGTCACTGCCCGATTGATGAGTTCCTGATTGTTGTTCTGAAACGCCTCGCAATCCTCCCGCATTGCCTCAACGGTCTCGAGAGCAAGGTCCTGCGGCCCGTAGTTCTTGTCTATAGGCTCGCCGCCCTGCGGGGTGCTCTCATCATTGCTGGACCATAGTGCGGTTTCGATGTAGGAATCCAAGAAGAAGTCCCCCGTGCGTGCCCGCTTGCGGGCGTAGCCCAACTTGGAGGCTATCGCCATTTCAGGCGGATGCATCATGGGAGCCGCTTCCTCCGCCCCGGCTTCCTCAATTTCGTATCCTCCCCGGCTGAGACCAATACCATTGGCTTGGTCATCCATAATCCAATCCAGAGCCTCATTCATGCTGAATGGACCGGCCTTGATTTGACCATCCTGCTTGACTACCACACTTCCGTCTTGTGGCTCGGGATGCCCCGGAAAATCCGCCTTCTTGGAACCATCCTTCTCCTTGAACATCCGGCTGCGGTATTCCGGCGTCCACTCCAGTTCATCCTCGGGGACGGTTTCAACGCCGTCCAACATGGTGCCGACGTAATCCATTTGTCCCTGCATCTCCTCGTTGCTCATCGGCGTGCTGGGCATGGGTTTGACGGTATAAGGACCCTCTTTGTAGTCGGCCTTCTTGGTCCCGGTGCCCTCATCCGACTTGGGAACTTCTGCTCCCACGGCGGGCTTCTTATAGTCCTTGTCGGCGGCATCCTCCGGTGCCTTGGTCTTGGTCAAGGCTCCGCCGAGAGCATCCTCCAGTGCTTGGAAGGCGTCCATCTCCGCAGGCTCAAGCTGTTCCTTGGCGATAGCGTCCGCCGTCTTGGCGGTGAGGAAAATGCGCTTCTTGCTGCTTGCCGCCTTGAGCAGTTCCGGGTAGGCCCGGAAGGGACTTTCCGTAATGGCCGGGTAGGTCAGCTTCGGCGTGATGTCGGTGACATCCAGCTTCCACGTGTCCGCCGTGGTCATCAAAGCATCGAACCCACTGGAGACCGCAGGGTTGTAATAGACGCAGAATACCAAGTGACGGAGGAGGTTACGGAGCTTCTCTTCGTCATCGGTGAACTGGAAGGCCACGTACTCCCGGATTCCCACCCAGTTGGGGGCAAAGAGGATAAGGGATACTTCCTTACCATCCTCGGTGGTGAATGCCTTCTCCTTGAGGGAGGTGAGATGAGCTTTGACATCTTCCTCTTCATCGAACTCACTGCCGGTCTGCATGGCGATAAGGTCCGCCGCCTCGCTGCCGAGATTGAGCAATTTCACCACTGTCCCGTAAAGGAGGGCAATAGGGAAATCCTTGGGCTTAGAACAAATACTTGCAGGAATAACGAATAGACGACCTATGGAAATGTTCTGTCGGAAACCAAGGTAGAAAAGTTCAAAAGAGATAACATCTCCAGAAGAACGGGCCTTCTTTTCTCCTTGAACGGTTGCCTCAGTGACCTTCTGGAGCAACTCCTCGCTTACTTGAAAGCTCTGAAAACTCTTTGCGTTTATGCTATTGCCGCTAACTGGCATTTTGATTCTCCTTCTTCCGCTATGGAAAAATTAACTTGTGCCATATGCGGACATCTTCCGAAAAACGATTTTGCACTATTGCAGTTAAAACATAATAGTTGATAGGTGTCTTTTGGGAACCGCTCTTTGATGAGCCGCTGGTAAAGCGAGGCTCCAATTTTTTTGTTTCCAAACAACTTCCTAAGTTTAGACCCATCATTGTTTATATGGTCAAGAGTCAGAAACTCAGGGGTTGTAATTTCACATCCGGGACATGAGCACCTACCTCCATAACCTTTTATTATTTGGAGTTTTAGGTTAAAATGCCATTCTTTATGGCGAAGTCTAGAAGACTCAGCACAGCTATTGCAGTAAACTTTATTACGGTCTGAGACAGGGGCGTAACATCGCCTACAAAGTCCTTGTTTTATAAGCTTAGTTTGTCGTATCCTCGCATTTTTGTTTTTCATGTCCAAGTGTACCTGACAATGAATTTTACCCGGCTTGGCTAAGTTTGAACATGCTGTGCATAATCCAGCCTTCACCCGTTCTTCTTTTACCGCTTTATTCTTGTCCTTACATCTTTGACAGGAAGTTTCACCAATAATAGCGGTCTGACCACATCGACCGCAGAGTCCCGCAGCTATATTCTTCCTGTAACGTTCCTTGGTCACCCTATTTCCTCCTACCGTCTTTTCAAATTCCCCAATTGCAATATATCCCTTCGTAGAGCGGGTTCTTTAATTTCAGAAATATCACGAAAATTTTTCATTACACCGTTTCTCGCCTCTTCATGAACACCCGCCGCTTTCATAGCCTCGGTAAACCATGCGAGTAAGGTTGAGGTATAAAAACCCACCTTGGGACCGTCAAAGTTGAAGATGTCCCGCTTGCTGAGAGCTTCCGTGTCCATAATGGACGCCCGCTCTTCTTTGAGACCCTTGACCGCTTCCGTGTAAGTCCGTAGCTTCCACGACTCACTCATAGTGGCATCGTTACGAAGCTTGACCAACCCGGCGCTGACATCGTGAATGACCTGTGTGATTAAGCGGCAGGTCTCGGAAGGGTCAGCTTCGGGGTCCCGGAGCATATCCCGGACTTTGTCCATTAGGGTCATATCCTCTGGTGCCTTGAGACTCTCTACAATTTGACCATTGGATAGGACCTTAACGTCCAAAGATACGGGAGCCTTGAAGTTTCCAGCCTCATCGAAGTCGATGGGCTTTATCTCTGCCGTGGATTCCACCTTGGCTTCCACTGGCTCCTGTGGTTTTTCCATCTCCGGTATTGTTCCCAACTCTTCCATTAGATATCTCCTGCTGTGGGCACATTGCCTATCTCTACATCAAGCCGCTCGGGGGTGTTGTATTCGATATCCCCCACCTCACTCCGGGAAGTCAAGTCATACTCTTCCATGAGCTTCTTGGCATCGGTGGGAGCCTTTGCCGAGGCTACCTTTCCCGTCTTTTCCATACCGGGGAAGGATACCAAGGTTCCGCCCGTCAACCCGCAGTGCATATCTTGCCGGTAGACGCAATCGGCGCACTTGACCGCTCCGATGATGGCGTTGTTGACCGCAAGCTTCTGCTTAAGGAGTTTGCAGTCGATTTGAGAAAGGGCAATCTTGAGGCCCTTCGCCTTAAGAGAGGCGACGAATTCCTTGATTGCTCTCCCGGCGTGTACCGACCCTATCTTATTGATACCATGCTGGTAGATGGACTCAAGGGACTTTCCTTCCTTGTGCATCTTTTCAATGGTAGCGACAGTGAATGGAGCGGAGGCTGTCTTGTGCTGTTCTTCCCTCTCCACCCGTAGGCTCTCTATGGTCTTTGCCGAGGTCTTCTGAACCTGACGGTTGGCAAAGTGCTTGGGTTCTACCCGCATACCATCCCGGTTGGCAAGAGCGACCAAAGCCGCTTTCTTGGACCCGGCTGGCACGCCTGCGGTCAGCCGGTTGACAACCGTGGCAAGCTCCTTGGCATTTGCTACCACGGGTAGGTGGTAGAGGTTGCAAGTCTTGGCCTTAAAGAAAGCGCAGCCCTCGCACCCGGCTACCTTCTTCACGGAGGCGGCACGGGGCTTGATTCCTGCGGCTTTCCAAGCGTTGAACTGCCGGACGCAGTCGGCGGAGCTTACCGGTCGAGACCCCTGCTTGGGGATGGTGAACACCGGCTTGGAGCATTCCGGGCAGAGCGCTACGGCGTCCCGGAACTTCGGCTTGACTTCCTTGTTGCAGTGACGGCAGAAGTTCTTCTTTTCCGAGGCGATGACTTGGTTGTTCTTCTCGTAGGCCGGGCTTTCCATGTCCATCTGGGAGTTGGGGAGGAAACCCTCGGAGGAACCGGGTTCCATGTAGGCGAGGCCCAGAACCCCGGCGTTATTATTCAGATAGGACATCCCCATGTTGTCCTTTTTGTCCAGAAGCTCGATTTCAGCGACTTTCTGAACAAGGGCGGCAACCCGTGCGGGCGGCGTTCCTTGATTGAGGAGTTTCTTCACATAGGCAAGGATTTCGGCGTCAGACCGGTTACGGTTGGCGACCCCTTCCCGTCCATGCTCATCCTTGGAGGTTGCTTCACTGTGGGCCTTCTCGAAGTCCATGGTGATTTCATCGAATAGAGATTCATCGCTGCCCCGTTCATTCTTGTAGTCCTCGGCATGAGTGGCGAGCCGGGTCCTTCCCGTTTGTCCGGCACCCAGCCGGGGGAGGGCCGCTTCCTTCTCTGCCATACGGTTGAGGAGCGTGGCGGACTTAGAGTCGGACGGAAGTTCGGTATGCTTGGACTCCCCGGCGAGGTCGTCAAGGAAACTCTCATCAACGTACTGCTGGGTACGGTCCTGTTGCTCCTCGCCAGACTTTACGGCGTCCTTGAGACCGACCAAATCCCAGTCGGGTTTCCGGTCTGAGAGAAATTCGTCAATGATTGAACTATAAACCTTTTGTTGTGCCATCTTATACCGCCTCCACTCCCTTGTTTCCTCTTGGACTTAGTTTTCTCACTTCACGCATCCTAATAGCAAGAGATTCCCTTTGTTCATCGGACCACACTCTATGGGAATGAGCTTCAACCATCTTCTTTCTAGTTTCATTCGAGTGGTGTCTTCCTAACATTGGCGACCTTATTCCTTTCAACTTCCTTGTTTCAGCCCGTTTTTTCAAAGCATCTGTTGTGGGCTTTATACCTAAATGACTGAGTCTCAACCTCTCTCGTGTTTTCTCCGAAGCTTTACTCCCCAAACGTCCTTTTCTTTTTGCCATCTTTTCCCGGAAATCTGGTCGTTCCCAAATTTCTTTCATGATACGGCTTTGGTTAATTCCAAAAGATGGGTTATGTGGTCCCGTAAACCCCTCCCCTCCCCGGCAGATGTTATATCCATACTCGGGGTCTTGCGCCCGCAAAAACCGAATGAACTCCCGTTCGCACTCATCAAGCTCCTCACGGGTCTGGATATCCGAACGAAGGGCATGAATGGACCAGACTTGGGGGTCCGGGTGCTTGCGCATGGAAGCGAATAAATAAGAACCACCCTTTCCTTCATTGTGTTTTGCAGCGGACAACTTCCGTTGCAAGTAAGCCCTTAGATTCCTTCCTTTATGCTGACCGACATAGTACTTTCCAGTCTTATGATTAACAATCAAATAGATAAACATTTGAACTCTCCTTTAATAACACTGTGGAAAGTCCATTTTTACTTTACAAGGCTAAAAGGTTAAATCTCCCAATATTTCATCCATAAAACCAGCCGGATTGTCTTCCGGTGCAGCCGGGAGATGGTCACCGTTATCAACCTCATCTCCTACCAGCCGAACAATTTTGTTGCCCCGTATCTGCCAGAAGTCCTTGCTGCTTTCGCAGATGAACGTGTTCCCAGCACAGCGGGAAAGCCCGAGAGAGGCAGCTTTACGCAACAACTCCCTCGGGATTCCCGAGGAGGGTAGAAAGTTGAAAAGCCTTGATGTTTCTAGTCCAAAGGGCACTTGCATCCGCAGCTTACCCATGACACTCTCCTATTAGATGGGGTAGGTAGTTAAAATTTCGGTTTTTTACCCCAATTTCGAGGTATACTGTAAGTGGGAAGATGTTTTCCGGGCTGCTTGGCAGTCCGTGGAAAGGAGGGTGAAACTTTATGCGCCTCTGATGCGTCTAAGGAATTGCCGATTTTTCCATGATTTCTCTGGTATTATTATTAGCCGGGAGTGTCTTTATTCCCCGGTATCCACTATTAGCTTGGGAGGATTGAGTATGGAAATTACTCGCAAGGGTCCACCTATCATTAGGCTTGTTCCCGAGGAGTACCCGCCTGAAATCAATGAGTTGCTCTCGCTTCTAGCTCCCTTTTTGATGAAGCTTAAGCAGCAGCTTAAAGATGAAGTCAAGGCCGAGGTTCTCAACGAATTGACCGGTTTGGTTAAAACCCCCACACCGGCCATCATATCCGATTGGCATTTTGGACCCATTGTGGAGGAAGTTGTACCCACCCCACCTGTTGTTCTTCCGGGCATTGTGCCTATACAGATTCCCGAGGCAGCACCAGCCGTTCCGCCTGCCCCAACCCCGGAGCCGGTAATTGAAGTTACTCCTGAACCGGTGATAGAGGTTCCCCCTGAACCAGTGGTGGTCCCGGAGCCGGTGGAAGAAACCGTCCCCGAGCCGCCGCCTGCTCCATGGACTCAGCCGGGTGACCCACCGCCGCCACAACCACCGCCTGAGAAACCCAAGCGGGGTAGGAAACCCACGAAAGTCAAAGTGCCTAAGCCGCCCCGGAAGGGTGGTCGTCCGGCGACCTACAAGAGCGACACGGAGAGCGTTCATTACAAGTGCCGTAAGTTGTGGGCGCAGGCAAATCTTCTGCGCAAGAACAAGGGGCTTCCTCCTATTCCCAAAGCGGAGTTTGAAGCTACCTATTACCTCAAGCATCCTCCAGAGACGGGACAGGTTCCCAAGACGGAACCGGTCGCACCCGCTCCTCTGGAGGATGGCTAATTACCTTAAAACAAGAGACTTAGGGTAAAATCAAACAAGCTCCAATGAAGGTTGTTTTTGCTCCCACCGTACCTCCACCCGAGGGAGCGGTGGTAGCTACTCAAGACGGGTATACGGGGGACATCATTTACATTGCCAAAGACGGGCACTACATCGGGGATGATGGTTTCGTAGTTCCCAAGAACTTTGTGGAGTTCTACGAGCGGTTCCCGACCATGGTTCGCAATTGGGTCAAGAAGCGCCTGTCCACTCAGCCGAACAATGAAGTAGAGGATTGGACACAGGACCTTCTTATCCACCTACAATCTCTTCCTGACGAATCCAAGCACCGGGATGCGGGCAAGACAGACCTTGTGCAGGTGTTCGACCCCTTCCGTCAGTATGGAGCGAGCGAGCGCCGGTTCCGTCACTTCCTGAACGTGTGCCTCATGCGGAAGTTTCTCACAGTGGGAAGCAAATTCTTCCGCAACCCCTTGAGCCGTATGGATAACGTGTCTTTGTCGGCAGCGGAACAGGACGAATTCATCATGCAGTCGGGTGGTGTGGACGAGTACGTCTACAAGAATTCCACCGAGCTTTCCTTGGGCACTGATAAGGAAGCCAAATCGCAGGACGACCAAATGTTTACCGGGGAGTTCATTGACTTTGTTGTTGATAGGAACCCGGAGGTTGCCCCGCTTTTGACCGCCGTTCTTCGCTCCGGGGGCAGCTTTGCGGATACCCGGCGTTTTTGGTGTACCACCTGTGACTGGTTGGCGACCGAGAAAGAAGTCCAGTCCGGCTTGCATTCTGGTCACCAGCTTGGTATTGACCAGAAGGAGTTCAATCGGTTCCGGGGGCGTCTCAAAGAGCTTGCCGGACAGTTTGTGAGAGAGGAATAGGGGGCGTATGCGGCTCTGCGAAGGCTGTGAGCGAGGCAACCACTTCATGTGTGTGGGGCATTACTGCGAATGTGATGACGCAGAGTGCAACGCCATAATGACCGGGCACGTGGTATGCCCGCCTTGTAAAGAAGGCAAGCACATTGATTGCCTTGGGCATAATTGCCATTGCCAGCATTTCAGGTGGAGAGTCTTTACTTGTGCGGAGTGTCAGGCTTACGGGAAAGGTGGAGAAAATGAATTGAATATTCATTGACCTTGACGGTGTCGTGGTGGACTTCGACCGCTACAAGCGGGAACACGGCAAGCCGGGTGAGTGGATTAAGATGCAGCCGGGGGCGTACCTCGCTATGGAGGAAATCCCCGGAGCCGTCGCCGCTATCCGACATCTTGCCAAGATGGGATACGAACCCATCATCGCTACCAAGCCGCCTACGGGCGTGTCGCACGCCTACGCTGAGAAGGCGCAGTGGGTGTTGAACCACATGCCTGAGATGCAGCGTCACATCATCCTGACGCATGACAAGGGCCTGCTCGGCGACCATGGGGACTTCCTGATTGATGACCGGCCTCACAAGGCGAACTGCACCACCTTCAAAGGCAAGTTGCTCATCTTCTGCGAGAACTTTGAGTGGGACCAAATCATTGATTACTTCATTGCCATCCTGATGGCGGAAGCCAAACGGGGTAAGGACTAATTTTGAAAACCCACATCCTCGTAGTGTTAGATATCCATGTCGGTTCTCCTGTAAGCCGGGCGAGAGAACTCATAGAACTTCTGGATAAGGTGGAGTTCGACACCTTGTTGATAGATGGCGACCTGTTTAATGACCTCGCTTTCACCCGGTTGACAAAGGAGGATTGGAAACTCCTATCCTATCTTCGTAAGCTAACCAAGCACGCCAAGGTCATATGGGTGAAAGGAAACCACGATGACCCTGTAGCAGAGGTTGTAGCCCACTTGCTCGGCATAGAGCTTGTGCAGGAGTATGAATGGGAGGAAGGCGAGGAGAGATACCACGCCGAGCATGGCGACCGCTTTGACCACTTCATCAACAAGTATAAGACTGTCACTAACGTGGCGTGCGCTATCTACTTCACGTTGCAGATGATGGATAAGAAGACTCATCGGTTCAGCCGGTTCGTCAAGAAGGTTAGCAAGAAATGGCTCCGCCTGTCTACGGAGGTTGCCACGAAGGCTCTGGCCTACGGGGAGATGAGGGGACGGCACATCATCTGCGGTCATACCCACCGGATAAGTAAGAAAAAGGGGCAGGTCATGTATTACAACTCCGGGTGTTGGATGGACATCCCCAGTACTTTTCTTACTGTTGATAAGCACGGTGTGCGGATGTACAACGTGGACAAGGATGGGGGGATTGAGGAGGAGAAGTGAGTAGGCGACCAGTGTGCCATTATTGTAAGAAACCCCTCAGCGGAAATATTAAGACTAAGATACACCGAAGGGGGAAGAAACAAAAGTTGTAACCTAAAAATGAACTATAAACCCCCTTTGTATGGGGGTTCTATGTTACTACGAGAAAATGCTATCCGAGTTGAAAGTATCTTAAAACAGGGGAATTCACATGGAATAAAGAAGCTTGTTAAAAGACTACGATATATATTCCCCTGTGTGTTAGGCTGTGGAAAAGAAATTTCAGTATATCCCCAAAAACTAAAAACCCACACAGGTAGGTGTCGTCTGTGCGCAGGCAGAAACCGTAAGGACCGAGTGTTCTGTCATTGTGGGCTTAGGGCAGTGGGCCGAGGACTGTGTCAACAGCATTACTATGAGAAATACAAGGAAGAGCTATCGGCTATCGGCAAAAAGTGGCTTCGCAGTCTTAAGGGACGTTGGAGCAACTTGAAGAGAGCAATAAAGTGTAGTGGGGTTCCTTCAGACATAGACCTGCCCGCATATTCTAACCTCATTAAAAACCCTTGTTGGTATTGTGGTGGGTTGCTAAATGAATCTGGACACGGGTTAGACAAGAAAATTCCTAAAAGCGGGTATACTCTACAAAACGTTGTACCTTGTTGTGTGATTTGCAATAGAATAAAAAACAAGTACCTTACCCACGAAGAAATGAAAGTAGCAATGAAGGCGGTGATAGAATACAGGAGTAAAATGAGTGTAAATAACTATTCGTTTCAAAATTAGAGACGAATATGGGCCTAAGCTTTACAGCCAGCTTTCTCATCACATCCCGCCCTTCGGATGCCAAAATCGACCTCCTCACGAGGCAGATGCAGCTTTCCAAGGAACAGGTGGAAATGTGCATCGCCGCCGACCCCAGCCCCAATCAAACGGATTTTGTGACTTGGCTTGCCCGGATGGTGAAGGGTGGTCTCATCCGTCTCCCCGAGGACGCCGAGGGTATCAAGGAGAACCTCTCCCGTTTTCAGACGCAGAAGCGCCAGCCGGGCTTTGGCGGCAACAAGGACATCAACAGTTATAAGACCCCCGGAGACCTTGCCCGGACCCTCGAAGCGAATGCCATGACGGTCATTCGCTCCAAGAATTTTGACACCTTCAAGAACTTGCCGGGACAGCAAATCATCGTTCAAAAGGGTGACTTCGTTATCTTCAAGGTGACCAATCCCGAGGCGCTCCGCATTCTCTCCGACTCAACGGAATGGTGTACCCGCCATGGTGCCGCCAGCAGCTACCTCAGAACCGGACCCAGCTATGTGATTTTCTACCGAGGACTTCCCTTCGCTCAGCTTCACCCCTCCAGCAATCAGTACAAGGACCGCAGGGATGAGTCTCTCATCGTGCAATATCATCAGCCGAGTACGAGCAAGCGTTACAAGGGTTGGGGGCACTACGAGGACGTTCCGGGACCCCTCATTGGTACCGCCATCACCCATCCGGTAGCTCGGGAAGCAGCGGACTACATCGCTGCTGTGGACCCGCAGGTGGATGCGTGGATGAAGAAGCAGAGCCTTAGTGACCCAGTGATACTGGGTCAACAGCTTCTCACCAGTAATGACCACTGGATAGATGGTCATATACTGACCGGCACCCCGCTCACCCCAGAGGAGATGGAGTATCTTAAAATCCAGTGGCCTTCGGTGGGAATCCCCAAGCTTAAGAGGTATGCAGACAAGTTCTATCCGAGGCAGCGGTGGGAGTTGTTCGAGTATGTTCTGCTTAAGAACCTTGGCAAGTACATTGGAACGGCTGTAGAATATGTCAATGACCATATCCGTGGTCGCTGGCCTGCCATTGAACCCACCCTCCTGCGCCGGGCGGCGATAGACAACGACAACGCCACACGGGCACTGAATTATGCTGCCACGGTCATCAAAGGACGTTGGACAGCGTTGGAGCACAAGTTCTGGACTACCGCTGGCAATGAGACCATGGGTAAACTGGCTGTTCAGTATGCCTTGAAGATTATCAAAAAGCCGTGGCGGGAAATATCCACGCAACGGTCTTTCGAGTTCGGCGGTATGCCCCGGCCTGAAATGCTCATGTGCAAGTATGCTCCCAAGGAAGCCATGGAGTATGCCAAGGCGTTTCACATTGAATCGTGGGACGAGTTGGGAGAAATTCTGCTTGCTGACCACAACTATACCACCTACTTTGACTATTTGAATAACATGAAAGGGGGAGCGAGAGACCCCCGGTTGGAAGCCATGCTCACCCAACCCAAGTTAGTTTTCTACAATGTTCAAGAGCCTATGGATAAGCGGGACCGGAGGCAGTGGATGCGTGATAATCCCGGAAATCCTGTGGTCCCCGCCACGAAATCGACCACGAAATATGTCAATAAAGATGCCGTGAGGGCCGACTACGCTGAGCAGATTATCAAGGGTCGCTGGCCTGAGTTGGAGGAGCGATACCTCAACGAGATGAGGGATAAAAAGAATGAACTCATCCCGGATGATTTTGAGCGTCTGGAGCGTAACTCATACCACGATGACAAGTTCCCCGGTGCCATGGGGGGATATATCAAAGATGTCATCAAGGGCCGCTGGCCTGAGTTGGAGGCGGTTCTTCTTCAAAGATACAAGGATTATCCCGACATGTGGCAGAGCAACCAAGCTTTGGTTGCCGGGTATCTCAATCTGCTTAAGCCCGAAAAGCACACCTATGAGGTTCCCAACTGGAATAAGCCCATGGAGCCGGTTGTGGGGGTATGGCCGGATGGTGAAGACATCCTGAAACAGCGTAGCCAACCTTATGAGGATAAGCTGGAACGGATTGCCGAGGCTGAGTATCGACAGGAGACCACTTACCCCGAACCTGACCGGGATGACCCCTTGTGGTATCCGGCGCACGAGATTGCCGAGTATGTACGCTGGCTTCGTCAAAATGGTGAGGACTGGCCCGAAGGCGTTATCCTGTTGAATAAATTGGAAGATTTCCGTGATGCCAAGCGCCGGGAGGCGAAGGCACAAGGGAAGTACTACACCTCCCTGACCAATCGAGTGGCCTCCAACGACTTGCTCAACCCCAAGAGAATCCTACCGCTTGAAAAAAATCCCTAAATTCCTCTCTTCTCGTGGTATACTATAATTGAGGAGAACATGTCTATGGCTTTTACCAAAGCGCAGGCTGTATCGCCTATCACATTGGAAGACCTAAAGCTGGAACCTTCCAGCAAACCCCTCGCCCTAATTTTTTCAGGAAAGTTCAACTACAAGGGCTACGGCAGACAAATCGCTGCCTGTCATCTGGACGCCTATGTAGGCCCCGACCGCAAAGTCTTTATCGCCACGGAGATTGACACCAACCCCGGTTGTTCCATCACCAATGGAATTGAAATGGTCGCTGATGCCGTCGAAGAGCAGTTTAGCCTTGGGCACGTATTCGGCCCCACGTCCGACCGCACCAACATCCTTGTGGAACACTATGATAACCGGAGCTATTCCAGCCATCCCGACCGGGATGACTACTCCATCATGGAATTCAAAGGCGAAAAAGGCAGTTACAAGTACTACAGCGACCCCGGCTGGTGGGGCGTTGAGAAATCCGAAATTGAGCGCCTGATTGGAGGGCGATTATAAATTTATAAAAAGTTCCACCCATCTAAGGGGTAGCTAGTCCAATTTCCAACTATGTATATCCTTTATAGGAGGTTATATGAAAAGAGTTGGAGATTTGACAAACAGGAGGTTGGGGCATTTAGTTGCATTAAGAAGAGATGAATTTATACCCCGAAAGTGGGTATGCAAATGTGATTGCGGCAAAGAATGCTGCGTTGAGGGAAGAAAGCTAAACTCCGGGGTCAGGAGTAGCTGTGGTTGTAGGGGGTTTGAAAACATTGTCGGTAAACGATTCGGATACCTTACCGTCCTTGGATTAAAGGAGATACACAATCAAAAAACTTTCTTTGAATGTCTTTGTGATTGTGGAAAAATAACCGTTGTCGGTAGATGCAAGTTGTTGGACAGTCACACAAGGAGTTGCGGGTGCTTGTACACGCAAACCCGAGAGAGCGAGCGTAAAGCCTTTGGTGCATCCGCTGCCAGAAAAACTGTAAGACAGTATGAACGTAACGCCGTGGCGAGAAACCTTGTTTTTGGTCTTACTAATGAGGAAGCGATTGATATCCTTAAAAAAGACTGTTGGTACTGTGGGTCTCCACCACAGCGGGAAGTGCGGCTCGCAACGGGATACGGATACTTTATGTGCAATGGAATCGACCGCTTAAACAACGACCTCGGATATTTAAAAGATAATATCGTTCCCGCTTGTAAGAAATGTAATGAGAGGAAGAAAGCGGATTCCGTTGATGAGTTTCTGCATTGGGTGGAGCGCATAGCGAAATACAGATTGGGGTTAAAATAATGAATATCCTATACTATCCCACAGAGATTTTACTCCAAAGGTCTGAGACGGTTACGGAATTTGGCGAATTTTTAGTAAAACTGTGCAATGAAATGATAGAAATAATGTTATCTTACAACGGTTTGGGTTTAGCTGCTCCCCAAGTGGGTGTTAGTCGAAGAGTCTTTATCATGAAACTTGCGGACGGTAAAAAAATAATTGCTGTCAACCCAAAAATTACGCCTAAAGGTGAGTATAAGATTATTGAGGAGGGTTGCTTGTCCTTCCCAAATTTTTACGGACCTGTTTCTCGACGGGATGAATGTACAATTATCTATCAAGAGCCAATGAGCGGGAAAGAAACGACTTTGGAACTCACGGGTTTAGACGCTCATTGCGCTCAACACGAAGAGGACCACATCAACGGAATTCTTTTTATTCAGAGGATGCCGAAGCATTATCGCAAAAAGCTTTTGAAGGAATGGAGCAAAAAGCATTAAGTTGCCCGGCCCCTGCCGGTTTGTAGGACTCGCATCGCCACGGGTCTGACGTTACGGTGGGGAAACAGGGACGGCTCTTTTAGGAAAGCCAGAAGCCTCATAACCTTCCGGCATCCGTTCGACTCGGATGGAGCCGCCGACCATGGGCGCAGAGTTTTCGGCGGGTAGCTCAGTTGGAGTTCTTAGACTGGAGGGCGATAGGCCATCGTTGCCAGTCTGAGACTTATTCGAGGCCGGGGAGGCTAGTGACCATAGCCTTTTCGGAATCGGGTAGAGAGCACCCTCATTCACATGAGGGCGGAGTGAGATTTCCAATCTCCGTATCAAAGGGCTGGTAACCCTAAGCCCGCCCAAATTTCAAGGAGGCTGTATGGCATCGAAGCGTAATCCCCATCTATCAAGGTTGAGCACCGAGGAGTTGGAAGCCGAACTTGAAGCTCGGGAAGCGGAGGGAAATGCGCCTCCCCCGCTGCTTGAGAAACCCGACTGGAACAATCTGAAAGCTTTCGTGGTGAGCCAGATTGAGGAAATCTCCAAGCCAGACGGCTATGCCAAGGACTTCGAGCACTATGTGTTCGAGCAAGTCATGAGTACCCTTTATGGCAAGGGATTTTGGGCTTGGTACAATGAAGGACCCTGCGAGCGTGCCGGTGGTTAAGGACAACCATGACCCCGTTTGGAAAGGTGTTCCAAATCCGTTGGAAGGAGGCACTCGGCAGACCCGAGTGCCCCTACCTTTATCGGTGGACGCTTATCATCTTCGGGTTCTCCATCCGGCTCCATCACTGGCTCCGGTCAGATGACCGGCGTTTTTTCCACGACCATGCCAGCAATTTCGTATCTATTATTCTCAAAGGTCATTACAAGAATGTGACCCCGGATGGGACCTTCGAGGTTAAGGCCGGGTCTATCTGGAAATCGGACGCCTTGCGCCGTCACTACTTGGACATTCCCAAAGGCGGGGCTTGGACTTTGCTCTTCTGTGGTCGGCCCTACCATAAGTGGGGATTCTACGTGAAGGGGCACAAGTGGCGTCCTTTACGCTATTTCAGCAAGTTTGGAATCATTCAAGACGAGAATTACCAGTAGGAGACGTATGGGAAAGAAAATTCAGATGTTAAGCCCGGTGGTCTGCTTGCATTGCGGAGCGGTCTACGACCTGTGTGCCACGGAACCAATCGCCCGCCACGCCGACTGTGACGTATTCAAAACACCATGCTGCCATCGGACCGCCGACACCCACAAGTGGAAGGGTCTGCCAGATTACCAGGACCTGCGGCAGGATGATTTCATGCCCATGGATATCATGGGGAACATGCGTCATATGCGCATCATCGACCCGGAGGAAACTCGGGCGGCTATCAGGGCCAAGGAGGTTGTATGAGCACTGGAACACTGACTTGCACCGTGGGATGTAACAGCGTCCAAATCAACAAACGGGGCGATGACTGCTTTGGAGCGCCCAACACCATTTACGCCCGAGTCATCAGCCGGGACGGCAACAATGTCTACCTTGAAGAGGCGGATGTTGCTAAGATTCTTGAACTTATGGGGGTTTTGAAGGACGTTATCTCCCATGGCCTGACCAGCACCCCCAAGGACAAAAAGGCGTGGGCAAAGAAACGCAGCACATTTTCCTCCACTGCCGCCTGACTTCGTGGTATACTGTTACTGAGGAGACCTATGGAACTCGAAAAGACATCGCACAGTGAACAGTACATGGATTACTCCGGGGGTAAGGAAAATGCCCCCACGCTGACCGTTATGGTCGGCCCGGCTGGCTCAGGAAAGTCCACCCATGCCCGCAGTCTTGTCAACTGGGCAGCGGGAGCGACCGTCCGGGTAAACCGGGACACCATCCGTGCCATGCTCTACTGTGATTCCCCGTGGAACCACTCGAAGGAAGATGTGGTCCGCAAGTATGAGGAAGAGGGCATCCGTATGTTCCTCGCCATGGGACTCAACGTCATCGTGGATGACACCAACTGCGTGTCCCGCACCCGGCAAAAGCTGGAAGAGATTGCCCGTGGCGCTCGGGTAAAGTTCTGCCTGCATGTCATGAACGTGGACAAGGAAGAGTGTAAGCGGCGGAACGCCCTACGCACCGGCAAAGAATGCGTGCCCGAGGAAGCCATCGACCAACAGTTCAAGCGGCTGCGGGAAACAACCGTCCGCCCGGCTGGCTACGGTCTGGATGAAACCAACCGGGCGGTAGACGACTGGAACGAGCTTAACGCCGTCATCGCCGGGGGCAGGGACTTTCACGAGCGCCTGCCGGGCGCACCGTGGGTGTTCTGCGACGTGGACGGCAGCCTTGCCGAGAACGAGGGCGAGCGGAACCAGTTCGACGAGACGAAGGTCCTGCTGGACTCCTGCCGGGAGGGCGTGGCGAAGTGGGTCCGGGGACTGTACAGCACCCACAATATCGGAATTCTCAGTGGAAGACACGACTCCTGCTCGACAGACACTTGTTCTTGGCTGAGTTGTTATCGGGTGCCATTCGACCTCCTCTTGATGCGCCCGGCTACCAACTTTGACCACGATTATATCGTCAAGCGACGGATTATGGAGACGATACTCCGGGTCATTCCGAAGGAACGAATAGCTTTTTTGATTGATGACAGATGGCAAGTAATCCGTATGTGGAAGGACATGGGGTTCAAGGTTTACCCTGTGGGCGGAACCACGGACCACTCTGCTACTTGCCAGTTCAAGCCGGAAAAGAAAGGTTGGAGGCATTGCCCCCGATGCGGAGCCTACGAAGATTTTTGACGACTGAACTATTGGATGCCTATATTGGGGGGTGCTCCAATAGAGCATTCATAGACTATGTGGAAACTGAACTGCCCACGCTGTGGGAAGGAAAGGGAATACAAGCGGTATAGCTCCTATTGGCAAGCGATTAAAGACGGCTCAATATGCCAAACTTGTTCAGGAATCAAGAGCCGTGCTTTGACGCCAGAACAAGAAGAACAAGCAGTAAGCCTCAACAAAGACGGGGTGTCTAATCGTAAGATTGCTCTGCAATTTGGCGTATCGAGAAACACGGTCAGAGAAACACTGAGTAAGCACGGACTAAGGTCAAGCTCCCGTATCAGGCATAGGCTGGATATCATAGATGCCGAACGGGCGAGATGTTGGAAGTGTAAAGAAGTGAAGCCTGTCGGTGATTTCAAGTTGGTTGCTCGACCGGGAAATGACCCATACAGGGAGTCGGTGTGCCGTGGATGCCGAGAAAAAGAAAGCACTCTCAGAATGGCCTCTGATTTTCGTAAATACCTGAAAGCAAGATGGGGCAGGCTTAGAAAAAGTTCTGAGAAAAACAAGGTGCTTTTCAGCATCAACCCAGAGGACCTATATCGACAGTATGAAGAACAGGATGGTAGGTGTTTCTATACCGACTATCCACTCAGTTTGGAGCCTAATGCAGCTTTAACCCTTTCGGTTGACAGGGTAGTCCCGGAAGGGGGGTATGTCAAAGGAAATGTCGTGCTCTGTGGTAAACGGGTGAACACCATAAAAAATGATGTAACCTTGGAGGAAATGATGACTTGGATGCCCGATTGGTATGCTCGGGCGGAAAAGTTCAAGAGGGTCTTATGAGCATCTGTGGCAAGCCAATGCCGAAAGCGAGGAATGGAGCCGACCGGGGAATCTGCACTAGACCACATAATCATGGTCCCAAAGGTGGTTGTCACGGCAACGGCACTTGTTTCGGATGCGGTATTAAACTGACATCTTTAACATCTAGTTTTTCTGTTGCTAACCGTGGACAAGGAGAGTGTAAAGTTTGTAAAAAAGAACGGTGCAGGAAGGACCGTGGTAGCCAACCACTTAATGTCCAGAATCCCGGAGAATTTCACGCTTTTCCGTGTGGGTGCAGTGGAGTTCTCCCTGTAGAAGGTTCAAACAAGTTTTCTATGGCAGGAACTCATCGAGGGAAAAGACAATATGTTTGTCGTGTGTCTTTCATTATCAAGGGTTCTAATGACAGAGCAAAAAAGGGGAGATACCAACCCATTTTTCAAGATACCCCTCATACGGTAATTCGTAAATTGATGGAGGAGCCTAACTGCGAATGTTGTGGAGAAACACTGTCATGGAAAGTGTTAGCACGTGGAAAAACTCCCCACCTTCATCATGACCATAAAACAGGCGAAATCTATGGATTCGCCCACCCAAAATGTAACCCTTTAGCAATGGAGAAAGAAATAGAACGACTGAAAGCCTTGCTTAAAGCACAAGAGATGGATTTATGAAGCTTGAAAATCTGCTAAACATTGACGAACTGAACAAGCAAATCAGGGAGGGTTTTATCAATGAGCGCCGTCACCCCGCACTGCCCCTGCGAATCCTGAATTACTCGAATCGTTGTACTTTCGAGAATCACTGGTCTCTTGAAGCTTGTATCTGCCGTGGTCTGATTGTGGATGACGCCGGGGTGATTGTATCCAGACCCCCATCAAAATTTTTCAACCTCAACCAAAGAGGACCCCACATTTTCCGCAACAATCAGGGGGAGTTGGAAGTTCAAGACGAGACGTTCACCCCAGAGTTCCTCCTCGGGCAGGCGAAGATGTGGAGGTCTCCTATAACCATCACCCGCAAGCTGGATGGGTGGGCGGGAATCTCGTGGCACTACGAGGGCATCTACGGGGTCGCCAGCCGGGGTTCCTTTGACTCGCCGGGGGCGCAGTATGCCACGGAGAAGGTGCAGAAGTTCGTCAAGTATAGGGCGTTCGCTGATTTCCTTCCCGAGGATACCACTCTGTTCTTTGAGATTATCTCCAAGATTACCAAGGTGGTTGTCCCCTACAACTTCGAGGGGCTGGTGCTTATTGCTGCCATTGCCAACGAGACCGGGGAGGAATTGGAATACCCCGAGCTTGAGGCTTTCCACAAGCAGCTAAACAGCTATGCCAAGGACCGGGACTGGTGCCGGTTGGTGCCGAAGTTCGACATGTCGGTGGAAGAGTGCATGGCGGACAAGGACATGACGGAGGAGGGCTATGTTGCTGCCGTCTACCGGCCTCACTTCCCGCCTGTCCGGGCGAAGGTGAAGCTCGCCGAGTACTGTAGAATCCACAGGATTGTCACGGGAGTCACACCCCAGAAAATCTGGCAAGAAATGCACAATCCCATGTCTCCCTGGCTTGACCATAACAGCAAGCTGAACCATAATACAGGTGAAGTCCTCTACGATTTGTCTGTTCCAAGGGACTTTGCCAAATGGGTCAAAGGTTGGCAGATGGGATTGTACAAGGCGTTCCACGATAAGCTTTTGCAAGCCCTGAAAGCACAGAAGGCTTACAACGAGTTAGAGCGTGGCATCTACCCTGAGCACCGAAACAGGCTGCACTACTTGCATGGGTGTTTTCCCGTTGATATTGTCAATGCTGCCATCAAGCTAGAGAACGGCAACATTGTTGGAGCCTATGAGATTTTATGGAAGATGGTTCGTCCCTATGGTCGGGAGGAAACATACTATTTCGATGGCAAGGGAGAATGAATATCAAAAAATGAACTACCCAGTGCTTAGATAAATGCAAATTCACTAGGTGGGTTCATAAATGCCGACTAAGACTAATGATAGTATAATCGCACAAATCCTGAGTCTGCACCAGCAAGGGCTGAAGGACAAGGAGATTGCCGATAAGCTCGGAACGAGCAAGACCAACGTCCAGCATTATCTGGAGGGCAGGAGGGTCGTCCATAGGCGCAAGAAGGGTGACAAAACCCCCATAACCGATGATATACGGAGACAGATTATCCAGTTGCATGCTGGGGGCCTGAATGATTGGGAGATTGCCAGCGAACTTGATATAGGAAAGAGCACAGTCTCCTCATTTTTGCTTGGGAAGCGGGTCATCAACCATAAGCCAAGAAGGCAATACACGGGGGATGGTCACATCATCTGTTCTATATGCAAGCACTCCAAGTCCTCTGATGAGTTCGGCTCTCCAAGGTCAAACGGAAGGACGATATCCGAGTCATCGTTCTGCAAGGAGTGCCAGAGAGATAAGACCTTCAAGCGGCTATCCGACCCGTTAACCTATCTCCGCAAGCGGGTGAACGACTTGGCGGCAAGGTCCCGGAAACTCGGGGTCATTTTCAGACTGACGGTAGAAGACGCTTGGAGGATATATACTGAACAAAGGGGTAAGTGCTTTTACACAGGCGAACAGATGGCGCTTGCCCCCCGTTCAAAGGTGGCGGGCTTAAGAACATCATTGTCCTTTGACAAGGTAGTTCCAGAGCGGGGGTATGAGGAGAGCAATGTAGTCCTGTGTACCTACAAGGCAAACGCCGTCAAGCAGGACTTGACCTTGGACGAGATACGTGATTGGCTTCCGGGATGGTATCAAAAGTTGAAGGCATGTAGCCGTCTCGGCATAGGAAACATAATGTGCGCTCTTTGACCTCAGACAGCGGCGGCGGTCGCCGCCAGCACGGCAATAGGGATGACTTGGTGGAGATATTGGCGCTACCGAGCCTTTCAGACTTGGAGATGGGTATGTTCAAGGTGGGAGACAAAGCGGAAACCACAACCGGTCTCTCCGGGACGCTGACTGATTACGATGTGATATTTGGGAGATTTTTTCTCAGGTGTCCCGATGGATTCGGGTTGTGGGTACACCCCGAGAACCTCAAGTTACCGCTCGGGAACAAATGCCCTGTAAACGAGACAAATGAGACAGATGTTCCCGTTCGGGAACGGAGCAACATATGAAACAGAGCCGATTCTATATCCACTATATTCTGACTGACAAGGGGGAGGAATCCATCGAGTTTTCCGACAAGCTTTGTAAGCTACTCCGGGAGCGCTTTCCTGCGGACACGTTCTTCCAGAAATTCACCCCGGAAGTCATGAATCCCAACCTCCCCGGTACGCCCGGTATGGACCGCACTACCCTGACGTGGAAGCCGGTGGAGAATTCTAAGGTTCTGCTCATTGGCATTGGTGTCGGCGGCTTGTTCGGTTACCGATTGCAGCTTGAGAAAGAGTTTGAAGGTGTATCCCTCATCGCCGTCTGTCCGCCGCCCGGCCTCAGCCTTGCCCCCGCAGGAGGTCCAAGAGCGGTGCTGTACGGCTCCAAGGAAGGCGTGTACTCCCTTCCCATTGAGAAGTACCATGTGCCGCACACGCAGACCTTTGGCATCCCGTCCCTCCAGCATGGTCCCCAACTGGCGTTCTATGCCATCGCCTACTTGGTGGACAAGTACATGCAAGAAGAGGACTTACTGCCGGAAATGAGAAAGTTATGATACAGGGACCACCGCCGACAAAACGGGAACCTGAGTGGCGTCCAATACCGGATTACGGGGACGTATACACCATTGAGGATTTTTATCGCAACATTGCCCCCGTGGTGGGAAGCGACGGTATAGGATACTACGCCCGGCCTCCCTTGATGTCAGACGAGCGCATCAACCCCTGCGTGTGGGACCACAACTTTGACGAGCTTTACACCCACATAATCTGGTTTAATTGTTAAAAACAACTTCCTAATACTATTATGGGGGAGGTTGTTATGTTCATTTATCTAATCGTCAATAGTATAACAGGAAAATACTATGTTGGGCAGCACAAGGGAAATAACTTAACAAAGTATCTACAGCAAAAATTCAATCATGCCCAGACGGGAATCTCCACCCGTTCCCACCTCTATAATTCAATGAGAGCACACCCTGACCCTAAAGTCTGGTCTATTCATGCTCTCCGGTCGGATATCCAGACAAGAAAAGAACTTAATGAAATTGAACAAGATTTTATTAAGTTTCTAAAGTCTCAAGACTCAGAGTATGGCTATAACATCTGCCGAGAAGGGGAAGGATTTACGGGGCCTGTATCTCAAGAAAGTCGCCAAAGAATGTCCCAAGCTCAGAAAAAAAGATGGTCTGACAATAAACTTCGTGCCGAGAAAAGTGAAACCAGTAGAGAGGTGTGGGCTAAAAATCCAACCCTTCGTGCTAAAGTCACTAAAGCCGTAATTAAAACATGGGCTAACTCGGAACTTCGTACCCTTCGTTCAGAAATTAGCAAAAAACTGTGGGATAATTCCGACTTTAGAAAAATGGTTAAAGAAAGCAGAAAGAGGGGTAAAAAATGGAAGTTAACTCCTCAAGGACTTGAAAAAATAAAAAGGTATCATATGGGTATAAAGCTAACCGATGAATCACGAAAGAAAATAAGTGGGGGAATAAGAAGAGCTTGGATAGATGGTAAGTATAACAAGAGAGTAACTAAACACATAACAAAAACGTAGAACATTAAGGATAACTGTAGATTTTTGGTTTTTCACTAAAATGATGGAGTTTCGTGGTATACTGTAGGTATGGAGACTATTCCACAGGTTATCGCTTCCGAGCTTTCCTACCGCCGCCAGTACTATGACGCCGGGCCGACTTCCGGGATGAAGTGTCGATTCTGTTCTCAACCCATCCAATTTGTCTTTCTGCTTAAGGACCCGTGGGGCGGAACCCTGCCCATCGGCGAATGTTGTTTCCTCAAGCTCAAAGAGGTCAATCCTGCGGTCTACACCGGTCTGGTAGCCAGCTTGATTATGTTGCAGGGAGCGGCTAAGGACCAGCAATCAGACATCGACCAACAGGCTGAGGCAGGACTGGTCATTACTCACCGGGACGCCTACAAGATGCTCCTCCGAAGCGGACGTGCCCGCATCACAGCATACCGGGTAGCCTCCGGGGAGAAGGAGTGGTTGCCAAAGTCTCTTTTTGAGTTGCGGAAAGAGATGCGAATAGCCCCCACCACCAATGCCCGCAAGACTAATAAGTCCCTTATCCGCTGGTATCAACGCCGGATTGGCGTCCTGCAAGAAAAGCTCTCCCAACCCCAACAGTAAAGTTTGCCCTATCAGTATCTTTTATAGACGGACTGGAGGCGGCAAGTGGTAAACAAGCTCTATCTCAGGGCAAACGGCATTGACATATCTAAGGCCCGAGTGCGGAACAAACTGGTCAATGGCTCCCCCTTTGGCGGCAGTGAAGTGGTTATCGAAGTACCTCCCATGGAGCATATGCCCGGCTTGGGGGAGATAACTTTGGAAGATGCTAGAATTCCCGGACTTCCTGATTTTAAGTTAGAGGTAAAGCAAGGGAACGGCGATTGGAGAACCGTAAGTATTCCTGAACTTAAAGCGATTTTGGCTGGAAAACCAAATGGCTAAGAAGAAGAGACAACCCGAGCTAGACGAGCTTCTTTTCCAAGACGAAACCCCTCCCGAGGAGGAGAGGGACGACCTTCTCTTTGACGACCCGGAGGAGGAATCCCAAGAGTCTGACGAAGAGGAAGAGGAAGAACTTATCCCCGAGCTTGAAATTGGAGAAAACGGACACATCCGTCCGCACCACAAGCGGGGTCGCCGGGAAGATGACGAAGAAGAGGACTCGCCGGTAGTACTGGACTGGGATGAACTGTAATTAAAAGTAAGCAAACCACAGTATTAACCGTTAATGAGCGAATCCATTTGTCCTCTTATAACCCAATACACTAACGAATTGGGAATAGACCCGCAAGTGCTTGAAAGACTGTATCTTATCCGAAAGTGGGACATTGACCCCAACCACCCAGAAATCACTCCCATACCATTCAAATGGCCGTCTCTTCTAAGGACCAAAGTACTCAACTTTGATACCGGGCAAGAGGAGGAGCCCCTTAATATCAGGGAATATCAGAAGGTTCAAATTCATCATCTATCACGGATGAACCGCTTTATAAATGGAGATAATGTCGGACTTGGAAAGACCATTGATGCCATCGCTGCCTGTTGTTGGCTAAAGGATAGATTACCAGACATAAAGACCGTAGTAATTACGACTAGGAGTACTACCCACCAGTGGTTCGATGAATTATCTCGATTCAGCAACCTACGTCCTTTTGTGATGCGGGATATTTATCGAGGGAAGAAATCCTCCGAATCCAGGTATCAGCAACTTCGTGATTTCTTGATGGGAAATAAGAAGGATGTACTTATATGCAAATACTCTTCTATGATAGGGGTAAGGAAGAGAGTAGAGGGACGGTTTGATGAAGATGGAAATCCCGTAAATAATGGAAAAGAGAGGATTTCGCAAGAGATAAAGACATTTTCAGAGATTCTCAAAGAGTACAAAGACAAGACTATTCTGATATTTGACGAATGCCATAGATTCAAAAGTCGGGGCACCCAGACCCGTGCCTTAGTTATGGCTTTAGCCAAGCAGGGGCGGTGGGTGTGGGGGCTTACCGGAACTGTTATGAAGAACTCTCTCGATGAGTTTTATAATGTGGCTTCAGCAATCGGAATCAAGCCATTTGGGAGCTTATGGGACTTTGATGAGGAATTTTGTCTATTCCGAAAGCAGTATATTGGAAGAGGCCGTCATATCCGGGTTCTTGCTGGGTATAAGAATGTAGAGAAATTTAAGCAGGGTATTCGTCCCTTTTACTTAGGTAGGAGTCAGAGGCAAGTCAAGGAGCCGCTTCCACGTCTAGTCACCATCTACCATCCGGTGGAACTGGACGAAAGACAGAAAAAGCTTTTGCTGGAGGATATACCTTCAGGTAAATTCCAACTTCCTCCATCCTTGGTTAAAGTAGCGGGGGAAGTCTATGAGCAGGAGAGGGACCCTGATAACCAAATGACTCAGCTTTCAGTTCAGCAATTGGTTGCAAATCATTGGGCATTGCTTGACCCGTCAAATGAGAAGGACTTTCATATAAAAACATTAAGCCCCAAAGAAGAGTCGTTGCTTGACCTTCTGGATGGTGATTTGTTGGGGGAAAAAGTTATTGTTTTCACTAAATACCGAACCTTTATAGACCGGCTTGACTGGCTGACGAAAAATGGGCACTTTACTAGCCGCAAGTTTCTCAGAATTACAGGACGGGAAAATGAGAAGCAAAGAAATGAAAGTAAGCGGTTGTTTCAATCTCCTGATTCCGGCTACGACCTAATCGTTATAAACTCCGCTGGATTCGAGGGTATTAACCTTCAGCAAGCTCCCAATATGGTATGTCTTGATGTCCCCTGGTCGTTTGGAGACATGCTCCAACTAGTTGGTAGGATGGTAAGGATGGCGTCTCCACACACAGTGTGTACTCTACACATTCTTCCGGCAAGGGGAACAGTGGATGAATATGCCATAGATACGCTTAAGAACAAGAGGGGGGTCTTTGCAAAGATTCTGGGGGGGTCTTATACAACAGGCTTGTTAGATAATGAGGAGTGCCTTGATTTAGATGCTGGTAGTATAGAGTCCGCCGCCTCCGATAATGAGTTTCGTTCTCTACTCAAGGCGCATTGCAAAAAACTTAGTCTGGGGAAGTTCTTAAAGGGGGAGTTTCTGGGAATTTCTAGCAAAGAAGACGAAAGAGTAATGGATGATTAATCCATCCATGGCAATAAATAAGAAAAAACGGGGGCATAACACTGAGTACGCCTTCTTGTGTAGAGGTTGCGGTCGGGAAATTTGGAGACGAGGTTGCTATCTTTCTAAAAACGACTCTCCTGGGTACTGTCACACGTGCGGAAATAGAAAAATTTGGAGTTGCAAACTTCAACCATTTGAGCACATCTTAACCTATCTGAAAAGACAAAATCACCCCGTTTTCTTATCCTACGAAGAATTGTTGGAATTCACACATATAGAAACCTGTGAATATTGTGGCTCATTGGTCTCATGGGAGTCAAGAAAATCATTTAAGCGTTGTACCCATGCAACAAACCTAGATAGAAAAAACAATAGCCTTGGATATTCTAAAGATAACTGTGTTGTTTGTTGTTGGGAATGTAACCGGGTAAGGGGGAATGTATATTCATATTATGAAATGAAGAAAATTGGAAAGTTGCTAAAAATCTTGAAAAATTCAAAGAAATCCAGTAATAATAAAGGGGAATGCAATGAGCAATATGGTGGTTAGGTCGGTGACTATCTCCTTGGAGCTTGCCGACAAGGAGTTTGGCAACGGCATGAGCCGGTTCTTCAATATCAAGGGGGCTTACCAAGAGGGCGACACTCCCTTGGAAGAGGTCGCTGATGTGGTCGATGACAGCCTGACCATGTTTATGGCCGCTTGGAAATCTTTGCTCGGAAGTAAGTGTGCGCAGGGCAAGATTGACGGCAAAACCATGCAGGATGAAGTACGGAAGGTTATCAAGCGGACAACGAAGGTTCAAGCCTATCTCAGGAAAGAAGATGGGAGTGAACCAATCACAAACGGACCCCCGGCAGGAACAGAGGGTCAATCAGAGGGAACTTCATGACGGGACTTATCAATGTCAAAGCGGCTATAGACTCCTTCCAAGCGGAACGGCTATTGGTCGGAGCTTACATCTTGGAGCATATCGAAGGGGTGGTCACCAAAATTGCCTACCAGTCCAACGGGGACGCCATTTCCTACGAGGACATGTATTCCGACCTCGCTGCCGAGGTTGACAAGCTGCCTAAGCTCAAATTGGAATTGTCGGTCCCTCCGGGCGGTGAGTCCCAATACAGCATCCAGCTTACCATGGCGATGGAGACGGTCGCCGACGACTGCGACCGGGTATCCCATAAGGTGAGCAAGTTCGAGAGCAAGATTCGAGAAGCACAGGGCAAGCTCAAGCGGCTGCATGGGGAGTTTGGGGCATGGTACTCTCTTGCCGCCAGCAAGCTCATGGAAGAAGAAGCATACATCCGCCTGAATGCCGCACAGGTCAAACAGCTTGCCGACGCTGAGTTTTCCCGTTTGACTAACGACCTTGATGTCACCATGGAGAGCCTCATCAACACCGTGAAGTCTCTCCGGGGGGAAATCAAAGAGCATAAGCGCACGCAGGCCGACAAGTACAACATGGGGAAAGACCAAGTGAATGCCAGTTGGACTTCCCACATGCCACTATTCAACGGCAGCGGCGAAATCACGACGGACACCCCCGGCAAGCTGTTGGGCGAACACAACCCCCAGCTTGAAGAGGCACTAGCCCCGGAGGATTTTGTTCCCGAGGAACCGCCGCCTGAAAAAGAGTGGGCATTTAAGAAGACCGGAGACGCCCGTCCCATACACCTGATTACCGATGACGAGCGGCTCCCACCTTCGGATGAGGAGGATGAACGAGTATGAAGCCGGGCTGGTGCCGATTCTTTCTTGTGCTTCTCACCCCGCTATGGATAGGGGGAGGGGTGGGGATGTTTCTTATCTACCACCTCCCACTGAGGTGGTTTTGGGTTGCTCCCATCGTCGTGTTCATTGGGTTTCTTATCTCGTGGCTAATCTTGGTCTACGAAAAGTGGAAGAGGATAAATGGTAACACTGGAAGTTGACCCCCAATTTCATGGACCCACGATTGCCGAGATAGCCTCTACATTAGCCGACATCAAGGAAGACCCAGTGCGGGTTCGGTGGGGAGGCACCAAGACGGAAATCAAACTTCTGGAGAGCAGTGACCGGGCTTTCATTGTGGTCGTTCCCAGTCTCGTGGAGATGAGCACGGTTGCCTTTATCTTTGGAACCCCCCTTCAACTGGGAGATAAGATTCTTGCCGAAGGCAAGGACGCTCTTATCAATAAGAAAACCTATAATTGGAAAAGGTTTACCGGGGATAATGGTCCCACGGTCACTAAAAGCATAGTAGTCAAACTGGCGGCAAACGCCGTCCGGCAGGGGCTTCGTCCCAAGCTGGCGAGAGTTGCCTCCGATGCTCTGCTTGGAAAAGTAAATGCTACCGATGCTGACATTCTGATACGCACTGCCTATGCCTAAAATACCCCCAATTCCCGCTGTTCGTTGGTCTGAGCAAGACATTGTCGCCGCCCTTCTTAAGCGGCATCCAGCCCCGGAGTGGGCCTTCTTCCCGCAGTTAAGGAATGGCACCGGGTTCGCTCAGTTGCCCCTCACCGCCGCCGCCGTAGCGATGAACTGCTACCCCAGCCGGGGGTTGGAAGTGCATGGCTTCGAGGTTAAGACCAGCCGCAACGATTTTCTCAATGAACTCAAGAACCCTGACAAGGCTGAGTCTATTGCCAAGTACTGTGACCGCTGGTGGTTGGTATTGTCCGACCCCACCATAGTCAAGACCGGGGAGCTTCCATCGACATGGGGGCAACTCTCCATGCATGGTGGGGTTCTGCGTGTTGACGCCCCGGCATTGCCTCTAACCCCCGTTCCCCTTGACCGGCTGTTTGTAGCCTCACTCCTCCGTAACCAAGCCTACTGCCCGGATGAAGAAGCCAAGAAACAGTACGCAGAGGGGGTGGAGTATGGGAAGAAGTGCGTGGGCGGCGATTACAAGCGTCTCAGGGGGGAAGTAGACAAGTTCGAGGCTGTCTCGGGGGTCAAGATTGCTGACCGCTGGAGCCTTGGTAATGTAGCGTTGGCGGTCAAAGCACTGACAGAGATGGAGTACGAGGTCAAACACATTGCCCCCGCCGCCAAATATGCACGGGAGATAGCCGATGCTCTTGACCTGATGCTCAAGAACGCCGGACTGACCGCTTTAGCCACGGAGCTAAAAGAAAAGAGTTAAAGTTCAGTAATATTCTTAGGGGGCTAATATGGCAGTTACCAAGCTTGATGTTTACAAAGAAGAGAAGCAGGTTGCGGAACCCGAGGTTCTAGCGGGTCAGCAAAACACCCATCTGGCGTTTCCCAAGGCCGGTCCCGACATGGAGTCGGAGGTTCGTGACCGCATACTGACCGCCATCCGGGCAGCAAATTTTCTGGTGTTGGCACAGCGGGTTCGAGCAGACCAAGACATCATCTATTCCGGCATTGCTGGTATAGCCGATGGAGCGGCGGCGGGAATCATCCGCATATTCAACTTTGAGCCGGGGTTCGTTAACCTGCGCAAGCCCCCCGTCAGCGATAATCTGCCGGGCAGAATCATCAACATCTAATGGGTAAACTGGCAGAATTCGGAAACATCCTGTACTCCCCGCTGCGGTTTATGTTTGGCACCGTGCCGGACTACATTCTCAGCCGCCGTGTTCAGAATTGGCATACCTCCATGAAGGGCTGGAAGGGGGATGAAGTCCGGGTTATCGTAATGTGCGAATCCCGCCTCTGGCATTGGGCATTTGCCGACTGGCTGTGGGGTTGGCAACAGTGGCTCTGTCATTGGCTCGGTGAGGTTCCCCTACCCAAGTTTATCACCAACATTCAAGGAAGTTATGATGAGGACGACAAAGAGCACCCCTGCACCTTCGGAGAGTGGTTCGGAGATGATGTGGGGAGCCTCTGGCATCTGTACATCTGTGAGCCGGTCTTTCAGGCGATATGGAAACACTTCGTCGGTGAGCGGGTGGTAGATTTAGAGCTTACGCTAGAAGAAGCTCGCCAGAAGTTTGCTCATGACCCCAGTCAATATGAGTGGGTGGAAAAAGAGATTGCACGGCATGAGAAGTGGGATGCGGAAGAGCTTAGTCGGACCACTGACCCGGCGTCAGTGCAACCGCAGCAGTAGAGCAGGGCGAGGGTGCCCCCGGAGGGCGTCGGCTTGTATCTCAACAGGAGGGTACCATCGTGTCTGAAATCACTTTAGTAAGTAAGAATGACCAAATCAGTTTCGAGTATTTGAAGGGCATGACTGACCGTATGGAAATGGCGTTTTATTCCTACGGGGATTACAAGAACAACTACCGGGGACGTTACAGCCGGGCATTCCTTAAAGACCTGAATGATACCATCGGGGCCTTGATGGGGCGGTGGAAAGACGATAAGGGCACTACAGCGAACGCCAACGCCATCCTCTCAGGATTCAAACGCCTGCTTCTTTATACAGCAGGGGGAGAAACCCGTGGAGGAATCGTCAAACCGGGAAACCGGGAGTATGTGTTGGATTACGGTAACTTCGTCGGTATCGAGTATGCTTTCCCCCAAGTTCCCAAAGCATGGTTTGAGGCGGGGGACTCTTCTACTTCCCCCGGCTTACATGGAGAGGGAGAGGGGGAAGTAAGCGTAGCCGCCGATGCCCTGTACCGTGGAAAAAGTGGTGACTGACGGATTGGACAGAGGTTGATAGGGTGCAGGTCCCGAAGGAATATGGAGAGTTCTTCGGGCTTGCAACCTTACGCAGATACAACTACCTGCTGATTATCGCCCGGTTTGCCAAATGTGATGTGGTGGTGGGGCAACAGTACTTAGACGCTTGGAAAGACGTTGACGCCATCGAATACGCTATTGCTCACGCCAAACCGGAAAATTCTTCAGAATAGAGTAATAACCCTTATGATTACCGTATCGGTCGATATCAGAGAAGCGGTGATTAGGTGCTTGAATAAAGGAGACATTTTCTACGATGTCCCCCATAGGAAGAACGAGTCACTCCCGTAAATATCCGGCTACAATGGTCACAGGTAAAGTTATATGTTTTGGTAGCTAAGGTATGAGACATCTTGTTCCTTTGTTTTTCACCCCACCTATGCCCAAAGTTAGGATTGTTTTCTCCTTTAATGGTTTGGCTTAGGCTTATAGCTTGTCGTTTGTGGGCTTCTGGGGAGAGGGAATCCTTGCCCTTTTTTGCTTTAGATATATTTTGTCTATGCTCATAAGTTTTAGGTATACCCCTTAGACGCAAAGATTGTGCTAATTTTTCTTTTTCCGTGTATGGACGGTGTTTTTTACTTTTCATCTTAGCTATTGTTTCGGGGGTGTGGTGCCAACCTCGCCTTACATTCCCGGTTCCTTTTTCGCTCAAATTGTAGTTGAACATCCATGTCGCCTGAATCCAATAGGTTTCTCGTTCCCTCATCCCTTGTTCTGGACATGGTTCGATTACCTCAAAAGAAAAGGCTTGTTCTCCATGCTTATTCCAAGAGTTTTGTAATTTTTGGTTTCCATGTGTATTATGTCTCAGTTGTTTAAGGTGAGTTCTCCATCGACAGGGGATGTTTTTAGAACTTCCAATGTAAAACACCCCCGTGACAGTATTAACTATACGATAGATTCCACAACGAGTTGTCATATATGAGAATCGAAAAGTCGGAATATGTGAAAATCAATTTTGTTTGGTCAACAGATTGGCATCTTAGCGCCATTCCGCCCGGACAACGTGGCGATGACTATGAATCGGTCATTTTGGAGAAGCTTGATTTCATCCGGGACTTGACCGAAAAGGTTAAGGGTTTCGCACTCTGTGGTGGGGATGTATTCCACGTGAAAAAGGCCCACCACCCTGCTAACAGTCTGTCTCTCCTTGTGCGGACGCTGCGGACATTGCGGAAGTTCCCCATGGGCCGGGTGTATGGGGCGGTGGGCAATCACGACTTGGCATGGGGCGAGCGGATGGATTCGCTCTCGGGTCAGCCCCTCGGCCTTCTTATCGCTTCCGGGGCCTATGCGGACCTGACCGAAGAGTGCCTGATGGTGAGTTCGCAGTTTGCTTCCTTGAAGGTACAGGTACAGTCCTTTCCCTATGACCACGGTCAGGAGACGCTGCATAGGATAAAGGCTTCCCACAGACATGGGGATGCCAACTACTTTGTGGGCATCGTTCATGCCTATGGTCAGCCGGGCGGACCCAGCGATTACTTTGGTGAACGGGTCATCGGCTACGACGAACTTGCTGGCTCAGACTTTGATTTTTTGCTTTGGGGTCATGACCACGGGCGGCAGGAAACCAAGAAGGTGGGTAACACCACCCATGTGCATTTGGGGAGTCTCGCACGAGCGGCATTAGACAGCGACCAAGCGGAGCGCCCCGTGTCTGTAGCCGTGCTGTCATTCTCCGAGCAGGGACCGAAGTACAAGGAAATCGCCCTGCCCGTAAAGCCATTGGCGGAGGCGTTCGTTACTGCCGACCGGGAAGTCCGTCATATCGACAAGTCGGAGGAAGTCAAACAGTTCTTGACGCAGATGGAAGTAGCCGTGGGTGGTGTGGAAACATCCGACCCCGGCGAGGTTCTCAGGGAGCTTTGCCCCAAGGAAGATATCCGGTTGCTAATGCTGGTAAAGGAGCTATGCGGCCTATGAAAATCAGCATCTACTCGTGGTTCGGTGAAGAAGACTTGGTGCTTCCCTACAAGCATAACGAGGTCATTGAAGTAGCCGAGGAACAACTGTGGAATATCGTCAAGGGTTTTTACATGAAGGGACTCTCGGTGATGGTCCGCAGCCTCAACAAGCTCACGCTGGTAGCGGTATCACGGGATACTTTCGGGCAAAGGTAGAAGGAGACTATTTGATAAACATCTATCTATCGGGCGGCATTAAGGGGTTAACTGACGAGCAAGCTTACGGCTGGCGAAAGGCCGTCATTAAGCACTATCAACTTGCCACAGGGGGCTTTGGGCACAGCGGTATGGCCCCGGAGGAGCTTCAAGCCTCCAGCAAATGCCTTCACTACGGAGTGAATATCATTGTCCCCAGCCGTATGCAATATCGAGATGATGTTGACCTCAAGTCCGCTTCTCTTTGGGTAATCAAACGGGATAAGATTTCCATTACTCAGTCGGATATCGTCCTCACTTACTGTCCTGTGCCAAGCTGGGGCACGGCAATGGAAATCATGTACGCTCACGAATTGGACAAGTGGATTGTTGTCATCTGCGATGATGACAATCCAAGTCCTTGGCTGGTCGCTCACGCTGATGTCATCGTGCCCGGCCTTGACCTTGCTTATGACGAAATAGATAAGATAGCAAAGGATATGAGGAGCCAAATGCCATGAACAGCGAAAAAATCATGAAGGTAGTCTCCGCTGTCTTGATAATTCTCACTCTCTTGCTTGTCATGGTGACGTACCAATACAGCGAGTACGCCGGGCAGTGCGAGCAGGCGGCTGAACACGCCGAGCTTATCTACCTCCGGGCGTGGAAGAATGCTCATCCTGATACCATTAAGGTGGAGACACAGGGCGAGTGCATACAGGATGCGTTTAAGATGCTGCGTCCATTCCTGATGCCGCCTTTTGGCAATGCGATGCCGCAGCTTCCCACTATCCCACCGCCCGAGGATGCGAGACCGAAGAAAGGTACGAACATAGCGTGATAATCCTTAACGGACAACCGAATCTATGGGTCACCGCCGACTGGCACTTGGGATACCGGTACTTTATCACCACCAAGAAGCGGCCCTTCTCCAGCGTGGAGGAAATGAACGAGGCGTACATCGCCAACCACAACGCTGTAGTTAAGAAGGGGGACCTTGTCTACGTTCTCGGGGACCTCTACCTCCAGATGAAACTGGAGCAGTGCGTGGAAATCCAGAAACGACTCAACGGCAACTTCTACGTCATACAGGGAAACCACGACGGTATTGCTGTTCAGATGATGAAGAAACACAACTCTTTTGTCTGGATACGCCAGCTTGAGGAAATCAAAATTGGTCAGCCATGGTTTGATGACAAGAGCAAGAAGATGGTTACGCTCTGCCACTATGCCATGCGCACGTGGAGAAATTCTTGCTATAACAGCTATCATCTTTATGGGCATTCTCATGGAATGCTCCCTGATGAGCCGCACCTTCTCTCTATGGATGTAGGAGTTGATTGCAATAACTTCTACCCTGTTTCTATCGAACAAGTTATACAGAGAATGGAGTCCAAGATGCCTACTAGGTTGGAATACTTAGAGAGTTTAAAGAGTTCTGGACGGGTGGAATAGGCTTACCCGATTTCAACCGCCTCATTAGTTTAGGACGTGTTATGTTAAGGTCCTTGGCTGCAAGAGAAATAGACCCATAATTCTTTCCGTTTATCGTTATCGGTATTGACCTTGGGTGAAGGAATCCAGACTTGAATGAGGTAACGGTTGGTTTTCCGTACAGATGGTGGTTTTTGCCACGGGCATACTTTCGGTTACCAATTTTCTTACAAGTTTCTTCAGTGTGGTGTTTCCCGTAGAACGGGTTGTTTTTGCCTGTTATACAAGGCCGTGGTCCACACAGGTGAGCACGATGCTCAAGAGATTTAGGAATTCCCTTGAGAACCTCGCTCATATGCTTACGGCGCTCAGCACTGAACGGTGCCCGTGATGTGGGACCACCATCACCACCGGGTGTTATGTTGTATCCATTTCCCCGTGTGTGGTTTTCAGCTATCAATGAGATTTCCAGCTCAATGGCTTCAGATTTGTCGGGGGTACGTACAATAGGCTCAATCCTAAAGGCATCTTTGCCATGTTTCCTTATGGCATTAGCCAGTTTGGTGGTTGCCCCACGGTTTGTATACTTTATATGATTCCACCATCGTTCCTTCAAGGAAAGTTTTGTGTAGCCGATGTACAATTTTCCATTCTCAAGGCAAGTGATTTTGTAAACGGTGAACATAGCTCCCCCTACATAAGAAATAGAAAGTTAAGTTATTCGGTCATTGTCATTTGTTACTCTAGAAAGCTCAAAAATTTGAGTAATAAGAGGATGAGGAGGGCAGATGAGCAAAGGGTACCGCACGTTCTTTTGTCAAGACAACTACACTCAGTATTTCATCGAAGCGCCGGGAGAGCCGGAGGCGTGGGAAGCGTTTAGCCAGTCTATTACGCCGGATTGGGAAGTCATCCCCATCATCAATGAGCATGGTGGAATGATAGAGGTGGGACCGGGGAGAAAATATGAGACCATCTCCAATATCCCTCAAGGCGACCGGAATATTCGTTCACACCTTAGATACCAGCCGCCGACTTATGTTCGATATCAGGAGGGTGGTGACCTTCATGGCAAGAACGTAGTTACTCTCCCTGAAAAACTGGACCCCACGCTCGCCGAACCCATGCCCACCGCCCCACCCAATGAAGAAGACGTGGGCCGGTATGTACAGCGGGTGATGACTGAGATGCACCTCAAGCGGGTCGCCGAGGACCATGAGGCTCGTATCGTGTGGGGGGAGAAAAAATACGGTCAGCGGCTTCGTCCCCATAACGGCAGGGATTGCCTCAAAGACCTTTATCAGGAAGCTCTGGACGGCTGCTCATATGGCGGGCAGGCCGTTCTGGAAGGTAGGGACGGAGGTTATTTCCTACGTCAGTTCGCCCGCCTCGCCGACGAAATCCGGGATGCCATCTACAAGTATCCCATGAAGGGTCAACATGGCGACAATCACCCTTGCGCAAGCTGAGTTCATTCTCGGAGACTTGGGTCCCGCCAAGCGGCACCTTGTCCGGCTATTGCAGGACCCCAAGGATTGGGCTAATCCCAGCACCTATCGGGAAATCCAGCAATCTATCCAGCGTATGGAGGCTAGTCTGTTGAAACACGTTCTGGAGATAAAAGATGAGTAACAGTGCCCAGCAGATGTTCATCGACAAGATTATGGAGATAGACAGGACCGGACGTGTCCTCACAACAAAGGAAAATACAGACCTCTTCTTCGAGATGGTCAAGTTGGCTTGCAATCCGGGGTGCCTGGTTATTCACGGGCATGAGTTCTGCATCAGAGAGAAGAGCAACGCCACGCAAGAGGATTGGCGCAAGGAAGAAGACGAGATGAACGCTCGTGAATCTTTGGAGTCCATCGTGGATGAGAAAGACCATCCGTTCATGAAAGAAGCCAAGTTGGACACATGGCAGAAACGATTGATGTATTTCCTCAAGCCCGTCGCCCGGCATTTCAAGGTTGACGACGAATCCCTTCTACAAAGATACATGCGTCATAATCTCCCCACTCATGCCATGGAAGCGGGATTGAGTCCCCTTCCGTTCATTCAGATGGGGGAAGGAAAGGATAAAAATGGGTAACCAAGACGATTCCCTGCAAGTTTACGAGAACAGCAAACATTTGGGGTTTACCGACCAGTGCCCCGATTGTAAAGGGGAGGGGGAAGTCCCTCTCACCGATGAGGAGCGCTGCGGTTGTGAGCAGCCTTGCTCCTGCTACAATTACAAGACCTGTGAGTGCTGCGGCGGGGATGGGAAGGTTGAAGCCACTCTCCCCGGTAGAGCGGGACAAGCCGCTGCCCGGCAAGCGGAGCTTTTAGACCGCCCTCCTCAGATGTTAGTTGGTACTGACGGGAGAGGTAAGGAACCATTCATCGTAAATGGCCGCTTATCCGAAATTCAGAGCGTTGTTTACAAAAACGTAATTGGAACTTCCATACCGGTCATTATCCGCCCGGCACCGCCCATTTCCCGCTGGCTACAACGGAGGGAGAAGTTCTTCAAGGCTCTGGATTGGTTGAAGCTCAAGTGGTTCAACTTCAAGCTGTGTTTCCACCCGCAATGGGTTGATGACCCTCTCTATGACTTAATGAATGAGGATAGCATCATTCCTCCGGGAGAGCGGGAGCCGCTGTATGAGTTGGCACAAGAGGTGGTGGATGCTCCCGGTGGTGACCCCACGGAATGAAAATCCGAACTATTGGATTAATTAGTGGGGGATACGGTAATGAACAACGGAAAATACCATCGTGAGGATTTAACTGGACAACAATTTGGGTGGTGGACGGTGGGGGAACGTCAACCCGTAGGTTCAAGTCACTCGGGAGTAGTTTATAAATGCAGGTGCAAATGTGGCACTGAAAAGCTGGTGTCCGCTAGTGTCCTCCATCAAGGGGTATCTACAAGCTGCGGATGCAGGCGAAAGCAGCGTATGGATTTGACTAGTAAACGTTTCGGAAAATTAGTTGTGGTAGAAAGAACCAAGGCACCCCCACATTATAAAAGCAAAAATGCACAATATTGGTTATGCCGATGTGATTGTGGAAACACCTTGATTGCTACAACAGGGAATCTCAATTTTTATCCCCGTAGTCAATCAGGGGGGTGTAAGGCTTGTTCACCAAGACGAAACAAATATAGGTTGGAAAAACATAAGTCTACCCCGGAATTCAGGCTGTGGGAAAAAGCTAAGAGCCGTGCCAAAAAGCGGGGGATTTTATTCAACATTTCTCCAGATGACATCATCATTCCAGAGGTTTGCCCCCTCTTGGATATAAAACTTACCCATAAAAAACATGGTTGGGATGGAAATACTCCCTCGTTAGATAGGAAAAACCCCTCATCCGGGTATGTTAAAAGTAATGTTTGGGTGGTGAGTTTTAGAGCTAACTTGTTAAAAAATAACGCCAGCCGGAAAGAGCTTGAAAGGCTTATAGAAAGGATGAAAGCCCATGGAATCGACTGAAATTTATGACCGAGTAGCGGTAAGTTTTTCAGAGAAGGTTAATGAGGTATTTGAGTCTGAACAAACCCTCAAGGATTGGTTTTTAAAACACTTTTCTAACCTTACCTTTGACCGAACAAATAACTGGGGTGGTCTTATTTACCTGCTTTTTAGAGATTCTTGGCTGGAGGCCGGGCCAGAAGTTAAGGCGGAGCCGACCGGCTATGACCGGAGTGTAGTTCTCAAGAAGCTCACAACCCTGCTGGACTACAACCTCTTCACACAGGTGATGCTCAACCTGCAATCGTATGTTGGCATGGCATACCAAGCTTTGAGCGCCGAACAGGACCTCAAGACCATGGAAGAGTGGTGGAAGAACAACAAGCGTAGCCCCTTCATGCCGGGGTCGAAAATGGTGAAGCTTTCCGCCAACATGACGACGGAGGATGAGAAGTTCAATCAGGACCTCAGCACCATCCGGTCATTGAAAATCATCGCCAACTTTACCCCCAACCTTTCATGGCGGGTCAGCCCCAAGGGCAGCACCCCGGCGCTGGTGGACAGCAATAATGTCAGCAGCCTTGGTATCGGGGCGGACAGGTATCTTAAGGTGATGCCCGGCCTGCGGGCCTCTTATGTCTTTTGGGGGCCGGGGAGCGGGCCGACCATGGCAACTATTCCCCCGGCGTCTTCTGACCACATCACTTTCCAAGCGGAAGGTATTCCCTATGTGTTCCGTTCCAAGTCGGGCGGAGAAATCCTCAATCAAGTTCTGTTCTCCCGCCGTATGGCCTACAACATTTTCTGTGCTCACGATGTGGCAAACGAGACGTGCATCATCGTCCCGAGAATGAGTTCCATCCTCGTGGTGCATGACGACAACAGTTACAACTTACGCCATGCTATCGAGCCTTATTTGGATGGTGGTGTGATTCAGTTGGCAGAGGGGTCAAGAAGTGACCCCGCTTCAAAGGAGTAGCCTGTGCCTGTAGCCAAGAACAGAAAGTGCGGGCTTTTTATTAAGGGAAAAATCTGTGGCAAGCCCGCCTATAACATAGAGGGAAACTGGTTTCCTCTACAGGGTTGGGGACAACTCTGGTTCTACTGCGATGAGCATTGGGCTGTCCGTAACAAACTACGACGTATCCTCGGTCAAGGGTACGCCCATGCCGTCGCCGTCTTGAACTACTGCTCCCTCGGGAGCGGCTACAATCGCCAGGGTGGTCTCCTAGCTCTGCTCTTTGTAAGCAGTGGCCTTTACGTTGATGAGCGGCTGGGTTGCAACCGCCGATGATTTGGTGGTCTTGCTGTGGGTGTGTTCCACACCCATTTGACAATACTGACAATCCGGGAATTTTTCCACCCTCTTTATTTCCGGCTTGATTTCCACGAACACCGGGCACTCATAGACCGGCGTGGTCATGCCATGCTTGACACAGTATTCATAAAGCTCCTGCTCCTTGGGGCAGTTTTCCGGGGTCCCCGGCTTGAAGGAGGCGCACTTGAAGCACAGACAGTTGCCCCGGTGCGTTCCCTTGAGCCGGTCTTCCACAAACACCTTTACTCCGTGATGCTCGTACTGAACGATTGCCATTATTTTCTCGCTTTCTTTGCTTTCTTCTCGGCGGTCCGCAGCTTCTTAATGCCGACTTCCTCAATTTTCTATCCAGCGGCAATGCAGGCATCGACCTTCTTCTTGATTTGCTCTTCCGGTCCCCACCAGCATTCGCCGCCCCACACGGTGTTTCCATTGTCTAGCTTGATGCGGGGGTTGGTGACTTCGGCCTCGTGGCACATCTGAGCAAAACCCCCGGCCCCGGCTGGGGGAACGAAGTCTCCCTCGTACACGCCGTACCCGAAAAATTTCAGGATTTTGGTCTTTTCATCACCACTGCAAATTGCTCCTACCCGTATACCTACTTCCCTCATTTTGCCTCCTCGGTGGGTTCGTCTTTCTTCTTTTGCTCGTAGACTTCCTTGAGGAGACAAGGGTCACCGGGTTTGCCGCCGCCGAGGACCGTCTCCTTGACAACCTGCACAGTGGGTTTACCATAGTAGCCGAGCCGGTTGGCTTGGTCCATGTATTCCCAGTACTTCTTTTCGTCCAACTCGAACTCCGGGTCCGTGAACATGGGAGTGAGGATGGAGTTCAACCGGCGCATGTTGAGTTTCTCTTCCTCGGTCTTACCATTCTCTCCCCGTTCTTCCGCCCCTACCCAAATAAGAAACAGTTCCGCCTTGATGGGGTTGCGGAGGATGGACTCCAATACAGCGGCGTGGGGGTCAAGGTCGGTTTCCACAGCCGGTTCGGTTTCTTGATTGATAGGTTCGAGCTTGCCGGATTGCAGGTCCCGGCAGTCTTCGAGCGCATCCTCGGAGGCACGAGCAAGTTGTTCCCTTAACCGGTCCTCATAGGGCCTTCTTGTTACGCCGCTTAAATAGGTCATCAAATTCATGACCAGAGGGACCTTCTCGTCAGGCCAGTCAGACTGATAGACCATGCGGAGCATGTGGTCCCGTTCAAAATCGGTGAGCCGGGGGTCAGGTAGTGACCGCAGTTGTGCCACGATTCCCACCTGCTTCAAAATCTTTGCCGCCGTGGCTCGCATGGTTGCCCGGTAAGTCAGCGCCTTCTCCAAGATGTCGGCTTCGAGGAAGACCTTGGGTTTTTCATCCTCTGTAGCCCCGGTGGTTATATCCCCGGTTTCGAGTTCGATGAAGGCGTCCACTAATGGCGTGGGTGTGTAGTCGGCGATAAGCCCCAAGAGGTCCGCCCGGAACAAGTCGAATAACCGTCTTGCCAATGGATTGGGGCTGCCTCCCTGTGAGAAGTAGTTGGGGCATTCCCGTCTAATGAACGCCCACAGGAAGTCGTCGGAGGCATCTTTAAGCTGCCGGGGGTCCTTGACCCATGCTACCAATTGAGAGTCGGCGTTGATGACCAGACCCTCTTGTTTCTCGCTACAGGTGCATTTCAGGTCTGGTTCGGGCTTCGGGACTTCCCACTTGTTGGCGGCGAGCATATCCGGGTAGAGCCGGAAATTCCATAGACGCACGGGGCAGGTTTCGTTGGGGTGGGCAATGATGGTATGGAAATACCGGCCTTCCCCAAGGATTTCCGTGTATTCTTCCAAGTCCGCCGTGGTGATGGATACGAAGATACCATCCGCTGTCATGTACTGGCGTCCAATGCTGGCGTTGCCGCCGAATACTGCTTTGCGCTCGGTGAGGAACAGGTTCTCAATCTTCTGGAAACGAGGGTCGTGAATCATCTCCCACGTCTGTCCGAGGGTATCCACGTAGCCCTTGTCGCCAAATACCAGTTGGTCCAACATCTGGCAGTACTGGTACTCTTCTTTCTGCACATCACCTTCGATGAAACGATAGATGCGCTTGGCATCATCAGCTATACCCAATAATTTTTGAATCGACCGGTCCATTATGCCTCTCTCTACTTCCGTTCCATATTGGTTGTCCATCCTCGTCCCATGCGATGGTCCATCCCAACTCTTTGAGTACGGAAGTTATCTTGTCTCTTACGTGATTTAATTCCAGCCTTGTGGCACAGGCGTCAGCGAGCCGTCTTACTCCCGTCACTTCTTCTTTACCTACAGCGTGTGCGTGGCGGCATTGGTCCCTGATATCCTCCAAACCCGGCAACTTCTCGCCAACGAGGACCCGGAGACGACCCATTTCGGCACTGCTCTTGTCCACCTTGGATGCCAAAGCATTCAAATCCGGGTGGACCTTTTCCAACTCGTGTACCTTGCCCTCCAGACGGGTAAGCCGCTCCTCCGGGGTTTCCTGTGTTGCATTCGGTCCCCATCTCTTCTTGGGGTGTCGTTTGTCCCACTCTTCCATTACCGCCTTGATGCATACCTTAAAGCAGGTCTCCCACGTTGCCGTCTCGAAGTTGACTACAGTGTTGCCTGATGCACGGCAGCTATCGAATGCTTGCCGGATAGCCCGCTCGCTCTCCCAGACGCAAATCCACGCCAGTGCATCCACGAGGGTGGTTTCCCCGCAGGCACGTTCGGTAGCTTCGATGAGACTCAAGTGGTCTATCATATTATCGGCTAACTCCGCCGTTTTCTTCTCCTCATCTGTGGGGTTCGGGCTATCCCCCGCACAATCAAGCTGAGAACAACGTCTTGCCATTAAGGTGAGACGTTGCTCCACTTCTTCCATGCAGCAGGATTGCGCTTTTTCTTGCAGAAGGGTGAGAAGGTCTTTGATGGGAAATTTCTTAGGAATGTCGGTGAAAATAGTGCTTAGTCCCAGAACCACGCCGCTGGCGTACCCCGGCATTTCTCCGGGTTGATGCGGGTGGTGGTAACCCATGGCGAGGAATTCAGCATCCCATGTCAATGACTCGAACTCAAATAGCCGGTCCCACCGGGCGTGGATAATCTGGTCGGTGTCGAAGTCCGACCGGTGAACCATCACGGGAGTAAGTTTCATAAAGAATAATACTGGGATTTTTCCAATTTTTGTGTATTATTTATACAGCCGTCAATCATCGTCCGGCTTGACTTTGTAGTGTTCTTCTCCATGGCAATTTTTACATAGTGGTTCTAGGTTATCGGGATTGTTACTTCCCCCATCTACAACATAAATTTTGTGGTGAAGTTCGATATTATAGGGTTTGTCATACTTACATCGAACACAAATAAGGGCAGCCTTGCCGAACTGACGAACCCACTTTAATCTAAGACTAGCTCGATTAGTAATGACACCCCAATCCATGCGTTGTCCAACATTTTTGCACTGTTTTGAACAATAGTTCTTCTTTCTTTTTCGGAAACGAATGGCCGATTTATATCGTTTATATGATTTCCCACAGATGCAACACTTAAATTCAACTTTACCTCGACAGTTGGGGCAATAGTGGTTTTTTATCCTATCAGTTGGCATCCCGACCTTGATGAAGTAGTTTTTGCATACGGAACACCCCACTGTGTGGGTCTTTACAGTTAATTCCCGCCGACATTTTTTACTGCAAAAGTGCCTCTGATTCCTACGTTTTAACCACGTTTGTATCCGATTTTCAGACTTTGAAAACGTTTTGTTGCAACCACTACAAATTACGTCAGGCATAATCACCCCCACTATATGAAAGTCATAGTCAACGTATATTTTGTTTGTAGAGTATTTTATAGTGGAGGGTTACGCCAAGGAAAATCACCTTGACCCCACCAGCCGAGAGTACGCCTTGACGGGCATATCCACGGCGAAGTCCAACGCCATTTCGTTACGGGAGGCACAGAATGCGGAAATCAGCACCGGTAAAAAAACCAAAGCTGGTAGGAAAGCCAGCGTCACAGTATAAGCTGCTGGACGTGATACGAGCCGCCCTCGATTGCCGCAGCCATTTCGGCGATGTCAAGATTGTTCAATCGAAAGAGGACAAGCGGGACGGATTTCTTGTTGGTGAGAGTGCCACAGTCATCTGCGGTCTGTGCGTGGACCGGATGTGGGAGGCGCTGGGGCTGGAGAAGAGTGAACACATCCCCCAGCATGGGGAGTATTTCAACTTGCTGTGGGAGGCGAAGCAACGTGCCAGCAGCGCTCGCAAAAATCGAAAAGAGTAGTTGGCTGTGTTCCATCTGCCCGGAACCGGGAGCTTGTTGTCGCAGGTTTTGCCTGCCTTTCCATGAGAAAGACCCGGTCATCCCCGAGACTTTCTGGAAAGTTTCCATGTTTGAAGATGGGCAGGCGATGCTGACCGCTGCCGGGATGCCTTTTAAGGTGGGAGGGATAGAGGAGGAGTTTCAATCCAAGGAGGGGGAAATTGTGAAGCTTTGGTACTACTGCCCCAAGATTACCCCCGAGGGCCGATGCTCCATCTATGAGAACCGCCCCGAGTGCTGTTCGTCCTACCAACCCATGACCGACAACCTGTGTGTATTTTGGAGACCCGATGTCCCGAGAGAATTGTCCGGTACATGACGTAACCTGCTGGCAATGCGGATGGAAATTGTACCGGTGTTCCCGCTGCCGGGGATGCTATCAGTGTGAGCATGAGGTACTGTACGAAAATGGCGTGTGGATTTGGCTTTGCCGGGACAATCGCAAGCGCCCGGCGATATGTGAAGAGTGCGGATGTGGGCAGCAAAAACAGACCCAGCCTATCCTAACCGGTTGGAAATTTCCCACCCCTATTATGCAAGATTGGCCGGTTAAATTCTGATGAAAATTAGCCGGTTTTCTTTACACCAAAATTAACAACTACCCACCCCTTTAGTGAATCCGCCAGAGGATGCGGTCCCTATCCTCTAATTCAAACCACAGGAGGAATTATGGCTTCAATTATGATAGAGGTAGACCTCTGGGAAGGCACCATGACGGTCATGAGTGATGCTGAACTGGAGGAGTTGGATGAGGTGACCGAAGGTGAAGAGGTTGCCGAGGTTGAAGAAGTAGCCGAAGACGGTGAAGTCTCCGCCGACGTGGAAGTGGATGGAGAGACCGAAGAGTTCGCCGAAGAAGAGGATGAAATCGAAGCCGAGCAGGCGGAGATTGACGCTGAGCAGGCGGAACTGAACGAGCGGCAGGAAGAGCTTGACGCACGCCGGGCTGACTTCGAGGACCGCCTCAACAATGCGTAACTGACATCCCCGGAGGGCAGCCTCCGGGGTTTCAGCTTGGCGTTATAGCTCTACAAATTCAATGTCTAAGACGTAGTAGGAAATGAGTGGGAGAGTTCCCGTTACTGTGATGAATCCCTCGTCCAGTTCCGGTTCTTCTTCAAGGTAATCGAACGGGTTGTATCCAGAGATGGTTTCGGCCCCGATGATTTCGACCAACTTGTCAATGAACGCCGGGTCGTCGGACTTCACTGTGAAGTCTTCCTTTTTCAGCGTCCCAAAAATTTCCGAATGCTTGCCGAGAATTTCCCCGAAGTAAACTTCCTTGCCGAGGGACTTCTCGATTTTTTCCTTGGTGGTGACGAACAAGCCTTCAACATCGCCCATCCGTTCTTCATCCCAAAAGAATGAAACCAGTACCCTGTGCTCCGACTCAGCGTCCTTCTTTTTGCTCATGGCTCTCCAGTCTTCTGCTGCAAACTTGGAACTCCCTATGGACATGGGTTGGTTTTGATGTCCAGCAACTCCGGGGGAAGCTCGGGGTCGGTATAAAATAGAATGGCTCCGTTTTTTCCCCAAAAATCCAGAACTTTAAGCAACTTCCCCACGAGTTCGGGATGGGTTGGATTGTACCACCTGTCCGGTCCAATGTTGACCCAAACAATCTTACGTTGCTGGTCTCCCGGTACAAGGTCAAAGAGGAAGCGTTCCCCGACAATAACAATAACATCCGACCAATCGAACAGCACTCGCTTGGTAGCCTCGGAGGTGTATCCCAATCCTACTGATAGAACGTCTCGCTGACCATGGTTCAGCTTTAGCAGCATAGCCAACGATACCGACCTGCTGTTTCCACCGTAGTAGCAGCAAAGAATCCTCATGCGGTCTCCAATCCCTCCGGGCGACCCTTCGTCCAGGTCTTCGCCACGGGGTACTGGATTACCCGCCCTCCAGGGTAGACCTTGTACAGCCACTCCGGGCGGTCGTCTACCTGCGCCCATACGACACGCCCGAGGTTCTCCGAGTGCCCCTTGGCATCGTTCAAGGAGGCTACGACCCTCACGTTTCGCTTATCGCAATCGAGCAGCATATGGTGTTCCTTGGGAATTGGAAGGGGAACCGGGAGTCCAACCCGGATTGCCCGTTTAGAAGACGGGTGCCTTTTGCGTTAGACGATTCCCCCGTAAATTTGGTACCCCCGGCAGGACTCGAACCTGCGATGCCTTTCGGCATAGACAGTTTAGGAAACTGTTGCGATGTCCATCTCCGCTCACGGGGGCGTAAACTTGTTTATTTCCTTCCTAGCCTCCAACCATCACAGAGGCGGTTAATAACTTCGGATGCCGCAATTTTGATTGCTACGCCATCTTTACATAACCAGCGCACAGGTGGTCTTTTTCTATTAGCTTCCCTCAAGGCTGCTATTACATGCACCGGTCGTGGTTTCCCACGCTTTGCCTTGGCTATTTTTTCACCAAAGCCTTCTGGCATTTTTTTGCCTTTATTCCAAGCCGAGGTTCTTCCTTTTAATGCTTCCCGCATTTTTTGCTTACTGGTATCGGAGTGTTTCCAGCCAGACTTGTGGGGAGCTTGTGGTTTTCCAGCTCTTCTCCTGTTTGATTCTGCAACAGCCTTTCTAGTGCTTTCTGGGACTGAGTGTCCCCTTTGGGAGGCACTCATCCTTTGTCTAGTCTGCTCTGAACAATGCTTACCAAACATTGGATTTCTTTCGCCTTTGTTCGCCTCTTTGAATTTTTGACGAGTAGCCTCATTCGCAACTACCCCTCCGCCTCCAAGAGTTGAGTTGTATCCATATTCAGGGTCGCACGCCTTAAACTTTTCAATATAGGAGACCTCAAGGGTATCCAATTCTTCTTTGGAGAAGGCAACATTTATACGATAGGCTTTGAAGCTACCTTCTCCATATTTTCGGATGGCATTATAGAAGTATGCACAATTTGTCCCACCCGCTTTGGCTCTCCTACAATGAGCCAGCCATCGCTCGTGCAGGGTTCTTATGGTTTGCCCGATATATACCTTGTTGTTGACTTGGTTTACGATAATGTATACTTCCCCATATGGCTCCACTTAAACTCTCCTTCAATGAATGGGGTAAGTAGTTCATTTATCAAGTACAACATTCCAGTATAGGTACGGTGCGTAATCTTTCCACTCGTTCCTTATCTTGCTGATATGCAGCTTGAAGTTGAAGCGGGGGTCCGTGGGCTTCGGCGTATAGGGCTTGCTGAGCAAGGTCATGCCCGCCTGCGCCGGGGTACGTCCGGCCTTTTCCTTGTTGCACGGCATACAGGCGATGGCAAGGTTGTCCCAGTCGGACTTGCCCTTCTGGCAAAGCGGGATGACGTGGTCAATCGTGTATTCCGAGGTGTGGACCACCTTGCCGCAGTACTGGCATGTTGCATTGTCACGCACTAACAGGTTGCGCCGGGTGCAGGGGACGGACTGCTTCTTACGGCGATGCCAAGCGTTGCGAACGACTATCACCCTTGGCATGCCCATTTCAAAGGACGGTGAGTGCAGGACCTTCCCGCCCTCGTCCTCCTTGACAATCTTGGCACGGTCCTCGAACCAGAGCTTGACGGCGTTCTGCCAGCCCATGAAGCCCACGGGTATCCAGTTCATGTCTAGTACAAGTACGTCAGCGTATCCCATAGAGCCTCCTTATCTAAGATTCGGAAAACCGTTAATCCTCGCTCGTTGCCACACCGAATGTGATCGATGGCTAATTGCCGGTAAGCCTGCGCACGACCCCTATAGCCGTCCATCGCTCTTCGCACTCCGGTATCCGCCCATAGGACTAGGCGGCGAGTCAAGCTTTTAGGGTTTGGGCGGGGTGTAACCGGTCTTCTCTCAGGTTCATATCCATCGAATTGGCCGGTCTCATTGCCGTACACCATACGGGTTGATGTGGTCGGGTTTCTTATGGTGTCTCACCCCGAGGCCCACTGCGTTGTCCTAACGCTCTCACCCCGCCCGAACAGCGCCCCTGTGACCACGCCCTTAAGACATCGCCCCCGGTTATGTCAACTCACCAGAGACTTAGGTCGGTCAGGAGCACCAACTTAAACCCAACGGCGTGCAGCCAGCGTACTGGCGGTTTGGCTTCGCTTTCTACGGGGTTAATGACCGGTCCCCCTCGTCGCCCGGAAGCCGCTTGTGCAGGCACGGTATCCCGATTTCTGCCACGACAACCGTTCCCATCAGTCTTGCCGACCCTACGGGACCTTGCACGCCATTCTTGGTAATACCACAGAGATTGAGAAACAAACGAATAATTAAATTTCAGGATGGTGCTCCTTCCTGTGACAGTTAGAGCATAGTATTTCGCATTTTCTTATCTCAGCAAGGATTCGTTTCTTTCCCCAACCTTGGTTCACAGCTTGCCTTATTGACATGTCTTTTTTGCTTGAATCTCTATGATGAAAATCTAAACATGCAGGATGATTTTCCGGGCAACGAGCACATTTTAGAGAGCGTTTGAACTCCTTGAACCAATCTCTAATTTCTTTCCTTTGGTTCTTTGCTCGGATAAGATATGGCTCTTTGTGATTTTGATAATGTTTTCTCCTGTATGCTTTCATTTCTTCTTGATGAGATGTTTTCCAAGCTTCTGTCGCCATACAATCCTCCAATATATGAGTTGCATAGCGTAGATTTGGAGACTCTATCTGCACCAAAAATTTACATTAGAATCTTGGCAGGGGTGGAGGGATTTGAACCCCCAGTATCCCGAAGGAAGACGGTTTTGGAGACCGCTGGGCCGAACCAGATTGCCCGTCACCCCTAAACTCACGCCGGTGTCTTATCCAAATAAACGAAGGTCAAGACCAAGAGTACCATGGTTATCTTGGTCACAGCTACCATGAGGCTACGCTGTACCATGTCCTACGGGGACTCGAACCCCGTTTTTCCGGCTGCATCATGGGAGACGCTCTACCATTGAGCTACGCCCCGCATGGCGGGGCGACGGGACTCGAACCCGCAACCTTCTCCCTGAATCAATCCCCGGTATCCTACCATTGAATGACGGGTCGCTGGGGGCGTTCTGCCTGACGGGAAGGCTACTCCATGCGATTATCCGGTGGGACTCGAACCCACATTTTCCGGGCTAGCTTGGCTCCGAGGGGAGGACTCGAACCTCTCATTAACCGGGTCAGAGCCGGTTCTCCTACCGTTAGAGGACTCTGGAATATCTTGCTATTTACGTCAACTTTTAGCCCCAGAGGGGTAAACTTGACGTATAAATCAATCTTGGTCGGCGTGGGGAGATTTGAACTCCCGACCCCTCCGCCCCGAACGGAGTGCTCTAAACCGGGCTGAGCTACACACCGAAAATTTAAATCAGACGACCCCGGAATAATCTTTGCTTTTATTTCCCGGAACCCAATCCGCAAATAACCCAAGCTCCCTAACTTTTCGCATTGTATCAGCGATTAGTAACCACGCTTTGTAGGGCATATTTCCTCGAACAATGTTACATCTTGTGCAACAGGGAATTACGTTACTTTTCAAATGACCCCGCATGTTATCTAATCGGTCCAACCCAATGCGTAGTTCTCTTTGGGTTACTCCACAGTATCGGCAGCCAGTGGATATAAGAGCAGCTACGTAGTTCCGGTCAAGGTCGCAGGCAAACCCATGGCGTTTATCCCAACTCTTGCAGTCGTTTGTAACATGCCTTGCTTCGCCTTTATACCTTTGGGTGCTTAGAGTCTGTTTCCTTCGCTCGTAAACCCCCTCGGTCATTCCATGTCGAGGTTTCCAACGTTTGTTATGCTTATTAAAGCAAATACGGCATAGAAATCGGTAATACTTATTCCCATTAGACCAACGTGTTGGGAAGTTCTTACCGTCCTCAGTTAATGCCTTCCCACATTTTTTGCAGATGTGTGGAAGTCTTACATTCACTCCACCAACTTCTTGACTCTTCATACTAATAGATACTGAAGTCAGAAGATTGGTCGGAGTGATATTTTTGGTCGGGGCGAGAGGATTTGAACCTCCAACGACTTGCTCCCAAAGCAAGTGGGTTACCGTTACCCTACGCCCCGGCACAAGTTAGGCCGTTCAGCTACAGCCCGTAAACTTTGGTCAGGTCCGGCAGAGTCGAACTGCCAATCACTAGTCCCCCAGACTAGGGCATTACCATTATGCTAGGACCTGATAATGGAGGTTTGGCAGTACTCCCCCAGCTAATCAGAGCCAGTACTCGTCAACCTCCAAACGGTGACGGACAATGGGAGGTTTTCACCTCTCGGGCCTCAGCCCACATACTCAAACCGGTTAGCCTTGCCAGTCCAGTATGCTTCCGCCATAACTTGGTAGCTCGCACAGGAATCGAACCTGTGACATCCGCCTTATGAGAGCGGCGTTCTGCCACTGAACTAGCGAGCCAGAACGTACGTGGTGTTTGGGAGCCATGATGGTTGCGCTGCGCCACACCATGAGTATGTTACCCGACAATTACGCCGCCCAAACAATGGCCTTTTAAGGGGCACTCACGTACGGCTTGAGTTGCATGGGTGGAATCGAACCACCGACCTCCCGGTACCCCGGTCGCTCTTCCGCTGAGCTACAAGACAACCCTAAGATGGTAGCGGGGATGGGAATTGAACCCACCTTTACAGAGCTTATGAGACTCCGAAACTCACCAGAGTTATACCCCGCATCAAACCATACGCTACACCGCATATCTGTTGCTAATACGCTGTAGCGTATCAAGGTTGCGGAGGCTGGATTTGAACCAGCGGCCTGTTGGTTATGAGCCAACCGAGCTACCTGACTGCTCTACTCCGCTATAACTTGGTGCCTCCCCAGAGAGTCGAACTCTGTTCTCCCGCTCTTCAGGCGGGCGCTATGCACCGCATCAGCTAAAGAGGCAAAACCAAACTTTCAAACTTCTCGGCATTATCTTGAGAGCACCTTAAGTCCTATAATACGCTCTCAAGAGCATCTTGGTGGGTCGGGAGGGAATCGAACCCTCAACCTTGGGCTTAAGAGGCCCCTGCTCTGCCAGTTAAGCTACCGACCCAAATTTGGTACCGCCGAGAGGACTCGAACCTCCAACTCCTCGGGCAAGAGCCGAGTACTCTGTCCAGTTGAGTTACGGCGGCACATCTTGGTGGAGCCGGTGGATTGGGTGCCCACGACCGTCCGCTTAAAAGGCGGCTACGCTTAACCACATCTGCGTCACGACTCCATATTTTGGCTCTGGAGGAGGGAATCGAACCCCCAACCATTCGGTTAACAGCCGAACGCTCTACCGTTGAGCTACTCCAGAAGAAACTGTCTCCTTCTCAGGCGGATATATAGACGAGTTGTTATGACACATCGTCCCTGAGTGCTCGCCTGAACCATACAACGGCTGGTGCTGTTTGCCCTCACAACCTGCCAACCAAGGGCGACCCTCATCACACCAGCGACACTCGCTCATACGACCTCAAACTGGCTGGGACGGCAGGACTCGAACCTGCATTCTCCGGGTAACAGCCGGGCATCTTACCATTGGATGACATCCCAACAAACAGTGACCAGTGACAACCGCCCTCCGCAGGGGCGGGAAGTGCATAGCTGGGGACCTCGCCTGTTCCGAAGAACTGGTGCCCTGCTTACCACCGAACCCATCAGACTCGCCATCCCTTTGGGTGCGTCACGTGGTCTCAATCTTGGAAGCCCCGAGGGGATTTGAACCCACTGACCTTCGGTTTCGTAGACCGCTGCTCTAGTCCGGGCTGAGCTACGGGGCCTCAATCTTGTACCAACCTCTTTCTTTCGCTGTTTTACGACGGTGACAGTTGGCGCATCGCACGTCGCACTTAACTATCTCAGCCTTTATCGTCTTTAATGATGCCTTCATTTGTGTCATTAAAGTTGAAACGGCTGCTAATTTCTTTTCTCCTTCCCGATGGTCAAACTCAAGGACTATCGGGTCAGATTCTCCACAGTCGATACAGGGGTGAGTCATCAAATACTGTAAGACCCACTCTATGGCTTCTTTCCTATACCTTGCACCATTCCGTTTCGCTTTTTCAACATACGAGGTCTTATTCCTCTCGTAGTTTTGCTTATTGTAGCCTCGCTGGCATTCGAGGCAGTATGGTGCTGACCGGTGCTCTTTTTCCTTACCACATTTGTAACAGTTCTTAGACCTCATACTAAAGGACTACGAAGTCCAATTACTGTTTTCAAATCTTGGAACCCCTGACAGGATTCGGACCTGCGACCATCCGGGTCGAAACCGGGCGCTCTGTCCACTGAGCTACAGGGGCCTAATCTGGAAGTCCCGGTCGGATTTTAACCGACGACCTTCTCCTTCGGAGGGAGTTGCTCTATACGGGCTGAGCTACGGGACCATATATTGGGGTGAATGACGAAGTGGGCTGCCCCCGCCCCCTCGGACCAGACCGAGTACCCTGTGGGGTTCACTCACCAAACTTGGGGTGACTGAGGGGAATCGAACCCCCGTATCCTGATTCACAGTCAGGCACTCTGCCACTGAGTTACAGTCACCATAAACGCAAAAAACCCACCCAAAAACCCATCTTATGACTTCCACTGTCTTTAATATGGGACAGTGGATTCATAGAATGCTTTTTGTTAACAAAGAAACTAAAACCGGGCTTTGTGCCGCCTGTGGAGATGTTAAAGTGCGACTCAAAGGTGGTAAGTATCTTTGCCGTAACTCACAAGCCCGTTGGACTGGAAGGTGTAACTACCCCTCTCATCCATACCGAGATAAGTCAAACCCCCCGAGAGTCTGCGATGAATGCGGCTTTGTTGCTAAATGCTCGTGCCAGATTGACATCCATCACATTGATGACAACCACGCTAACAATCAGCCAGAGAACCTCCGTCCTCTATGCGTATGTTGTCACCGACTCATTCACTGCAAGTGCAAAATAAAAAAGCCCACAGAACCTTGAGTTCGGTGGGCATCCTTGCACTCTGTTCGCTTTTTCGCTATGCGACTCCTGCGAACGGAAGCCCACCGAAGCTTGGGCGGCTAAAATGCCGCTTAGGCTGCCACTGCATCGGGTTTGGTTTCCTATTTCGCATGTCTCTCCAAAACTGGTGCCCCTTTCGGGGCGTAAAATGGTAGGGGCTTTCGCCCCCTCAAACTGGTGGGCCTTTCGGCCCGGAATCTTGTGAGGCTGACCGGGTAACAATATCGTCCGGCTCCCCGCCTCAATTTTACCCCTACAAGTATAGGGTCGGTAGTTCGTTTTCTTCCTTCACTTACATAATACCACGGTTTTGGGAGAATATGGGGATTTTTTTAATCGGCCATTTATTTACTGTGAACCTAACTTTAGTTCCCGATAACTTGTCTGATTTCCATTGGTTAGCCGTTCAGCCCGTATATCCCCGGTATTACCTCAAGGGCTGTCCAAATACTTCCCACCGGTCAACAAACCCGTCACTTCCTTTGTAACCCCGGATAAGCCGATTGGAGTTAATGACCGGATTAGAGTAAAGCGGCATCGTGGGAACCATAATGTATTCAGGTTCCCTCCCATGAAATTTCCAACCAAGTATGATACATGTTGTAGGGTGTCTCGGAGCCGCATTCGCCGCCGCTGTTCAAATAAGCGGCACTGTCATCATGCTCCACCCACCCTTCTTTGACCGTGACTTTGTAGCCGTCTCGGCGTAGCTTGGTGATGATTTTCTTTAGCTCGGCAGCGAACTCAAAATTCTTGAAAAACTTCTGTTCCCCGGCAAGCGGGCGGTCAGTCCAATTCTCCGTGGATAGCCGGTAGTCTTCAATTTTTGTTATGCCGTCTTTTATACGGGCGTCAATACGCCATTGAATGTCTTCGAGAGTTTTGGCGTAGTACTCTTTCCGCTTTTTCTCTTCCGCAGCCGCCCGCTGAACCTTGCGCTTGGCGGACTCCTCCACTTTCTCCCGAGCAATACGTTCAGCGTTGGTCTCAGCGAGCGCCCTTGCTTCCGCTGCCCTCATAGCCACTTCCTCTCTTTCCAATGTTTCACGATGGCCCCGGCGACGAGCTTGCTGACCTTATCCCGGTCACATTCCGGGGGAAGCGGGGTGTTCTTCTCTGCTTCGGGTACTTCATTCCGTAAAACCCCATATAGGTCTAATACTTCTTTTAGACCAAGTTTTCCGGTGCGAATGTTAAGCAGGAGGGTCTTCTCCGGTCGGGGGAAAGTCATCCTGCCGGTCCGCAAAAGCTCAAGACATTCTTGGATGCCTCGAATCATGTGCATAGCCGCTTGGGGGTCGTAGCCGTACTCTTCCTTCTCGGCTTTCCGGGTCCCGTGCTTACCCGTGCCCTCCCCAAGCATCCGGTGGAACTGGTTATCCGCCAACCCGATAAAGGCTTTCGCCGCCCGTGCGGACAGGAAGTCATTGGTGTTGGGCAGAATCATGGTGTCCCACACCGTGTTTGTATGCGCCTCCCGGTTACGCCTCACGCACGTGCTGTCCCGGTAGCCCTCATGGTCGCTTATGCAGCTTGGATACTCACACTGCTGCGCATCATAGGGGCAGGACCAGCGTGCCTTTGGCTCCAAGGATAGGTCCTTGATGCTGTCCGGGACAAACAGGAAGGAAAGCGCCGAAGGATTGCCCTTAAGCGCCAGACCCGCCCAACGGCGTAGGGAGTAAGCTTTGATGTCAACGTCCGCCTTGGTGTTCTTGCGCTTGTCTCCTGCCGTGCTAGCGCTCGCATGACCCATTTTACGAGGGTTCTCGTTGTCAAGTTGGAGTTCTTCTTCCGGGCGACCCACAAACACGCCGGACACATCAAGGTCGGCCTTGTCGTCCATCCGGGCACCATGCTGCCAACTCCCGGAGGCGAAGGCGAGAATCAGGCTATTGGGGGCAACCTCCCCAATCTCCACCAACGCTTGTTTGAGCTTTCCGTAGAATTCCATTAGAACACCGGTACCTTTGTGATATTTTCCTTGGTTTGCTGCGTTGTCTCCACCACCCCGCACCGTCCACAAGTCCTTATCCAACGGGGAATTTCCTGCCGGGGCACATCCGTGGGAAGTTGCCGGTCAACCCCCATGGTGCCGGGCGGGTCGCCAGCGATATGGTACGCTTCGTGGATGATGGGGTCATACACCGGTTTACTCCACGCATGGCAGCACCGCAACTCCGCCTCCGCCAGCCGTATCTTCGCTGATTGAAGTTCGTTCTCCAGCCGGACTACCTCTGCCCTGAACACTTGTACGGGTAGCATCACTCCCCCCATTTCTTGGGAAACCACCGCATCGGCGAGGTCTCCGGTAACTCTTCTTCCAACATCCTTCGGCGTTCCGGTTTATCGAAGAACTTTACCAGCCTGCGCAGGAAGTCCTTGGATATCTCAATCTCCCCGTCTGCGTAAGCGAAGATGTGTTCGGACTTCACTGCCAAGACCTGCCGGTACTTGTCCTCATCCTTTATGCCGGGCTGGTCAATGTCGTTGGGATACTTGCGCTGGAGGTCACAGATGTTGAAGGACTCCCGGCGCTTCTCCAATCCGAGAATGGGGTCGTCGGTATCCAGAATCAATCCCATGGTACCTCCTACAGTTTCCACCACTTCCCGTGACAGTCTTCCACTATCGTGGGGCAGGACGTAGGGAGTGGCTGGAAGTGTTGGTCAAGTTCCAGTCCGCAAACCTCACAAGGCACCTGTCCACTCGCCCGGTTGCATTCCTTGGCGGGCAAGTCTTGATTGGGTGCCAAGGTTCCGTGCCGCATCGCTTTGATTATGCGCTCCAAGTACCGGCACCGCTTTACCAAGAGACTTGTGGGATGTTTGGAACACTCGGTGATATGCTTCTTGACCTTCTCCGCCATGGTCTCCGGGGTGTCTTTGTCTCCGGGTTCAAAGGTGGTCTGGCAATAGATACACCTGACGTACATGCCCGCCCGGACATCCGCCATGACTTCGCACATCCCGCCGTACATTTCCCGGAGGATGAAGTTCTCCTGCATTACGTGGGCCGGGTCGCAGTTGGCTTCCAAGTGGTGAATGAAATCTCGGAGGCGCTGCGGCAGGGCGTTGATATCCTCGCTCGTACCTTTGAAGTCCGACAGGTCGGCTTTCATGTTACCTCTTTTTCTTGGTAGTTTTCTTGGCCTTCTTGACGGCTTTCTTGGCGGGCTTGGCCTCGGTCTTGGGTTCATCGTGAGGCAGCAAGCTCTTCCAGCCGTCCGAGGGCGGTTCATCCAAAGTTCCGTCCCGCCAGTCGATGGCTTCAAAGCCAACGCTGGACAGTTCGTACTTCTGGTCGTCAGTCAGGTCCAATTCCCCCTGCTGTTCGTCAACGTAATCGTTGAGTTCGTCCTCGCTCATATCCTCTTCGAGGACTTTAATCTGCACGTCGATTTTCGCCCAGTTGTCATCCCCGAAAAAGCTGTAACGGCGGATGCGGGGCTTCATCTCCGATAGCAGAGCGGCTTGAGCCTTAACCTGCTCTTCGGTCTTGGGTGTGATTGGCATACTACTCCTTGTCTAGCATGTAGACGGTGTCAGAAACCATGTAGTACAACACCGCCTTCTGGTCGTAATGCTCCATGGTCATGATAGCGACTTTGTCCATGGTAACCTTGTCGGTGAGAAGCCGGACGGGAATCATCGGTTCTCGGAGGATGGCGTTGCCCTCCTTGCCGTTACCCCATTCATCCTTCGCCGGGGCGGAGATAGTCATCCCGCCGCCCGTAAGCTCCCGGACTTTCTCGTCCCATATTCGGTGGTGGTTAAGCAAGAGCGGAATTCCCCTGCCGTCCGAGGCGGGCACCAAAACCTCCCATAGTTGTTTGCCGGTGATGAGGTTGCTCATTCTGCCTTCGCTTCCTCCAGCTTCCTGCGCTCTTCGGCGGCTTCTTTTTCTACTTGGACCAGAAAGCGCCGAAGCTGGTCGGTGGATATGGTGATGGTGTGGGCGGAAACAAGAGTACCATTTTCCCCCCACAACGTAACTTTAGTTTCGTCCCGAAAACAGGCCCGGTCGATAAATACTCGGTGACCGAAACCTTCAAAATTGTACGTCCCCTCACATGTGCCCATATGCCTCTATTCTCGGCGGTGGGCAATCAGTTCCAAGTAGCGGACCATCTCTTCCCCCCACCCCAGTTGTTCGGCGATACCCGCCATGCCCATTATCGACCCCCGGTACCAGCAGCACCGAATGCAACGAATATCATCCAAAGCCGTGTATCGGCAGTCTGGACAGTCAATCATTCCCCACAATGCCGTCCGAATCTGCCGGTGAATGGTGCGATGGATGATGTCAACTGTAGCCGGTGGTCCGCCATGAAGGCCGCACGCCTGCCCCTTGGTTTCAACCTCGTGTGGGCAATCGTGCTGTGTGCAGAGCGGAAAACCGTGTACCTTTATCGGTGCGTCGGGGATAGTGACGTTCATCGGGTCACTCCTTCAACTAATACTACTCTTTCGGTCGGGGTTTGTAGATGGAATTCAGAAATTTAACGAAAGCGGCCATTCCTTCCGGCGTGTCGATGTGGTAGAAATCAATGGCGAAGCCTTCGTTCTGTTCCAGTGGAGAGGGGCAGCCGCAGTGTCCATTCACCCGGACCTGCCGACCCCAAGTCTTGTGGAACTCTTCGGCGATGTCCGAGGGGATTCCCCTTCCGCTCGCCCGGTAGTAGTACCACGCTCGCTCGAACTTCCAGTGATGCCAGAAACCGTAGATGTTGGTCGGGGCCTCCTTGTAATAGCCATTGCCGCATCCTCGGAAGCTCTCAGGCATGGCGACTATTCCTTCACCCCTATCCAAGGTTCCCATGGGCAATCCCGCCGCCGTCAATTCCGCCGTGATAGCGTCGTCAACCTCTTTGAAAATGGCGCTCTCCTCGCCGCTGCCAACCTCTTCACTACTTAACCGGGCAAGATTGGGGAACACTCCGGGTTCGGAGTTGCTCGGGCACACCCCGGTGCTTGATATGACAAGACTCATGGTTCCTCCTACCAGAATTTTTTGATGAAGTGAATTGCTACATACAGCAAGCCGCCGCCCACGGCGATGCTCGCTAGCACGCCAAAAATCCAAACAATAAAGGCGACTTTGAATGTCGTACTCGGTTTGATTGTAGGAAACTGGTTCATGGGTTCCTCCCCGCTTTTTGTTTTATCCACTCTTTTGCGGCTTGTTCGGCGGAAAACTTTGATAGCCACTTGTTCTCACCCCGGACGTTCACTTCTACACCATCCACCTTGGCATAGTAGTGAATACCTCTCGGCCACTGTGTGACTTCAATCTTATTGCACTCAGGAAGCTCAAATCCTTTAACCATGTGGGTTTCTAAAAGTTCCAACCCCTGCATGTGAGCGAAGTAAGAGCCATTGTGATGGATGTAGACATGTCCATGTTTCTGAATGCAATCAAGCATGGATTTGATGATGCCATCGTCTACCCGGCAGGCGGACTCGAACAATGATTGCTCGTGTGCCATCCCATGGTAACAATAGACCGCCGCCAGCCCATTAACGAAGTGAGAGGGGCCGTCCGTGGACATTTCGCTCGGACCAACCTTGTTGGCGTCCTGATAGCGTTTTACTTCCGCAAAGGCCGCTCGGACCTGTTTGGGACGGCGAGCCTTCCAATAGGCGTTGAGTTCATCCTCCGACCGGATATCGAACCTCCAGCCGTAGTCCAACCCCATGGCAGGCCACGTTACGTGAGATACTCTCACTTCGCTCATGTTCCTTTCTTTATTTGACCCAAATCATGTCCGAAGTTACTTCCACCTGGCTTACGTCGTCGTCCACTGTTCCGTACTCCACGGTGTAGACGAGATTCCCATCTTCAACCTTTGCTTTGAAGGTCACACCGTTGTTGTATGTCATGCAATCTTTGGAGTTGTAAAAACGCACGGCGGTTCCCTCGGGAATCAGCTTTTCTACTTTAGCTAATTGGGACCTTAGAACTGGTTGGAGGGCGGGAGCAAAAGCAGGACCGGGCATACACTCGGTGCGAGCAAAATCATAAACTTCTCCGTCTGCCATTACGCCCGTTATTACACCAGCGCTGATGCCGTAGCTTTGCCGGTCATCGTTCATAACCACTTGGTCACCGTCATCAAGGACTTGACAAGCCTCTTCCCGTTCTTTCTTGCAGACCGGGCATTGACAAAGCCCATCCTCTGTGGCTTCGTCATCTACAGAACCGGTGTCACAGGAAAAGTCAGGGGTGGGTTTTCTGAACCAACCGATGAGGGCATCTCCAACGCTTTGGAAATAATGGAGTTTGCCGGGAAACCAGCGGACAACGGATGCCGCCACGGTGAGTTCCAATAAGGCATAAGACAGACCACCAAGCAGAAAGACAAGAACGGTGCGCATAATATCCTCCACTCTCAGTATACCACAGTGAGAGGGATTTTTGAGGATTATTCTTCGAGCGGCGGGTCCCACCCGTCGTGCGCCATGGGGAACTCGAACACCGGGTTCTCCGTCTTGCAGTAGGGTACAAACCCCCCAGTCATCGGCCTAATGGCGTAATACACGTTCTCCGTGTAGGTGTAGCGGAACTTTGCCCGTACGGACCAGAAAACCTTCCTTGTTGGCGTCCCACCGGGCTAGTTTGCCGTTTCTTCCCCACCCATAGTAGTAAGCGCCATGCTCAAGCTTCTCCAGAGGTATTGGCTCCGTGGCATCCTTGGTGGGGTCGGGGCAGTGGTCATCCCACCAGCCCCTTCCCTCCGAGACTACCTTAATTTTCCCGCATCGGATACATACCTGGTCTTGTTTTCTCTCTTCTTCATCCGTTGGGAATGCCATACACAAATCCTCCACTGGCGTTAAATTCTTCCTCCGTCAAGGGAATGGTGAATCGAGGGTTATCCAACTTGGCAAAAGGTTGAAACTCATCAAATCGAATCTCACCCGGCTTCGCATCTACCCAGTAACCGATGCACTCCGGGTAAGTGTCGTAAAACTTGGTGCGCCAATGGATGAAGAATCCTTTCTCATTCCACCGGGCAATGCTGGCGTTGCGGCAAGTGCCAGTGTAATAGGCACCGTGTTCGAGTTGGTCTTTAGGCAGCAATGATTCTCCACCTAATAATACTAGATTTTCCGCTATTTCCGCAGAGCTTCCAAATACCAATGGGGAGGCCACTCAAGTTCAGGGTCTAGGTAACCGGGGCGCATCTCGAAGCGGTATTGGTAGAGCTTGTTGACCGCTTTCATGTGACGGTCCCATGCACGGGCATCGGGATAGCACCAGTGTTGCTTGCCATCACGCTTCCAGTTGTAGACATCGTTCCAGTGGCATTCACGGAAGTGGGGGAATATAATATCGGTTTCGGGGTCTTTGAGAGCTTGGTGGACCCAAGCATTTTGAGAACGACGGACACCTCGGTGAGCTATCCGTTTGTCGTCCTTGCAGGAGCCGACACCACAGACAGCCACGTAGGGTTTGCGGTAAGAGCGGGACATTAAGCACCTCCTTTAGGCAGCCTAATGCACAGCCCCTCGTTCATCTTTAAAAGTAACATCCATACTAAGGACTCCGGTAGGTGGTTTACTTGGGTCCTTTTTCGTTCATACGATTTATCTCCTCCTTCATAAACCGCAGTTGTTGCAGAGTTTTTTCTGGTATTCCTTTGCATCCAGGATTGATGTTTTTTACCAAAGTTTGAAAAGCCACTGCCAAGTTTGCTTGGGCGGTCTTGATGATTAAGTACGGCCATATCCTACGAAGAATATCTTCAGCTTTTGAACTCGTCCATATCATCGTATAGCAGTCCTTGTGGATTTTCCTTCGCCCTTTTCTTCTAACCGTAGTCGCTCCCCATCTTTTCTCAAGGTAATTTTTGAGGGTTTCTGAAGTATTATAGACCCTTATGGATAGACGGTAAGCCTCCCGGCGCTTTGTTTCCCTTTTTACGATTGAAATGGTCCCTTCTCCATCTACGAGGGCAGCGAGATGAGAAGCACTTTGTACGGGGTCATTAAGGTCTGGAAACTCGTTCCTTTGTATTCCCCAGGTTTCTAGCCACTCTATCTCTTGAGAACTAAGCGGACATGGAGACGGATTTCCCGGCTTCCAAGGGTGGATATGGTCGGGGAGATTATTAAGTTCTGGGGGCCTCTGTCCGGTGTATACCCATATAGATGTTTGTAGGGCGTTAAGCAGGTTCCACATAGCTTGTGAAAGATGGGGTTCACTTCTGTCACCCTCTAAATGAGCGGTTATATGCCTTATAGCGCTATCAAGCAAATCCGCAATCTTCATCCCGTTCTCCCAATTACGGGTGTCTCCATTACCTGTTCCACCTGAGAGAAGGTCTCGTTGTTTGTTACCTATTTCATAGATGCGAGAAACCATCTTAACGGCTGTCCAGGGCATCCAGTGAAATGCTCCCTTGCCTATACGACTGTCTCGTTGTGCTCCAGTGGAATATATAGTCTCTGCTGTGGCACTTTTTTTGAATTGTTCCATGTTTATAGATACTGCTTTATTCTGATTTCTTCTCAGCTTTCCCTATGGCTTCTTTCACCTGTGGGAGGTCTTTTACCCACATGAGCCGGGGGTCATCCAGCATTTCCTTGGTGATGACGATGGGAGCCGGGGGCTGCATTGCTGAAAGCTGGATGATGGACTTAACCTGTTCCCGATGCATCAGGCACAGGTACAGAGCCAGCGCTCGAAGCATTTTGGAACTCTCCACTCACGAAGATGATACAGATTACAACCAAGGCAGTTTCACTTAGCATTTCTCTTCCCCCTTGCTTTGAATTCTTGAATCTGACCCACCATCTTCATGTGGTTCCAGAGAGACACCTGTAATGCCTCTATCAGATGGTAAGTCTGTAAAGACTCCCACTGCATCCCGCCAAGCTCCCATGGCTTGGCTTCCACCCCCTTGGGGTTGGCGACGGAGACGCTTTGCACACAGAATTTCTTCCAGTTTGCTAAGACTTTGGCGAAGTCAATCAACGTCTCCATGTTTAAGGCGTCATGTTTGCGGGTTGCCATTAACTCTCCTTGGGTACCGGAACTAGCCCCGACCCGTTACAGGTCGGACAAACTTTGTGCTTGGTCGGTTCGGGAGCCAATAGTCGGGGGTCATAGCTGCCGCATCCGGCGCAAACGTAGCACCCGCATTCCGGGCAAGTAATATGCCGGTATCCATCACAGCTACCGGCTGGCGCACAATGCTTACATGCAGGCTTGTCCATAGGACCTCCCATATAAAATACTCAGTTTTATGGGAAAATTAAATCATATTTGACAATGTTGGCATCTTAAAACTGAAATTCCTCGATTTATATGCCAACGTTGATGGTTTCCTAAGTTACTTTTACCTAGGTTCTTTGAAGCTTCCAAATGTTTAGGAGTTAAAAGGTATGGTCTTTTTATCCTTTTTGGCATTAATATACGGATGGGCATCACAGGTTTAATGCCTTGTTCTTTCTCTCTTTTGCGTCTAAGGAGTTGTGCATTTGACCTATTAGTATAACATTGTGGGGATTGAATAGCTCTACGAAGACTTTTTAACCTTTTTATTTCACTTTCTTCGTTTTTTGGTTGTTTAGAATAACACAAATGTGAACAGTATATTTTTTCTTTCCTTCCAAATGAAACAGAAAATGATTTACCACACACCGGACAGACCTTGTTTATCTTTGGTCTACTATTTAATTTCTTGGTTTCACTAATTTTTATATTAGAAAGTCTTTTAGTTTCAGAATTTCTAGGGTCTCTGTGCCAAGCCATTTTCATTTTGCTTTGATTTTGCTTCCATTCCTCAGAATGCGGCCCTGTAAATCCCTCTCCTCCCCGGCATATGTTGTACCCACACTCAGGGTCCTGCGACCGCAGGAACTTAATAAAGTCTCTTTCGGTCTGGTCAAGCTCTGTTTTATTCTGGATATCGGAACGTAGGGCGTAAATAGACCAGAGAGAAGACTGTGGATATTTTCTCATTGCATTGAAAAGGTGAGAACTTCCATTGTGCTGATGCCGAGCAGCGGATAACTTGGTTTGAAGATACTTTCTAAGATTGTTTCCCTTATGCTGACCGACATAATATTTGCCGGTCTTATGATTAACGATAAGATAAATGAACATTTTGAACTCTACTCCTATAAATACTTTGGAAAGTTCATTTTTCCATTATCTTAAAATATAGGCGAGAGTTAATTCATCATGGTCAAGGATGCGGTAGCTTTGCAGTTCGGCATCCTCGGGGACCACTCCCTCTTGCTTGAGGGTCTCGAAGGGGGGTAAAAAGCACTCTATCACGGGAAACACCCTCATGTGGGGCATGAGAATGCACACCTCTTCCATGTAGGGTGCCCCAATGCCGGTGTATCCTGATAAGAGAAAGCTTCTCAAGTGCTTGGCTTCCTTGGTCAAATAGCGAAGCTGCACTTTGACGTGATTGGGCATCACGGAAGCGATGCCAATTTTAGTATCCGGGATTTCAGCGGCGGCGGTCAAGGAATTTCTCCACAACACTGGCAATGTTTTGTACCGGAGGAGTTCCACCCGTGGGAGGAGCCTGTGGAGTCGTGGGGGTCGGGGGAGCCACGGCGGATTGACCCCTCTCCACTCGCTTATTGATTGTCATGGGTTGGCCGGTCTTCTGCTGGGTCAAATATTCCCGCAGATGAATGTCTCCCTCGGCAAGGACGATGTTTTTGAGACCGCTGAACATTAGCCGGGTTCGGCTTCCGGCTCCGGTGCTGAAAGAGGTAACCCGGACCCCTTCTCCCTCTTTTCCAAGGTAGGCGAAATCCATTTGATAGACATCAAGTCCGTGCCTGCCCAACAGAGTGTAGATGGTGTCGGAGTTAAGGTGGATAGCGATGGCAACCTCGTTCAGGGCAATCTCTTCCTCTCGAAGGGTGGTTTCACCGTCTTCGTCCCAGTACTCCTCCAAAAGGTCAATGATGGATTCCTTGGCGGCACTGATGACACCCCGGTCAGAGGTCATGCCGTACAGGAAAATCTCCATCTCCCACACTTTTCCGTGACTGAGGCTCTCCATTATCCTCATTCCCTCGTAAAGGGTAGCCAGCCGGTCTTCGTCAATCCACATGAAATCCATAATTTCCCCCTAATAAGGGGTCCAAAATCTGTTATTTGGGTGGGTGTTTTCCGAAAAGGCTTGAAAACAAATCACCGAAGTCTCCCCCATCTTTTCCGAATATCTGGTCTACAAACCGCTCACCAGCGGTCTGAGGCTGCGGGGGACTGCCGGGCGCTGGGGCTAAAGATACGGAAAGCTCCGCAACCTCGGCTATGCGGATAGTCACCGTCTCTCCCGAGGCTATCTTTCGGAGAGTCATCTCGCTAAGTCTCACTTGCGCTTTAGTCAAAACCCACCTCCGTTAAGGTTTCCTCACATAATCTTCCGCCATCCCGATTTCGGTCAAGCCGAGGTTACACTCACCGAGGAATTTCCTCGTAGCATTGAAGGAAGCTGTCCAGCGGGTCAGAGCGTCGGCGGATGGGTTGGGGGCCACAAAGTGGAAGATGCCTGCCTGTGCCATCTGCACGGCACAACGGATGCAACTCATGAAAGGCCACATGTAAAGAACGCACCCGTTTACCGGTCTATTGGCGAAAAGCAGGGCGTTGATTTCGCAGTGAACCACGTGGTCATATTTGTACGTCCGGTCAGCGTAAAGCTCGGGGTCATCCTTGGCTCCCTGCGGAAAGCCGTTGAATCCCACACCCACGACAGACTTGTTCGGGCGCACGATTACCGCCCCCGTCTTAGTACTTGTATCTTTTGACCATGAGGCTATGTGTGCTGCTAGTTCTAAAAATCGCCTATCCCATTTTTCGTTGAACATGCCACTCCTTTATGCTCTGGCTAATCTTTCTTCTGCTTTTAGGACTATGACGCCGAGAACATCTTTCTAATACTTGTTCGGGAGACAATTTTCTTCCCCTTAATGCCGAAGATATTCTGAGTTTTTCGTCCTTGGTCCGAGATTTCCCAAACTGGGGGTTACGTGCTCCCCCTTGGGCTTCCCGCATTTTCTCTTTGGTCTTGTCACTATGATGTCGCCCCTTCCAATGAGTAGGAACAGAGGAGTATCTTTCCCGCTGTGCTGTGGACATATTCTCTTTTGCTCTATCAGAAAACCTTCTGCCTGTGTTTAGGATACTTATAGAAATGGCGGCTTGCTGCCTTATATACTCGTACTCCCTAGAATTTATATGAAGCTCACAGTTCTTGCTATGTAGAAATCTATGCAAAGCCAGAATCATTTTACATCGGTTTCTACCTTCGGTAAACTTGGCTAGAAGACGGTGAGCAATGAAGTGCTGCTTTCCAGTTAGCCACACCAAGTTGTCTTTCCGAGAGCTACCACCCAAGGATTGGGGGATTATGTGATGAGATTCATAATATCTACTTAGCTCAAGAGGGCTGTTCTTAGCTTTATCTATAAGCTGGTAGTAGATTTTCTGGTAATTCATTGCTATACCTTCTGTATAAGGATTGCATAGTCAAATGTGCTGGGGTCTTTAGACTAACTGGTCTCCTTTGGTCGCTCCGGCATGATTATTGGTATCAAGTCATCAAAAATCACGGGAATGACTCTCTGGAACTCCTTGAGTAGTGGTACAGCAATCTCTTTCATCTGAACGTGCGCCCCGGCGTTGCAGGCCCGCTTCTTGAAGAAGTTTCGCCAACTTGTGAGGTTCAGGCTCATGATGATTTCGGTCTTGAGACTGTTGGGAAGGACCGACCGAGCAATCTCCGGGCGTGCCCCCAAGCGGCGAAGCTCATTGTAAGCTTTTTCCGCTTCGTTCATGGCATAGGTCCAGACATCGAACTGCGCCGAGGTCATGAACTGTTTGATGTCGATGACTTGAATCTGCCCCGCCTTGGTATAATCGCAATAGCGGGTAGACTCTTGCAGATAAGCGGCGATGCGGTGCCGGACTATTTCATGGCTTATGCCCCGGTCACAGACTACCCGCACGGTAATCATATGGTGGTCGGCAATGCCCTCATGTTTGAGGGTATGGAGAAGTTTCTTCACGAACGCCTTCGTGCCATCCATGTCCGTGGTCTTGGCTTCGGACTTGTAACAGTTGCGAGCGTACTTCTCTATCTGACGGAGAATCTTCTCGCCGTCGTAGTCTTCCTCAATGTGGACCTCTGCCAGTCGGATAATCAAAACGTTTCTTCCGTGGGTAGTTGTTTGGCTACTTCCTCCAGCGTGGCGGCAATCTTGTCTACAAACTCATCGTGGGTGTAGGTCTTCGGTTGTTCCACCTCATCCCCCCGCCCCCGGATATAAGTTCCGTCACCCCGGTGGAGCATACTGATGTCTGGACCAAAGCTGTCGCAATCTTTATTGCTGCATCCGTCCCCACCGCTACAAGTGAATGTAAATTCCTGCGGGTAGTTCAAGGCGATAACTTGGAAGTCCGCCTCGGGGTTAACCCGCTTTAGACGTTCAATTAACTCTTTGACCTTGATATTTTTCATATGTCACCGTTCGCCTACTTATCTGGCGAGTCGTCGTTCACTTACTTGGGGAGTAAGTCCTTTCGCATACTGATGTTATGCCCGCCACAGAAGAGACAATCTCCATCCCCGTTGGTGTCAGTTCCTACACCGCACTTGGGACATGGGACACCGTCATGTATGGGAAAGGTTTCTTTTTCCTTCTTCGCCTTCACCGCATCGGGCATCACGATTTCATAGTGAAGGTCAGACTGGGAGTTCAACCAACGGATTGCCTTATCAGCATGTTCAAGAAGAATCTTGACTCGGGCACGATTGAAGGTCGGGTAGATGACCATCTCGCCGCTGAATCCCTGTAGGTGCCGTTTCTGGTCGCAGGTAGTGTCTCCGTAGACTTCAACGTGAATGAAGCCGTCCGCAGCAACCGCCTCCGGGGGAATTTTTAGTGGACCCGAGGGCGTTTCAAAGGCCATGAAGTACATGTGCATAGGGTCCCGGAATTCTATATCGGCGTGCGGACACACCCGAACTTCCTTCTCAAAATTCACCGTGAAATCAAAGCTCTTGGTGATAACCTTGGGTGGATACCGTTTGACAAACCACTTGGGGAACTTCGGATGTTGTTTCAACATATCCCACCACGTCTCTGGCAGCGCCAGAGTTTCTGTGACCGTTTTGGTTCCGGTCTCATGTTTGTTGCTATCCCGGAGAATCCACGCCGTCAGGTTCATCACCATGGCTCGCATGGTGTGTTCCAACCGGGTATGCAATTTCAGGGTGTTCTTGACCTGCGGCATTTTGTTGAGGTCTTCAATAAGCCGGTCATTCTCTTCATCACCCTGTACAAACACACGGCTAACTCCGACGTGCAGGGGTTCCAGCATGTACTTCGTCTCCCGATACTCAGGAGGAAACTTCCCCATCCGGTCGAACATTATAAATCTCCTTAACGTTAAAGCTGTCTGCCCGCTCGCCCCGCTGGAATGAGAGTGCCATGGCGATAATCCAGTTGGCGTTGTGAACTAAGTCGGTGTAGTCTTGTAGGTCCCGTACCACGTGGATGCCCACGGTTTCATCAGTTTGAGTTGCTACCTTGTCATAGGCGGGACTGACGGTCCAGAAGAACCACACTCGTGCTTCGGGGAAGTCCAAGGTGCAGATGGTTTTCCAATCGGTGTGCCAAACCCCTGTCTCCTCGAAAAATTCCCGGCTCATGGCACCGAGGGGGTCTTCATCTTTCTCTACCTTCCCGCCCACTCCGTTGAGCAACCCATATTGCCATGATGGCCGGTTTTTGCGAATGAGAACAATCTTGGAGAAATCGGGGCTGAACATATAGCCGACGACATACCACTTCTTTGTGACCAACTCTTGCAGTTCACCAATCAAGTTGTTGGTACGCTTGATGGAAAAGTCCAACTCTGTGGTTAAGCCCATGGTACATAATACCAGTTTTTACCACATTATTGGCGAACCAAAAATGTGATGACCGCCCGGATGCACAGGACAGGAAATGTGGACGCCCTCGGGTGGAATGACCATCCACAGGGGCTTGTTAAGAGTGCAGCGGGCATCCCTCCACATAGCGATAATACGTCAAACGCAGCCGACTCTGGTCTGTTCTTTCCACTCATCCGCCCATTGCGCATAAGCGACGATTGGGGCATCCGTATACATTGGTGGGTAATGTAGGGTAGTGGCAAACATCGTCGCCAACTTACGAGAGTCTTTATCGTGAACGCTCTGCCCGTGGCTTTTGAGACTATCGAGATACCGGAACATGTCATCGTGTGTAGGAACCATACCCCATAATACCATCTCCGCCGTAAAGAAAAACCGGTTATAATCCGCAAAAGTGAGTATCATCTTGTGATGACCCTTTGTACTCGGGTCTCTACTTTAGAAAACTTGCGGAGGAATCATGCCAGAGATTCAGGGTCAACTGGTGCTTGCCCAAAACCAGTATGCCTTCATTCAGGACGCCACAAAGGGCACTGTCTCGGTCTATGCCGGGCCGTATGTCCTCGCTTTGTCAGGCAACGACCGCCCGGTCACCTACAACAAGGAAACCGACACCTTCACCCAAGTCCAGCTTACCGAAGCCATCAAGCAAAACCCGCTGGTCCCCGAGGGACACTACTTGGTTCTCGAAAATCCCGCCATCGACAACAAGGGAGAGTTGACTTTCCCCAAGGCGGGAAGCAATAATCCCATCAGTTTGGAAGTCGGACGCAAGATTAACATCCTCGGTCCGGCGACCATGCCGCTCTGGCCCGGACAGGTAGCCCAAGCCATCTCGGGTCACCACCTGCGTTCCAATCAGTACCTCGTGGTTCGGGTCTACAATGCCGAGCAGGCAAACAAGAACTGCCCGACGTTCCTCAAGTCCACCGGCAAAGACCTCACCCCCGGTCAGCAAATCGTCATCAAGGGTACCGACGTATCCTTCTTCATCCCGAAGACCGGATTCGAGGTTCTGCCGGACGGCAACAACAACAATGCCTACGTGCGGGAAGCTCTCACGTTGGAGTTGCTGGAATACTGCATCCTCTTGGACGAAGACGGCAAGAAGCGCTACGAGCGGGGACCGCAGGTCGTATTCCCCGAGGCAACCGAGCGCTTTGTCCGCAAGAGCGATGACGGCGATAATCAGCGAGGCAGCTTCAAATTCAAGGCCATCGAATTGAACGACCAGATGGGCTTGTATATCAAAGTCATCGCCGATTACGAGGATGAGGACGGCACCAAGCACAATACTGGTGACGAACTCTTCCCCACGGGCAAGGAACAGCGTATCTATTACCCCCGCCCGGAGCACGCCCTCATTGAATACGACGACCCCGGCAAGGGATTCAAGCGCCAGCGCTATTACGGCGTCACCATCCCCAAGGGTGAAGGCCGCTACGTCCTTGACAAGGCGGCAGGAGAAATCAAGACGGTCACCGGACCGCAGATTTTCCTCCCCGACCCCCGCAATCAGGTCATCGTCCGCCGTGTGTTGGATGACCGCAAGGTCCGGCTGTGGTACCCCGGCAACGAGGAAGCTGCCGCTTTCAACGCCCAACTGCGGTCCTTGTCTGAGAACTCCGCTTCCTATCTTGCCGAGTCTGCACTCCTGTCGGCGGCAGCGGATGCCAGCCGCAGCATCAACCGGGGCACACAGGGAAACAAGAGCTACGGCGGCGACACCATGCGCCGGGGCACGAGCTACACGCCTCCGCCCATGCTGACGCTCAACACCAAGTACGATGGTATCCCCAGCATCAACGTCTGGACCGGCTGGGCAGTGCAAGTCGTGGACAAGTCCGGTAATCGCCGGGTAGTTGTGGGTCCGGCAACCGTGCTGCTTGAGTACGACGAAACACTCGAAATCATCGAACTGAGTACCGGCAAGCCGAAGACCACCGACAAGTTGATTCGTGACGTGTACCTGCGCATCGACAACAACTTGGTCAGTGACATCGTGCGGGTCGAAACCAAGGACTTGGTGCATGTCGAACTGCGGCTGTCCTACCGAGTCAACTTCCTGCGGGAGTATCAGGACAAGTGGTTCTCCGTGGAGAACTACGTGAAGTACCTGTGCGACCACATGCGCTCCCTGCTCAAGGGTCAACTGCACAAGCAGGGCATCCGGGAAGTCATGCAGGACACCGCTACTTTGGTCCGGGACATTGTGCTTGGCACCAAGGATGCGGACAAGCGCCGGTTCCGTCTGTTCCCGGAAAACGGCATGGAGGTCTACGACGTTGAGGTACTCGGAGCGCAAATCGCAGACGCCGAAATCGCCAACCTGTTGAGCGAGGGACAAATCGCAGCGGTGGAATCGACCATCAAGCTGTCCATGGACGAGCAGAAGCTTGAGAACGTCCGCCGCAGCACGGCTATCCAGACTGAGATTTCCGAACTCGAAACTCAGGCAAGGACAGCCAAGGAGAAACTCAACCGGGAGTTGTCCGCCGCTGTAGCCGAAACCGCCATGACTCAGTTGGAGTTCAACATCAAGCAGGCGGTCCGGGAACGGGAAGCGGAAATCGAGGCTGAGAAACAGCGGGACGCCATCCAAGCCTCCGTGTTCGCCCGGCGAAAGGCGGAGAACGACTACGACATCATCCTGGAGCGGGAGCGGGTCGTCTTCTTCGAGAGGCGCATGGCCGCCATCGTCCCCGACCTGATCGAGGCCATGAACACGCTCGGCCAGACGGAGTTCGCAACCAAGCTGGCCACGGCTGTCGCCCCGCTGGCGATCAACGAGCAGCTCGGCCTGGGCACGACGCTGGAACGGGTCTTCAGCGGCACGGGCTTCGAGACGATCCTGGCGAACATCAGTAGCCGCAAGAAGACACTGCCCAAGTAACAGGACCGGGAACAGAAGGAAAAAGGGGGGAGCCAGCAGTGGTTCCCCCCTTTTGTTTTCAGGGATTTTGGCGGAGGAAGGAGGAATCGAACCCCCAGGGTTTGCCCTGCCCCGGTTTTCGAGACCGGTTACGGACCATTCCGTGGCATCCTCCGGGACTTGGCGGTGAGAGGGAGACTCGAACTCCCATGGGTATTACCCCAAGCCCCGCTTCCAACGGGGGGCGATGCCAATTCCGCTCATCTCACCGTAAAAATGGAGGAAAGCTGGGGAATCGAACCCCCGTGGTTTTATCCACGCCCCGGTATTCAAAGCCGGTTACAGACCATTCCGCAGCGCCTTCCGAAAATGGCGGAGAGGACTGGATTTGAACCAGCGGACCCCCTTACGGGGGTCGGCAGTTTAGCAAACTGCTGGGTTAAGCCACTCCCCCACCTCTCCAAAAACTATGGGCGCTTGGACAGGACGCTTCCTGTACCCCGATGCCAGATACATCCCTCGTCAGGGCATGGCCTGCTTGCACATCGAGGTCGTGGCTTATTCAGCCAGCAACCCAATCTGGTGCCAGAGGGGGGGCCTCGAACCCCCATGTCCGTTTAATGGGACGCCAGTTTTTGAGACTGGTGCGTATACCTACTTCCACCACTCTGGCAAATCTGGTGCGAGAGGAGGGAGTCAAACCCTCACTCGGTTTCCCGAACCAGCTTCTAGGGCTGGCGTGTCTATCAGTTCCACCACTCTCGCAAAATTGGTGGCCGAGGTGGGAGTCGAACCCACAAAATCTCTTCCTTCTGAGGGAAGCGCCTTTGCCAATTTGACCACTCGGCCAATGTTTTTACTTCTGAAATTCTCTGTCTGAGAGTGGCAATTAGGACAGATGAATTGAACATTATTCTTTTGGTTGTCCCTGTTATCCCCATTTTTGTGGTTAATTTCTAAAACAAGCAATCGACCACGCCACTCTGGAGAACAACCACATTCATCACATACGTAAGGAATCCCAGACTCAATCATCGCTCGTCGTAACCTGTTGGTTGTCTCTTTTCTTCCATTACGACGATTAAAAATTAGAACTTCAGTCCAATGGAGTTTTCTTGAACCACCCGTATGCTCAAGCCCACTGTTCCGTCGTGTACCGAGAAAGTGAAGAGTACTAAGTTCATAATCTTTGATTCTCTCAATTAAAAGCCTTTGAGTTCCTCCTCCTTGCTTTATCCCCAATCTTCGGATAATCTCAGCATAGCTTTTGCTATCGGCTACGATAGGAGCAAGCAACTCCTTTGTATACTTGATATGTTTCATATGGCAGACGCTCCTTACATATGTACTGCGTAGCTACCATATTTGATTTTGGTGCGGTCGGGGGGACTTGAACCCCCACCCCTTTCGGGACCAGACTCTCAATCTGGCGAGTCTACCAATTCCACCACGACCGCATAAACTATTAGCAGCGTCAAGGGACCGGTGACACCGCTGTGGTTGCCCTCACGGTATGTTCTCGTGTCCTACCGCATTCTTCCACGGAACGCTGCCAAAACTTGGTGCCGGGAGCAGGATTTGAACCTGCGTAGCCCACAGGGGGCGTCTGTTTTACAGACAGATGGTTTTAGCCTCTCACCCATCCCGACAAACAAAAAAGGCGGCTTGTTAGCCGCCTCGTCTTACCCGAATTTGGTGGTCTTTATCCGTCCCACCCATCGGGCAACACGAGGCCGCTAAGCAGCAATGAGCTACTATACGATAACGAGTTGGACGATAGGTTCTTCATTTCATTCTCTCGTGGGGGCAAATACCCCCGTTTATTTCACGACCCAAGTTGCAGTTAAAACAGAGTACCCGATAGCCTGTTGGATACCCATTCTGCTTTAACCACAAGTAGAACTTCCAACCCCAACCGGTGGTCTTTCTGTGTGCCCCTCCTCCACCGTTTATGTGGTCTATAGTCAGAAAACTTAATTCAGCAACCAAGCACCCCGGACACTGACATCTTGGATTACCACCACGACCGGTGACGATTCAAGTTCGAGGTTCGGACCAGACGATTGGGACTTTTCGTAGAAGTGACAAGGAGATGGCAAAATGACTGACGACGAAATCAAGGACTATGTGGATACACGGATTGAGGAGGCGCTCAGGTCAAGACCCTCTGCTATTCCCAGCCGTAGGATTTATCCAGGAGATGAGCTAGCCGCTCTTGAATCGAAGCTGGAAGCAACGATTTCACTTCTGACAAAGCTTGTTGACGGCTTCGACTTGGCAGCCCTCGAAAAAGAATGTAGCGTCTTAGAAAGTCGTACACAGGACGCCGCAAACCAAGCGGTAGACGATTTAATGGGTCATACGGGTAGGGAATAAGGGTTTGTTCTATTGTGCTCTGCATGTAGGCACCTTCGCCTCCAATTTGAACTCGTCAGTGTTAACTTTACGCCTTGGGCACAAAGTCAGGAAGCCGCCCGGACTCCTCGTGTGATAGAATCTCATTCGCTTCTTGCAGTGCCCTTGTATAGCTTTCATAAACAGAAGGGGAGGGCTGGAACTCCGATGCCTCGTTATCCTTTTGTTGTGTGCGTTGCTGACTCTCGCCCCATTTGGCTCCCATGTCCCAAGCCTCCAGAAACAACGCCAAATCAACCCGAGTGGCCCACGGAAATCTTGTCTCAAAAACTATGCTGTCCCGAATGCGGCCATACGTTTCTTTACACGGAACGACATGTCCAGTGGGAGTTAATTCCGCTGCACGCCCTCAAGCGTTCAACGCTTATTGACGAGGTGGTTTTGGACAAGACATCCGAAGCTCTAAGGACGCAATTTCAGCCTTTACTTCATCAACTGGAAACAGCGGCGGGCAAGGAGGGTGCGCCGGAGAACGAGAGGACCGCAATTCTACGAGAAATCGTAGAAAAGCTAAGTAGTCTCCATCGTCCATGACGACCCACTTCCCCGAGCTTTTGAATTTTCCGTCGTGCAATCCGCCGATGACTCTGTGCATCATGATGTAACCTGCGTCGTCCATAACCAATCTCCCTTCGATTGAAATCAACTGGAATTTATTTCCTTCACCTGGCCAGCGCCCACATAGTCTCTTCCGGCTGGTTCAAAAACTCATGCGAACTTCGGGACCGGAGTAGTGGTTGATTGCTTCGAGCCTTAACCGGTCTCGATAGGCTTTGTGGTTTTTCCTGTCTCTTTCCAGTTTTTCCACATTGCCTCACTCAGGCACCGGGGGGTCGTAAAAGATAGGAGGGTAACTGAGGCCCCCCGGTCCTGTCTACTGCAACGACGGACGAAACGACTCACTTCTCAAACGGTGCTTCTACTTCTCACTCATATAATACCACCGGTAGTCGAAATATTGCAGAATTTTTTATTCCGGCCATAGATTTTGCGTCGGCGGGGACTGCCTGCTTTAGCTGGCAGAGGAAGCCGACGTACCCCCTTTCAAAATAAACTCCAAATTTCCTACTTTCTGTGGTATTATATAAGTGGCGGTCTCAAAGCTGAAAATGCTGGTTATCGCCACTGATTTACCAGTCATTCTAACTTGATACAGGGGCTCGGATAAGCCCTTCAAGCGTTAACGCAAGCGTAGTAGAGCTAAGCGTAGCTTGAGAAGCCGTCGCCTTTAGGCGACGGAGAAGTCACGCAGAAGCGTGGATACAAATATAGTGGAGACAGTAAAGGAAACTGTATATGAAACTACCATGGAAGTGCCCGGCCTGCGGAACGGTTCACGTGCATCCCACTGATGGGTGCCGACACTGCAACCGTCCGACTGAGGAACCCGACCCGATTTTCAGTCTCGGCTCCCGTCCAATTGAGGGAACCAAGCTTACCATGCGGGTAGCAAAATGTCGAACCCCACAGGAGGGATGTGATGTTCTTTTTTTCACACATAGCCGAGGCTTTCAAACGGTGGAAGAGAAATAAGTCCTTCATGGAAGGCGGCACGCTGTTCATGGGGACGCCGGGCGGGGAGATGGTCAACATGGGAACCATCACCGACTTTAAGATGACCATGAAAGAACCAAGTGATGAACAGCAGGTTCGTAAGAGCCTCGAAGAAGGCAAGTGCCCCGACTGCGGCAACATGAAATTCCTCCCCGGTCCCTGCGGCGGTGGAAGCCAGAACTACATGTGCGCTGCGTGCGGGCACCGTTTTAACATCGCCTCCATGGGCGACACTTTGATTCTCGCTGAGCGCATCTAGGAGACGCTATGAGAGACGCCGCCATCCCGATGAGTGGGAGAGTGTGGTCTACCCGAGGGGGAAGAGGCCACTACGTTGAACTCGAAGGCCGGGACATACAGGCTGTGATAGCGGACGAATTATACGAACGGTGGGAAAAAATCGAAGAGGAGAGCCCCAAAGGAAAGCCGGAAAGCCCACTCACCAAGCGGGATGACATCACCGCCTTCCTCCTCTTAGACAAGCTCCAACCCGGCACAGATGATATGGTCTCCTGCGCCGAGCACGACCAAATCTGGCTGGGCATTGACACGGCGGAATTGGCGAAGGTCATCACTGATGAGATTCGCATTCTCGTGCTGTGCGGTGTTCACATGGAAACGGGCGGGCAAAGCCTCTATATGTTTCGATGAGGTAATATGAACGAAAAATGCACACAAACCTTGGACAGACATCCATTTCCTATGGGGAGAGCATACCCGGACTCCCTCACCCCCGTGGCGGAGTTTAACATCAGGGGCCGCATATTGAGCCTCTACACAGTCAAGGGCTACAGGCCGTCTGAGAACTACTCCCTATACTGGAATGATGAGACCAATCCCGTCCAGCATAACATGACTCCCTATGAGGTATTCAAGGCATTAGAGAGCCTCCTGGAAACAGAAGCCAAGAAACACCGGGACCAAGAACTTGATTGGCTGGTGGAATACTCATGAGCGACCTGATTATCACTACCGGATGGTACTGGGTAGTGTTCAAAATCAGCCAACGTCTGGAGATATTGCATTACACTGCCCTCGAAGAAAAAGGGTTATGGCAGGCTTTCGGCGACGACTTTGAGTACGATGCCGAAGATTTCGTCGTGTGGGGGCCGATTGCCGCCCCGCCGTATCTCGGCTGCGGGTGGTGCAATGCCACGGGTTTCAAGCCCAACCAGCCCACGATAGAGCAATGCTCTCACTGTGGTGGTACCGGGCTATATTCCGTAATGCGGAGGCTACATGGAGAAGACGAAGAAGAAGGCACCCAAGTTAACACCAGTGGCGGAGTTTGACATCTATTGCCCTTATTGCCAAGAGAGCTTGCACGCCAAAGTGGCGAAGGGGCCGAAAAAGCACCAGCTTACGCTGGAAGCATGCGATTCCTACCCCACCACGGCTGAGGAAGAGAAATGAAAAAGTTCGGCAGACTCTACATCGACATTGACGACACCATTATGGGCAGGTATCGCCAGCACACCTTCCTCGAACTGCGCCCCGGCGTCATCAGTCAGCTTCGAGTCCTCGCCAAACTGTTCGACTGCTACTGGCTCACCTGCTGGCCATGGGAAAATCCGCCGAGCAACATGGACATCCAAACCCTTCTCCGAGTTCTCTACGCCCACGACCTCGTCAAGGACATCAAGTATATGAACTGGGGGCACGGAGACCCGGACGAGAAAGCCGGGGCGGTGCTCAAACCCGGTGAACCACAGGACTTCTGGTGGTTGGAAGACCAGCTTGGTAAGGCTGAATTGGCCGCTTTAGAGCGGGCCGGTAAACTTGACCGTTACATTGAAGTCGAGTCCGTAGGTCCGTGGAAGTTCGCCGACGCCTGTTTGGAGCTTTTCAAGCGCACCAAAATCAACCACGAAAACCTCATGAAAGCTGGAGGAAGTTTCAAGGTATTCCGCAAAGAAGACTTCTTCACCCCCGTCATAGTCACCCCCGTCTAAGGTAAGAAATTGCCTTTTCAAATAACTTCATATCATCCCTCCACCTAGCAAGAATCCAATTACAACGACGACAGAGGAGACCACGCACACACTTTCCACAAGATGTTTTTCCGGGACAGCATGAGTGGTCGTGGTCTACGGCTAAATTTATCACTCTACCCCTTACAACCACTGTCTCAGGCTCTCCGCATATAGCGCAAACCCCACCTTGTTGGATAAGCATCTCATTGTATTTTTCTACTGTAATGCGGTAGCACCTTCTCAGATTCTCAAAGTTGTAGCCTCGCTGCAATCGTCTAGCTTTTTGGGCATCATTATGACACTTTTTACAATAAGACTGTAAACCACTACTCTTGGCGGAGTTCTTAGTAAATTTTGACTTATCCGTTTCTCCACACTTTGCACACTTGGTACTCATTTATTCCTCCTTTTAAGTAAAATGATAGACAGCTAATTGGGGGTTAGGGTGATTAAACGGGATACTAAGCTCTTTAGAGAGGAGTAATGGGCAACTCGAATTTCATTCCGATTTGGACTCAACTCGCCGGGTATCCTAACGGCCCCTACCAGCAAACCCTTGCACCTGCTATCACTAAATCTGTGGGAGCGGCGAGTGCCGGGGCAATACCGGTTCTTGGAGCCAATGGACAACTTGACCCCTCCTTTGGGGGAGGGAGCGGACCGACCCCCTCCATGACTTTTTCCGCTTCCCCCAGTGTGGCGGAAATAGGCTCTACGGTTGCTTTGGTCATTTTGAATTGGACTCTCTCCAACATCACTGCCACATCACAGGTCATCACCGGCAGCGGTATCACCGGCTCGGTATCCGTCAGCCCCGGCACGCTGACCTACCTAGTGAACGGGCCTTTCACCAGCAACTCAAGCTGGAGCATCAACATAAACAGCGGAACGTTGACCGCCACGGCGACCCTGAGCTTCAACAGCAAGCGATACTGGGGTGTCAACGCCAGTGCTTCGCTCTCCAATTCCGACATCCTCGCTCTGCCCGGAACTCTCTCCGGGGGCAGCGATTTCACCCCCAACTTTGACCTCACGGTTTTTTACAACTGCTCGGGCGGGCCGAACTATCCGTACTTCTGCTTCCCGGCGTCCTACGGTATCCCGACCAACGTCACGGTAAGCGGATTGAGCTTCACCTCCTTTACCACGACACCGCAATCGTTCACTAACGCCTCGGGATATACGACTACCTATAACGTTATTAGGTTCAACTTCTTACAGACAGGAGCGTCCATAAAGACCGTCTGGGCTTAACATGCCGACACCACTCACAGGAGTAAACGTAGCTGCGCAGGTTGTCCCGTTCACCGACGCCGACACCTTCCCGACGCACGAGGCTATCTACGGCCTCGGGGGATGGCGTGAGGTAGACGACTACACCGCCCGTGACGCTATCCCCCAGCTTCGTCAAGAAGTCGGCATGATGGTGTACGTCCGCTCCGACCAGACCTTCTGGCAGTTGGTCACCGTGGGGTCGCCGGGCACCTACTCCCAAGTTCAGATGGGTTCCTCGGGAGCGACTGGGCCAACTGGGTATACCGGCTACACTGGCCCCGGCAATTTTACGGGTTATACAGGGTATTCTGGGCCGACCGGCTACACCGGGTTCACGGGCTATACCGGCCCCGGTAACTTCACAGGGTTCACTGGGTATACGGGTTACACGGGAGCAAGTGGCTACACGGGGTATACCGGCCCCGGCAACTTTACTGGGTTTACAGGGTACACCGGATATTCCGGCCCGAGCGGGTACACTGGCTATACCGGGCCGGGTAACTTCACAGGTTACTCTGGGTACACGGGATACAGTGGGTTCACAGGCTACACGGGCTTTACCGGTTATACGGGATACCTCTCTGCCACGCCTCCAGCCGTGGTGCAGGCGCAGGCTGTCAAGTCCAACTCCACCTCGTTCACCATCACCTTGGCTACCACGCCGGTAGCCGGGAACACGCTCCTCTTCTTCCTTGAGGGCAACTACTACGGGGGGACGGTCACCCCACCGGCAGGCTTGACGCAGCAGACTTCCTACTCGTCCGGCTCGGACATCGTCGTCACCGTGTGGTCAAGGACGGTGATCGGCGGTGATGGCGAGACGTGGGCAGGAAGCGTCGGCGTCAACAACGGCAATATGTATTGGAGCGTGGTGGAGGTCGCCGGTACGCCCTCGCTCGTCTTCGCCAGCGGCATAGCCACGATTAACAACGGTGCAGGCACGCTCACGTCCTCCACCATCAGCATCAATACCGCCGCCACGGTCTTCGGCTCGTTCTGCTGCAACAGGGCGGCGGTCTCCTACGCATTCTCGTTCAATACCCCTCCCCTTAGCTCTCCCTACACCAACACCATCACCTTCAGTGGCGGCTCGGGGTTTGACGGGCAGCAGTTCTGCCTCGGCTACGCATCGTCGGCAAGCATCCCCGTGGCACCCATCGTGGCGAACTTCAATACCCAAGACCCTGCCGCCACCGCCTACTATGCCTCGGTCATCTGCTCCGTGCTGCCCGTGGGAGCACAGGGACCCACAGGCTACACGGGACCCAGCGGGTATACCGGCTATAGCGGGTTCACCGGATATACGGGTCCGGGCAATTTCACCGGTTACACTGGATACACCGGCCCAACCGGGCCGGGAGCGTTCACCGGCTACACCGGTTACACGGGCGCTGGAACAACTGGTTATACGGGCTATACCGGGCCGGGGAATTTTACGGGGTATACGGGGTATTCCGGCTATACTGGAGATACTGGCCCGCCCGGTTCGGCGTCTTCCACAGGTGCGACGGGGTATACGGGTTACACAGGGCCGAACATTACTGGATATACCGGCTACACTGGGCCATCTAGCGGCAGCACCTACCCGTTTTCTGGCCTCACCCCGCCGACCACCTCCAGCTTCTTTTGGGTCAACCAAGGAACGTCCACGCTGATAGCCCAGAATAACATGCTGGCACTCAGTGCCACAGGTAACGGGGCGGACAACATCCACTTCTATGGTGTAAACCTCCCGGTCACTCCTTGGACGGTCATTGCGGCTCTCATCATCAAACCCCCCATGTTCATGTACAGCACCAGTACCATTTACAACGGCAATTGGTGGGAGGGTATTGCTTTGTCGGACGGGACGAAATTCAAGACGTTTGACATCGGCAAGGGAAACAACGCTGTGCCGGTATTGGAAATAGACTACTACACCACTACCAGCGCCTTCTCCCACAATGTTGCAACTTCCATGTACATCTTCCCGCCACTTTTCTGGATGAAGATTCATGACGACGGCAGCACCCGGACTTACTGGTACAGCACTGACCCGACGAATCTCGATTGGCAGCAGGTTTACTCGGAGACCCACACCAACGACGTGACTCCGACCATGGCGGGATACGTCATCAATCTGTATGGAGCAAACTTGAACGGCATTACCGTCACTACCGGGGCGTTCCTAAGCTGGCAACTACTGAGTTCATAGTATTATTCTTTATGAAACCGCAGCTTTCTGAAATCCTGTCAATGGTTCTCAACCCCAAGGGGAAGCCCGAGGTAGAGGAGACCATTCAACACATCCTATTATTTTACAATGACCCCAAGCGTAAATGGCAGAACGCCGATTACCTGTTACTGGGTATCCATGAGCATCACCGGCTTCTCGGCGTATATCCGGTTCGTGATGCCATGGCAGCATGGCTCTACCACGCCGCTGAACCTAATGATGAGGAGACCGGGGTAGTGGCTTTCCTCCGGGATAGCCAAAAACTGGGATTCACTTTCGATGAAGCGGAGAATTACGTCATTCCCCTCATCACCCAATCCCGCCCCTCTCTAAAAAGTTCCTCCGTGGTGGGGGATATGCGCATTGCGATATTGGGACAGAGCCGGGTGAAGTATCTCGCCTATTCCAGAAAACTCCAGCAATCATGGAAATTTCTTGATCCCCAACAATGGGAACAAGGGAGAATAGCCGCTCTAAAGGAACTGCTTTCCCGTCCCCGGTTGTATTTCCGGAAGGAGTTTGAGTCCAAGATGGCGGCGATTGCAAAAGAGAATATGCAAGTGGAGCTTTCCCTGCTTGGTTACATTCTTCCTCCCAAGGAACCGGAGCCGGTGGAAGTGCTTGCTTCCCCTGTAGTGCCTATAAGAATATTGAGCATGGAAGAAATAGTCAAAAAGCAAGAGGAAGCCAAGGCAGCGTCAGGTGTGACCGGTCCAGCGGAACCAGCGTCTCCTCAGTCCGGTGAATGAATTGGAGACTTCAAAATAGTCTACCATAGCTTTTCATGGGTGGTTGAAGAGGGGAGCCCGCCTTGGCTCCCCTCGAAAAGCGAGAACCAACTATGGTTGTATGTCTCTACAGGTACCCTCACCCGTTTATTCAAGATAAATGGTTGTATGTAGGACAAGGTATTGACCGTGACAAACGGCATCGTTCTGGAAAGTCTTCTTTTGGAAGAAGATTCCAAACTCTATTTCCTAACGCTACTCTACCCCAACCTGTAAGGTGGGAAGAAACCGCTAATAATTGTCTTGACGCCAATTGTGCTGAAATTTTAGCCATGTTCAAATATCACACTTGGAGAGGATACCCTGGTGGTATGAACCTTACCTTTCCCGGCTCCCATGATTATAAAAACATCTCTAGACTTGGGGGGATTATGCAACCTCGGGAAGCAAAAATTAAAGGGGGGAAAAGTCAATCCCGAGAGGCAAGGATAAAAAACTGGAAAAAATACGCCGATTCAACTCCTCTGTCACTTCAGAAGCGGGTCTCTCACATTATCGCAGTTAAAAATGGAACTGAAACAGCTCGTGAAAATGTTAAAAGCGGGCAAGCCTCCAATCTTGGTAAGAGTGGGTTAGGGGGACGAACAGTTGCAAAAATACCTGGCCATATGGCAGTTCTAAACCGTATTGCTATGTGTCTCCGTTGGAACGTCCACCGTGGCAAGCCCTGCACCTGTGGAAAACACCAACTCTCCAATAAATTTTAAAATAACCAGTATTGATAACTGAAGGGAAAGGAAGAAAGCACCCTTCTCTCTGCCGCAAGTCAACGGGGTGCGTTTCAGTATGGGCGCACCCCGTGCATTTTACGCATCAAATAGGAAACGAACTACGGAACTTATCATGTAATGAGGAACCGGAAATTACCCTGATGCTTAGACGAGAAGCAGTGCCAAGAATGCCTAAAAAGCAGTGCAAACGGCTTGACCCTAACATCAAGAGCGAGGCTGAGGAAGAACTTGCCAGCAGCCTAAAGCATCTTATCGTCGGACAGACACGGGCAATTGAGGTACTCGTAGACGCATACGAAACCTTCCGTGCTGGTTTAGCCCCGCCTGACCATCCTGTCGGAAATCTAATATTCCTCGGTCCCACCGGTTGCGGGAAGACCTACATCATTGAAGTAATGGCGGAGCTTCTCTTCGGCACCAAAAAGGCTCTCAAAAAAGTTGATTGTGCAGAATTTCAACACTCTCACGAGATTTCCAAATTGGTGGGGTGTTTCATTACGGGAACACGGGTGATGTTTCCCGGAGGCACTGTTCTACCTATAGAAAAAGTCGAAAAAAACGCTAGCATAAGTGGGGAAAATGGGGAACCGCACCCTGTTATTGAAACCCATAGCCACGAATATGCCGGAGAAATAGTAAAACTAACGGCTGGAAACACCAACATACCCGTGGGATGCACTCCTTGGCATGAAATAAGGGCCATTCAGGACCCATGCACGAAAAACCGGGCGACGACAAAGAGGGGACGGCTCCTCAGCACGTTTTGCTCACCGAATAATCTTAAAGATATAGCGGCGGGAGACCTTAAAGCGGGGGATGTAGTGGTATACCCTCGCCATAAATCTTCCCTCCAAGACGTAACCCTCGACTTAGCCGAATATACTAGGGGCCTTCCCAGATTTAAGTCTGATAACAAAGACATCTGGTCAACGGCGACGAAAAAAAAGCTCCCCCGCTTTATACCTGTAAGCTCTGATTTTATGCGCTTGGCCGGATTTTACGTTAGCGAAGGTGGAAACTCCAAAAGCAAGAAATCCATCAATTTTACATTCGGAAAACACGGGCAGGACAGCCCGTGCATTCAAGAGGTGAGAGAGCTTATATACAGGGTGTTTGGGGACGTTCACATAAGGGTGAAAGAGCGAAAGAGCAGTTATCGGATATACCTTTCCTCTCGACCCATAAGTCTTATGATGACTGACCTTTTTGGTGACCATGCTCTTCGCAAGCGTTTTCCAGCGTGGGTCTCCGACTTACGCCCAGAACTAGCCTACGACTTTTTAGATACGGCAATCTTGGGGGATGGGGGGAAGACTGTTTGCCGCCGCATTGACTACGCCACAAGCTCCGAAACTTTGGCTTTCCAGATACAATTCCTCCTTCATAACTTGGGGTACGCAGTCCAAATGCAGGAGCAACACCCGAAGGATAAGCGGGGGTATAAGGCATCCACTCGTTACCGGCTATACGTAGCCGGAGACCAAATAGCACAGTTTGCCAGTAACCTCCGCATAGTCGGGAAAAGCCTCAACCTTCTAAACTTGGGAAATTCGGGAATTCAACGTATGTCTTATGTGGATGATGACTATATCTACACCCGAATAAAAAAGATTGAACGAGAACTGTACAAGGGGATGGTGTACGATTTATCCATAAAAGATAAATCATACTATATGGTTTGTTTTCAAGTACATAACTCTCCTCCGGGTTATCTAGGACACCGGGATACACCAGCCTACTTACGTCAGGAAAGTCTGGATGCCCACCACACCGAAGAGTTAAAATTGACACTTTTACTCTTTGACGAGTTTGAGAAATCTAACGACGCCCTGTGGAACTTGTTACTTGGAATACTTGACAAAGGCACACTTACCTTGGGTGACAACAAGCAAAGCACCTTCGATAAATGCCTCATCATCATGACGGGAAATCTCGGCTCCCGAGAAATGCAATATCTCGCCCGAGGTGGATTGGGGTTTGCCGGGTCTTCCACAAAGAGCAGTGAGGAGTTCAACAAAGAAGTGGAGACAGCAGGACTGGAAGCCGCCAAGAAACGCTTCACCCCGGAGTTCCTCAACCGCATAGATGAGATAGTGGTGTTTCACTCCTTGGATAAGAAGCAACTCAAACAGGTGGTGGAACTGGAAATCGAACAGGTGCAGAGCCGGGTGTTAAAGATGCGAGACCTCCGGCAGTTTGTCTTGGAGTTCACCCCCGCCGCCAAAGACCTGCTGATAACCCAAGGCACGGACTTAAAGAACGGGGCACGTCCTCTCAAGCGGATAATAGAGAAGCTGGTAGTGAAGCGGCTTTCCCGTTTTCTTAACACCAAACAAGTCAACATGGGAGACCTCATCGTAGTGGATAAAGACAACGAAGACCTTAGTTTCACCCGTGTTGCCGAGGGTGTACTGGTCGCCGAAGATGTTGCTGTTAACGAGGAAGCCTCTGCTACCAAAGCTGCTACCAGCTAAATATGCACCCCTTTATAGAGGTGCCTGAACAAGCCAAAACTACTACCGTATTCTTTATATATGGGAAACTTGTGTGAATGTGGATGCGGGACGGTTGTCAAAAACCGCTTCGCTCTTGGTCATCATTTGCCTATGAACAGGGTAGGGCAGTTGTTCGGAAACTGGAGAGTCCTTGCTCCCGCCACTCCTGTTCATTATAAATGTGCAACTTACACTCGTTTTCACCGTCGTTGGCTTTGTGAATGCCAATGTGAAAAGAAAACTACAAAAACGGTTTCTGACAATCAACTTATGACCGGAGGAGGAACAAAGTGCTGTTCTTTCCGTTGGACTAATGGTAAAGCTTCAAAAAGACCGTATGAGGCCCTCTTTATCTTGCTCACAAAAACAGCAAAACATAGAAACATACCATTAGACTTAACTTACGAGCAGCTTCTTTCCTTTATATCTGTAACTTCTTGCCACTACTGCGGGGCTCCCGTCTCATGGAAGAAATATGATGTCAGTAGGAGTGGGCACAGATACAACCTAGATAGGAAAAACAATGAACTACCCTATACATTAGAGAACTTAGTAGTATGCTGCAAGCGGTGCAACTATGCTAAAGGACGTTGGTTTACCTATGAGGAGTGGGTGGCAATGACTGCTGCTCTCAGGAGCCTAAAATGTTCAACTGGATAAGAAAGTTAGGAGTTTACAGTACAAATCTCTTTGAAAGAGCCTTGAAAGAACCTGACGTAAATTCACGTTTAATCTTTCTCGGAACCTCAGTCGTAACTTGTTTCCTGATGTTGGAACACAGCGTCATTTATGCGATTGCATTCTTACGACACGGTACTACGGACCCCAGCTACCCTACGATAATGGGAGTATTTTGCGGGGGTCATGGATTTAATGCTCTAGGGCGGTTTTTTACAAAAAAGAAAGGTGATGGTCAAAATGGGGATGGACATGGCGTAGATGCCGACTCAGACTCCCCTGTAGTTCCTTCCCCACCGCAAACATAACAAGGCAACAAATCTGCTATGTTCTATACTTACATGTGGTTACGTGACTACCCATGTCCAGTTTGTGGACAGGTGGGATGCCCCTACTATGTTGGTAAAGGACACGGAAGACGAGCATTTGTAAAACATAAAGTAGGCAATAGATATTTTTCTCCTCCAACTAATCCTGATTGTATCTTAACTCAGGAGTGGCCAAACGAAGTCCACGCATTGGATGGAGAGAAATTCTTAATAGCTATGTATGGGCGAATAGACCAAGGAACTGGGTGTCTAAGAAATGGGACTGACGGAGGAGATAGGTTATGTAATCCATCCTCGGAGATTCGTAAAAAGATGGCAAAAGCCGGTAGAAAAAGTGTAGAAAACGGTCGTATCTATCTCCTTGCAACCAAGGAAAGCTGTAGTAAAGGAGGAAAGATTGGTGGAAAAATAACTGGTAGAATACAAGGCAGAAAAAATGTAGAGACTGGTCACCTTGCTTCTATTGTTACAAAAGAAAGTTGTAGTCGGGGAGGAAAAACTGCAATAACCAAGATGAATCATGAGGCTCATGTTCGTGGCGGCAAGGTTGGCGGCAAATTGAATGGTCAAAAGAATGCTAAGAATGGGGTTCTTATCAAAGCTTCTTGCCAACGATGGAACATCAATCATGGTAAGCCTTGCACCTGCGGCAGACATCCTAGCCCTCAATCCTCAATCCTCAACCAGTAACTGTTTAATCGTTTTTAAAAATCCTCCACAGGTTATGCACAAGCTGTTTATTTGTTAATGTGGTGGAAACGGCCAAACCACACCACCGGACCCAACCGCTCCTCCGCCCCCGGTAACGTCGCCGCCAGCGTCAAGTTAACTCAATAAAATCAACGGTTTGAAGATTTATTCACGAAAGTCGCAATATTTTGGGTATTTGTGGATACATGGGCTACAGCCCATTGGAGGCAATATGAGCGGAGAATTGATTGAGGACGGAGTTCCCGTTCCTCAGAAAGAATCCAAGTACGCAGTGTTGGGAAAGCTGAGAGTCGGGCAGAGCGCCGTCATCGCCGTACCCCGGTCTTCCAGTCTGAGCAAGACCATTGCCGCTCTGCAAACGAAAACAGGGAAGCGTTTCAAGCGTCTCAAGGTGGGGGGCGGCGTCCGGGTGTGGCGCATCGACCCCGAGGAAGCGAAGCCGAGGAAAGGCAAGAAGTCAGCCACTCCTATTCCGGTTGCGCCCCCGTCCATCGACCCGGTAGCATCAACTCCCATGCCAGCGCCTCCCACCGAGGATGGCGAGGCATCCCTGCACGCCGTGGATGCTGAGGCATAAAATAATCCGTGTTTCCCTCCACCTTGTGGTATACTGAGAGTGGAGGGAACATGGCAAAGAGCCGCAGAGACCTTTTCAGATTCGTACAGGAACTCAGGGATGCGGTAAGATTCGATACCCGCTATATCGGGTCTAACTTTGAAGCAGAGTTTCAAGCCCTCTGTGGTAAGTTAGAGCGGTTTGAGAATGCTCTCTGCATGACTTCTGGTCAATCTCTAAAAGCGGATGCCGTAAAGTTAACCTTGCTCCGCCTTCAAGCCTCAAGGCTTAATCTGTATCAATTCAAACGTCATCCCACCTCAAATTGGATATCGAAATACGGTTCTTGGTGCGATGATACGTTGTAAAAACCGATGCCCCCGGATAACTGCTTATTCGACAGCGCATGGGAGCAGTGGCTACCCGGCAAGAGGTTTTGGGGAACTTTCTAGGTTTTCAGTATTATAGGTATGGGGGTAAAGTCGATGCTATCCCGTATCCTGTTTGGAATGTTATGGTTAGTCAAAGCGGCCCCGTTGGGTTTGGGACTTATAGTCCTCGCATCGGTATGCTTTGGCTATTACTGCGGCATTAAAGCCGCTGCCGTCGAACGCCGCTATGCGGAGGAGGATGACTCATGTTGAACAAAATGACAGACCGGAACGGCTCTTTCCGAAAGCTCCTCGGAGCGGTCGGGGGAGCACTCTTGTTTGCCGATGGGACTTACGTGACGATGATTGGCGCTCTCCTCATCTTGTGGGCATTTTTTGAGGATTTCGGAAATCTCACGCTGTGGGTCTTTGACGACCGTTGCACCAACAAGGCATACGATGCCCTCAAGAAAGACCCGCACGCCTCTGTAAACGCCTTCCACGCTCACCAAGTGGCATTGCGGCAGTATGCTGAGCGGCAACACCGCACTTTTCGGCAGCGTATCGCCTTCGCTTGGGAGCAACTTCTAAGTCGGGTTAAAGCCTTTTTCGCCCGATTGAACTTTTGGAAAGCCAAATTCACAATCTTGAACTTCTACGACAAACTGACTCGGCTATACCGTTTCGGATGGAGGAAGTATGAAGATTATTCTGGAATTGACTAAGGATGAAGCCTTTGCCATCTTGGAAGAGCGCAACATCGCCGCCGCCCACAATGGTTACTCAGATAGGGACTTTGAGTCAGCAAGAAGAAAAATCAAGGAAGCCCTCCGCAACCCACAACCAGACGAGGCGTCGGATATCGAACCCGAGGGGCGATTAGGAGACTGAACATGAACAGCCGGGTCCACGAAAGCCATTAGGCAGCCACCATCGTCATGATTATCAGGATGGAGAAGCGGACGTGGAAACGGACGGATACGTGCCCTATAACCTGAACGTCGGCGGGGGTGATTACGTAGAGTTCACTGTCTGTTTGGAATGCGGGCAGATACAGGGAACTTTCCCCGTGTCCAAGGAAACGGTAGCAGAGGTATTCTTCAAATGAGTATGATTGGTGACATCGCCACGGAGGCGACCGTCGAAGAGTTTGTGAAGGAAATTGACCGGCTTATCATCAAGCACCGGGATAGCCCGGAGGCGATAAAAGCTCTCAAGGAAGCCGGGCGCTTCGCCCTCACACAATTCGATTACACCACCCCGGCGTGGGCATATACGTTCGCTGCCAAGTTCCGGGAGTAATAAAAACTACCCCCCTCCCACGTTTATTTCAAAGTTTAGTATAGTCTGCTAACTATCCATTCCTTAGTGGAGGTCTTATGACAACTAAGGAACGAGAACAAAATTGGCGTAAGTTTTCAAAATACTACACCACAACTAAGGGCCGGGCGGCTTTCATGCTCAACAATGCTCGGAAAAGAGCAATAAAGGATAAAGTGCAGTGTCTTATAACTCAGGACTGGATTAGAAAAAAATTAGAACGGGGAGTATGTGAAGTAACTAACCTACCCCTTGAGTTAAATGTTGGTAATGGTAAAGGAAGTAGAACAAACTCATTTAGTCCCTCCTTAGACCGCAGAAATCAAACAGGAGATTATTCACCAGAAAATACTCGCCTTACTTGTTGGATTTATAATAGGGCACGAGGTGCTTTTCCTGATGTTGATTTTGACAGGATGGTAAACGCACTAAAAACTAAATGTTAGTCTTGAGGTTCTTGGTGGTGACAAACTCCTTGGGCATGGGCCGGTCATCGGCGGCGGTCATTTGAGAAGCTCCCCGGTAATGGGGTGCTTCTTCGGTGTTCTCCAACCCCTTGAGGTAACCATGCTGGGACTCGTTGAAGTTGATAATGCGGACCTTGTCCCAGTCAATCAGTTGATTGAGTTTGTGTGCCCCGCCCGACCCCAGCACCGGCTGATTGAACAGAAGCACTTGGTGGGGAACCTGCGTAGTGCCGTGCTTATCGTAGATACCATCGTATCCGGCGTCAACGAGTTCTCTCTGCGTCGGTGCCTTGCTAATAAACCGATGACTTTCTCCTCCCATGGAGGATACCCACTCGCCTTGCGGATTCTTCACTGCCAACTTTAGAGGACGGGTGAAATGAAGCTCCATGAAAGCTCCCTGCGCCCGGCCCGCTGCCCATGGGCTGGTGCGGTTCATGGACGGGTGGGTATAGACCCCCACCCCCATCTCGTTGTAGCCCTCGGTCTCACCGTAGAAGCTCTTCTGGGCCTTTATTTTCTTCGCCCGGTAAGCCGAGGTGCCGTGGTAGAGCGGACGGCTCCACGTCGCCTCCTCAGCCTTGACCGGCTCCGCCGCTGACCGCTTCTGCAACCTCTGTTCCCGCTCCGCTATCTCCTCGGGTGTCATGTGGTAAATGGTGGTGGTACCCTCACGAGTCCAATAGCCGGGGAGACCAGAGTTGTTCCTCCAAGCTCCGGGGGGCAAACCCTCCTGCGAGATTTCCTCTTCTTCCTCTTCCGGCTCATTGATGGGTATGATGTCCCGGTCACTGACGAGCAGGATATCATCGCCGTCCGGGTAGTTGTGGGGGATAATCCAGCCGGGGAGGACTTGGGCAAGGTCTTCCACATAATCATGCCCACTTAGCGGGCTGGGGAAGTTGAACATATCAGCGAGTCTTTCAAGGTCTTCCGAACCATCTATCCTTGGGAGACGGATAGGCTTGGTGACTTGGAATTTGAGAATGCGTTGCTCGCCCTCCTCGCCGCCATGCCACGCCTTAAAGTACTCGGCAACAGATTCAGAGGTGCTAAACCATGCCGGGGTTTGGATGTCCATTGCCGGGAAATCTTCCGTTGTGCCGTGGTAGAGGATGGTACCCTTGGAGATAAGATAGGTCTTGCGCCAACGCCTCCACCACTCGCCGGAACTCCACTTGTGAACGGAGCCGGGCGGCATCCAGTCAACCACCTCATAAGCTTCGGTGTAGGGGTACTTTCGCTTGATGGCTTCTATCACCTCGGGAGGAGTAAATTCAAGGTCGAATCTCCTTCCTCCCCATGGACCAAAAACCACCGTATCGTCTAGGCTCTCTTCTGAGGGGTTCTTAGAGTAGTCATAAGTCTCGGCATCCGTCCAGACGTAGATTTGCCTCTTAGCTTTGTCAATGTAAAAGTTGCCCCTTGGGATGCGGTCAAACTCCGGTCCTCGGTCGGGGATTCCCATACGAGAGAACCAGTCGGTGTGTGCCATTCCCCTCGGGCTAAGGAGAACCTTGCCCTCCCATATCGCCCACGGGTATCCTACCAATCCAGCTATCTTCATAGCCGACCGTAAGTCGGGGTGCATGTCCCGTTCAATGTCGGTGCTGCCCTTGCAATCCATGCAGAAATAGGTGTCAGTGGTCGCAGAGTGCATCGCCCACGCTGTCTGGTCCGAACCACAACGGGGACAGAAACCTCCCCATTCCGAGGCGGTCTTGGCAGTCTTAGCGGTCATCAGGGGTTGAATCACGTCCTTCCCCCAGTACCGGTAATCAGCATCCACAGCGGGAGACACGAGAGCGAAGTAGGTCACTGTTCCTTGGTCCACGACGTAGGGAATATATCCGCTGGCGGACGCTCCCAGCCGTGCCATGCGTGCATACAGGGCGGCTCTACCAACGCCCTCCGCCGAAAAGTACATCGCCGGGGGACGGAGGTCGTGCAGGGCGCTCATGACCAGACCACCCACCTTGGTGAACACCTCGGCAACGTGTCCTGTGTTGGTAGTCCCATAGGCACCAAGCAGGTTGGCATCGGCGTTCAAAAAGAGAAAGCTGACCGCTTTGTTACCAAAGGTAGGAAGACCCGGCTCGGCATCCGTCCAACTCTGCATGACAGCGGTGTAGGGGATGTATCCCTTTTTTGTCTCAGGGGCCTTGATGTAAAATTGGGAACGCCAACGGCCTCCGCTGGCATATTGCCAGTCTTCCCAATCGGCTGGCTCCGGGACTTGCCGGGCGGCGGTCTTAGGCTGGGCATATGTCACATCGCTATCATAAACACCGTAGTCCATGCCACTCCTGCTCCACTTCACCGTCAGAAACCGCTTGTTGCCGCCGTGGTACTTCTGACGAACATCCTCACCCGCATCATTGGTCTCCATGATATCCCGAATGTCCAACAGGGTACCTTTTTCTCCCGTGGACTTACGGATGACCGTGCAACCGATTTCACCCGGCTTGGCAACCTTGATGTATTTCGGAGGGACAGCGCCATGCAGGATGACAGTGTTGGGGGACATCCCCTGCTCGTAGTCGTAATGGTAATCGTCATCCCCCAGTACATGAGCGAGATACTCCCGTGTCTCGCCCTCGGCGATATCAGTCTCCTTACCGGCAAAGGGTAAGCTACTGGGAGGAAGCTCTCGCTTCATGGCCTCGGTGTCAATCTCTAACACGGTGTCGTAGTAGCCGGACTCATCCCAGTCGGTGCTGGTGAAGACCGCCGCTCCCGTGCTTCGGTTACTCAACCCCCGAGTCTCATCCATAGGGAGCAATCCCTGTTGCAGAATGGTCTCTACCTTGTCCTCATCCGTCCCATGATACAAGGTGGAGGGGTAGGCCCAAAATTCCTTGTTAAATTTTTCTTCCGAATCAGGCAGGAACTTCTCGGCATTGTAATCGAAGAGGAGGTCTCGAACGTCAGACCACATGGTGAAGGTTCCGTCATCATCCACGGCGACCACCGCACCGCCCACCTCATAAAACTTGCCACCATTGTAGGCGAGCGCCATCTCCGCTCCATGCTGAGCGAGGATGGCTTCCACTTTTGGCAAGTCACCCTCCACCTCATAGAGGGCGTTTTCCAAAGTGTTGTATCCTGCGTATCCCCGCTTGCTGACAAAGAATGCTTTCTTGAGAGCGGCGGTGAACTCTGCCCTCTGTGGGTCGTATTGTTGTGCAATTGCTGACTTAATTTGGTTAGGCTCGAAGGCTATCCAAGCAACTCCACCTTCCACCAGATTCTTGTAACGGATACCGTCGTGCCCTGCGGCTTGCAGCTTTGCTCTTGCTTGCATGGCGAGGTCATAGGCAGCATCTTTGAGCATCTCCTCTTCCCCCTCTTCGGGGTGCATACGCTCGAACAGCCACTCATTCTGTCCCTGCCGGAAAGCTGTATCGGTATCGTACTCTCGATACCACTCATCGGCTTTCTGTGGGGAACCCTCCTCATCCTCCGGGCTTATGCCATCGGCTATCATGGCGGACTGCAAAAGCTCCTCTTCATACCCACCTATCTTCCCCTGATAGATGAACTGGAGCATGTTCTTCTCGCTGCCAAAGTCTTTGGGGTTGGTGATACGGAGATACACGGGAATGACACGGGGTTTTTCTTCATTGCCCTCATACCGGGTCTGAGTCCACCCCTTGCCCATGGCGAACATATCAGCGACCTTGGGGTCCACGGCGAAATGTGCTCCCATGAAAGCGCTGGGGTCCCAGCCGCTACCGGAGGACAGCGGCTCGCCTGTCTCCGTGGTCACAACGCCGTCTGTGCTGAACTCCTCGAAGTCCACCGATGACCGGGCGCCGAAGGCCCGGAGCGGTCGGCCTTGCTGGTCCACCACTTTGGACCCGGCAAACCAACGCCGGAAATTGGGGGACTCCACACCGGCTCCTATTTTTGGTGAGGCAGTTTTTCTGGGCCGAGTAATCTGGTGCGCTACCCGAGCCAACTCCTCATCCGTTATGGAGTTAGCATCCTTTTCGAGTAAGTCCATATTTCCTCGGGTTCTTCAAGATGTACTGTGTCACTTCTGCCACATCTTTCTCATTGCCGTACAAGGGACGCTCGCCTTCTCCAGATTCGGGTATCTCCCCCATAAACTGGTTCATGAAGTCGTCGGGTTGATAAGGACCTCCATCCAAGCTCACCTCGGGGTTCGCCGGGTCCATGTCAAAATCCTTCGCCATGACCGCTGGTGACCGCTGACCCTTGATGTCGTAGGTCTTTCCGTCCGGTGCCATGCAGTAGACGTGGGTCATGTTCCAGTCCACCAAATTGCCGCTATCTTCAAGCTCTGCAATCTGTTCTGGACTCATCTCCCCAATATTATGCCATGGGTCGCCTTCGGGGTCGGACATAAAGTACACGACACCTCGATTCAATCGGGCCAATGCCACAGCAAATATACCGCACCCCTCGGTCATGTAATAGCCGGGGTCAAACGCACTGGAATCATCCCCGTGTCCAGGCTGGAGGAGTCCGAGGCCGGGGAGAGCGGCGGTCTTGGAAGCCACGCTCAGGTAGGCCATGTTTTGGGGCATCGGCTCATTACCCCAAAAAACCTCTTGAGCTTCTTGCAAAGTCCACAGGTAATACATCTCATCTTGGGTTGAAACTGAGACCTTACGAACGCCTCTCGGCAGATTCTCCAAGCCCATACCTATCAGGTTCTTGGTATCGGCATCAAGAGTCTTTGACTCAAAGAAGATGGTGTTGCCGGTGTTAGAGAATCCAACCCGAATGTTCCCCTTGGCAATGACCTGCTCTTTCCGCTGGGTGTCGTTCTTTATCTTCTTGGCTTCTTCCTTGGTTAAAAACCCGAGGCGCAGGGCGCTGTCTTCGTGCTTTTCACCGAAAGCGTTGGGGAGGAAACGACCATCGGGGGTCAGCCATCCCTCACCTTCAACGGAGAAGGAAGCGGTCTTGGTTGTAGCCTCCCACAAAGTTTTCATGGGATTGGGGAGACCCAACTCCTCCCGGTAATCATACTGCCCGGCGTGCGGTCCACCTTTTACATGGATGATGAAGTCCACCATCCGACCTTCCACCTGTTGGTACTTGTCCCAAAGTGGTTGGTCTCTTTCCACCATATCCCATGCGGGAGTGCCCTTGGGGAAATCAATGACCACATCAATGTCAGACTTGGGTTTGAGTTCGTCACGAGCGGCGGAGCCTGCCAAGGAGATGCGCTGGCACTCAGGGTATATCTTGCGTATATCCGCTACCATCTCAGCGATAGTGGATTGAGTCTCGGGCTTGAGCGGCTCTCCGCCCGGCTCCGTGCTCCACGCCTCCTTGGGAATAAGGGGGGCATTCCTACCCTTATTGAACTCCTTGTTTAACTCTTTTGCCTCCTCCACGCCGCCGTATTGCTCCCACCGCTCATATTCATTCATGCCGGTGAAGAGCCGATTCAAGGTGGTCCTTCCGCCTTGCACCAGCCAGCTTGACAGGTCGCTGCGGGGGTGGGAAAACTGCAAGACCTTATCAAGCGCTTGTAACTTGTCTTCATCACTCTTGGCAAGGTACACCCCTTGCACGAGATTCATCAAACGCCCCTCAGCTTGGTCACTTATCCTCCAGCCGCCTTCCGGGGTATCAAAGTAGTCTGGTGCCCTCTTAAAGTAGTCCTCCGGGAATTTCTTGGATATACCTTCCCTTTCCAGCATCTCCAAAGCATACTCTTCTGGCCCCATCGCACTATGACCGCAGAGGATGGAATTGACGTAAATCTTAAAGCAGTTGTCAATGACGGTTTCCGCTATCTGATTAAGACCCGCTGAGTCCCGGACAAACCCCGTCTTCATGTAGTCTTCCCAAATTTTGATGAGCCGGGCGGCGGGCACGACATTCCACTGCTGACGATACCTCTTCTGGCGGACGTGCTGCATGTATTCGGTGATTACTTCTACGGCTACCACGCTCTCCCGGTCAAAGAACGCCTCTGCCGCATCGTAGTAAGCATCGTCACTGGCAACTTTTTTGAAGGCTACAATACCCGTGTCGGAGCTTTCCGTATCAACGAATATAAACTCCTTCAGATTGTACCGATTCTTGATGTATTCCACTACGTCATTGGGCGTGTATCCCCCGGCGTTCTTGACGAGGTGAACGACTCTGTGCCCTCGGTCTACAATCGCTACCCCTCGTTCTATTCGGTCGTAGGAAGGACCGGAGAACGGTAGGCTCAGTTCTTCCAACCACTGGGCATGGCTCTTGCCCCCAACCTGTACGGTGGTGTAAAGCTTTCCCTCATGACGAACCCACATGATGACTGTCTTTTTAATAGCAGCGTCCTTGAAACCAAACCCGTCATCTTCATCATAGACTTCGGGGAGGTCTTCCTCCGTCAATTCCTTCACGTACCGGAAATCCTTACCCTCCACCAACTGAGTGCGAGGAGTGATGAGAATGGCGCTATATGCTTTGTCTCCACCGCTAGGGTCCATGGCATACTGCACATCATCACACAGATAGTCATCTTCGGTGGGATATATCTCCACCACCCACGCCTTGGAGTCACGGCTGTAATCTTCTGTCAGCCGACTGAACCAATAGTCGGGGTCACCCACATGGACGGCCCGTAGATGTGGGTAGTCGTTTGCGGAGCCTGCCAAGCCCACGGTGTCCAACATGTGAGTCTTGAGGACCGGCTGGCGCTCCCACACCACCCGCTCGAAGTTCCCCATCTCCTCCGCCAAGGAGATAAGCTCGTGCTCGTATTCCAGTTTCTTTACTTCCTCGGTGTAGGCCGGGGATAGAGAGGCGGTCAGGGGGTGCTCATTGTGGGGATTCTGAACTTGGTCGTCCTCGTAGAAATCATTATGCCGGTCCGGGAACGGCTCGTCATATGACCATCCCTGCTGACCGGATATCCCGAGGTCATCTATGGCTTTTCCAGTGGGTAGAGCCGCCTGCTTGGGGAGCGATATAGTCTTGATGAGCTTGATATTTTGTGGAGGAATATCCCAGAGATACTTCCACGCCGTGGGGTATTCGTGCCGAACCTCGAAGTCCGGCCAAAACGTTCCTTCCCCTTGTGGGACTTTCACTTCCCAGATGTCACAAGCTTGTCCTGTGTAGGGCTGCTGCTCACCTACCCAGTTCTCGGCATCAGTGAGGCTACCGAACAAATACACCGCTGGCTCGTGCTCCACATCCTCATACTGCTGCTTGTGGTACATCTGCAATCCATTTTTTAGAATGGAGTTCCGGCTACGGCGACGGCTGACATGGTAGGCAATCTGAGGGTATTCAAACTCATCGGCTGCCCATTTGCCCATTATCCGAGGAGCAACCTCATCTACAAACTCAAAGTCCCGGAGTGAGGGATACTTCTGCTTTATCTTGGCTACTACTTCCTCGGGGGTAAAGTCAAAGTCAACCTCTCCTGTAATGGATTCACCTGCTCTTGACCCCTTGGGTGCGGCATCGGTGTACAGCCGGACTCGCTTCTTCTTCTTATTGACTTCCGCCCTTCCCCGAGGAACTTTATCAAACTCCGGTCCCCATGAAGGAATGGGGTCATGCCGTTGAGAATGCTGATTGAGTTCTTGAAACCATTTAACATGCCAGAGACCCATGTCATCGGTCAACAGCACTTTGTTATGCCAAGTTGCCCACAGTAACTCAAAATCGCAAGGCTCATAAGCGACTACGGGAATGCCCTTACCCCGGAAGGGAAGTTTACCCTGCTCCTTGGGCGGCTTCCACTCGGGTTCTGCTGGGGCGTGGAACTGGTTATAGAACTCCAACAGGTCTTCATCAGAGTGAAGGTCCAGAACGTTCTGATATGTGCGGTCCAGCTTGATAGCCTCTTTAACTGGCATGACCGCCGCTACCTTAACCGCCTGCGGGTTCTCCACCCAAAACTCATTGCCGAATCCCCGGCTTACCTGATGGTAGGATTCCCTCGGCACTTCCGACATGTCAATGACGGCGACATACGCCCGGTCGCTTTCGTAGTAATCCGTCCAATTCTCCAAGTGAGAAGTAACCATCAACTTTCCCGGCACAGGTGTCCCGCCTCCCATGCTGGACATATCCCGAGGACCCTTCGCCGGGTCGATAGTGAAGTTGGGGTTGTCGGTGACATGGAAATACAGTCCATGCTTAATGTCTATGGAGAAGTCATGCTTGAAGTCCTCGAAGGTAGGAGCCTTGCGTGTTTCCGCCTTAAGCCCATTCAACAGGGGATGAGACCACCTTGTCTGTGTGGACGCCGTTTTATCCAATAAGGGATACCTCTGGATAAACTCCTCAGCCCATCTCCTCACCCTCGGCATACAAGACGCCATTGATTCCCTATGCTTGGGGTTATTGAAAAATTCACTATCGTGAAGATAACTAACCTCTCCCGAAAACCCCTCAGCAAGGTCGAGAGGCTTACCATCTGGAGTGATGTTGTACTGATGCCCCCAGTTTCCTTGAATGTCAAGCCCGAAAATCGTCTTTCCGAACAGAGAGATAAATTTGCAGGCACCCGACATATCCGTAGGGTTGGATTTACCTAACTCTTGGGCACGCTCTTTCCACTTCTCGGCTAAGAACACCTTCGCCTTTGAAACCCACTCGGGAGTAACTGGGTATATGGTTAGATTATCAGGCATAGTCTGTAACCTTTTCGGGGTCGGACGTATCCTCGTCGGGGTCACCCCCCTCTCTACTTAGCTTGTTTGCTATCCCATTTCAGGTACGCACGGTCATCTTCTCCTATTCCGGCCAATAAAATGTGGGCTGTCTTAGATGCGAGACTTCCCCCTCTTTTATGTACAGAGGAGGTTACCACAAGATTTGAAGGGATATCGTCAACGATGTTAAAGTCTCGAAGCTGAGGGAAGGTCTGCAACATAGCCTTTACAACATGCTCCGGGGCGAAGGTGAAATCCGCCTGCCCCGTGATACCACCACTTCCTGCCTCGGTAAAAATTACGACCTCATCACGGGCCGATTGAACCCAGATTCTCCCTCGGGGGATACGGTCGAACGCCGGGCCGGAATCGGAAAGTCCAACTCGTTTAAACCAGATAACGTGGGGTTCAATCTCCAAGGAAAAAATCACCCGGTCATTCACGATAGCCCACAGAAAGCTTCGTGTACCGTCTATGATGTCGGGGGGGAGTCGCAACTTTTTAGCGGCAGCCTTGTAAAGCTGCATCGGACCTACTGCTCCCTTTACTCGTGCCCCATGTCCGATTGCCAAGCTTTCAGCGAGGCTGTTCCCCACTTCCTTACCCACTGACCGCTGATTGGCAAGCTGGTCAGTATCCGGCAGTAATCGCCGGGCGGTGACATTGACAGCGTAGACAGTGATATCCTCTCCGGGGTAAGCCAGTTCTCCAAAGTTCTTGGCGTTCCCCGGATATACGGAGAGATACACGTAACCGGGACTGGATTGATACGATTTAGCCCTGCTGGGACTGGTCGGAAGCAACCCCTCCTCCATCACTGGCAAATCAGAGGCGGTACCGTGATAAAGGGTAATGAAGCGGTTGGGGTCGGAGCGAAGGAAGCTGGCAAGGGCCTTTATGCGCTCTGGCGAGGGATTTCCGTAGAACACGTCGTGCCACTGGGGGTCGGAAGAGAAGTCGGTTGCCTCTGCCCAAGCGGCAGTCTTTATCCCTCCCGTAGCTATAGCGAAAGCACGGTCTGCCATACGCTTGGCAAAAAGCTCTTCGGGGTCAGAGAGATATTCTTTCTCGGTGGGGGGATGAGCGGGGTCAAACGGTTTAGATGGTCGCCCCTCCGCTGCCCAAATAGCGTGAGCGCCTTCCTCAAACAGAGTTTTGACAATGTTGGTGGTGCTGATGGCGGGGTTGATAAATATCATCGAACCACCGTGGGAAACCCCGTATCCACCTTGCCACTTTAAGGGGGAACCACCCTCCAACTCCACCTCTTCCGGTTTATTGAAGGTCTTGATGGGGGTTTCAAGTACTTTCTCATATATTTCCCTAAGTCGTTGATTCCTAAGTAAAGTACTGAGATGACCCACAACCACTCCGGGGGCATGGTTGTGTATCTTCTCAAGGAATCCCCGGTCAAGGTTATCCCAAACTCCCGCCGTCTTGTAGATAAGCTCTTCCATGTGCCTATTAAAGAGTTTAAGAGTCTAGTGGTAGTGCTTCAACAAACTTCTGTCCCGTACCTCGGCTTTGATTTTTAGCTAGATTACTCATTTTGGCACGGTATTCGGGGTTTGTCCATCGCTCTCTTTGAAGTGCTGCTTGTTTTTTCCTTCTCTCTGGGTCAGACCATGTTTTCTTATTAACCGTGCTCATTTTACTGTGAAAATCAAGATTTTCAAAAGCCTTCATACGATTAGAACGAGAATAAGGGTCCGCCCATGAATCCCTAATCGCTTGAACCCGATTAGAAAAAGACTCAGGTTTAGCCCAGTCAGCTTTGAGATTTGCCGATTGCTTGGCTCTTTTTTCGGGGTTAGCCCAAGCTCGTTTAACCCCTTCACTCATTTTAGCACAAGTTTGAGAAGAATGCAGTCCGGTAAACCCCTCCCCTCCACGACAAAGATTGTAGCCATACTCAGGGTCTTGAGCACGAAGGAACTTGATGAAGTCCCGCTCGGTCTCATCAAGCTCGGCTTTAGCTTGGATATCGGAACGGAGGGCGTGGATGGACCAAAGATGAGGAAAGGGGTGTTTACGCATGGAATTATAAAGACGAGAATTTCCCCCTCGTCCGTGTCTGGCATCTGAAAATTTTTGTTGAAGGTACTTCTTTAGATTATTACCTGTATGTTGACCGACATAATACTTTCCTGTTTCATGATTTACAATCAAATAGATAAACATGAACTTTCCCCCTATAAGTGCTTCAGAAAGTTCATTTATTCTGTCATTGAATATTTTCTAGCCAATCTGCGGCATCCTGCGTGGAAATGAGGCTTTTAGACCAGTTTGGGCGGTCGTGTGGACCCATCTCCAAGGTCACTTCTCCCTTGAATGGCATCATCAACAGAGCCTCGGTGATGAGTCGGCGGCTCTTTGTGACATTTCGTGCCTGTATGGAAAACTGACCAGCATCCCGGTCAACCCGGAGGTGCCCATTCTCCATGGCAAGGTTCTCGGCATATCCGAGGTAATCCTCTCCCCCCTGCTCCTCCACCTCTGAATCATCCATGCCGCACAGGTCTTCCGCCATCGCCCACTCTCCGTGGAGTTCGTAGGGGTGAGTCATGGGGAGAGGTCGCCCGTCCCGAGATATCCAACCTCCATTTTGAGAAAGCCTAGACCAATCGGCGGAGCGTTCAGGCCACGGACCGGACGGTTGCAGAAGGGGATTTACTCTGCGCCGGGCAGCCTTCACCCGGAAGCCTCCCTTTATCTTCCCACCGTAGACTTGCTCTTCTTCATTAACGTGGGGAGTCTTGTACAAAGATGAGTCGTAGCCATCAGGAGAGTAGTTAAATAAGAGGCTTTCTAACTCTTTTTTCTCCATTATATTGGGTGAATGAACAAACCACCGCTTTATGGAAAGATTGTTATCAATAACATAACGAGCAGCGGTTAGTCCAAGACCGCCTGCCTCTGGTTGTGTTAAATCTCTCATACATCAGGCTTTCTGTATTCAGCCATCTCCACTCTTTGCTTTTCGAGACATCTAATACAACGACTGTAATTAGGGGCAACTGGATTGCTACAACACTTACATTCCCCACGGGCAGCTTTAGCTACCCTTAACCGTTTCTGTCCTTCCGCTCTTTGACACCTTTTTCCGCAATAGATACTCTGACCACTCTTGTTAAGGAAAGATACCCCACATCTGGGACAAACCAAAATCTCGTACTCTCGTGGACAAGTTATCCGTACATACCCCAATGCCTCAAGTCTCTTTCGTTCGGCGGCTAACTCTCTGGTGTGCTTGTTATGACAAATCTTGCACAATATCCGTCCATTACTTACTTCATATCTAAACTCTGGATAGAGAGACCATGGCTTTATGCGGTCAGCCTCTAACCCATCACTAGACCCGCATAAGACACAGTGGGGTCCATCTCTTTCAAAGACCGCTTTCCGCCAACGACGAAGCTTACCGGAACGAATCTCTTTCTTTCTATTTCCCGCTATACCGCCTCGCCAGTTTCCATTTTTATCCCCCTCCTTATGTTTACGCTTGCATTCAATACTACAGGTGACATATCTATAAGCTACTGAGGCGCTTACGGAAAATACCTTATTACAAACGATGCACTCCTTTTTGACCTTGTCCTTTTGTAGCCACTCCCTTCTGCACTTATTAGAACAGAGCTTCACAATAGGAACGGAGTTCTTAGCATAACGACGCTTGAAGTTCCCCCCACAAACGGTGCAATTGCCTCTAATAGTCATTCGCATCCTCTATATAATAGATACGAAGTCAAAAGATATCACCCCCATTATCCAAAACTAATAGCCTCGGGCATGGGATGCGTCGTCATGTACTGGAAGAACTCTTCATAATTCCTGACCCAATCAACATCAGGAGCGGTGGGTCGGCGCATGTCGTCAACATAGAGGAGTCTGGCGGGCTGCTCTTCCGCCTTCTTCCTCACCTTTTTGGTCGGGTTAACATAGATTTTCAACAGGTTGGGGAAGGTGTACGGAGCCATGCACTGCCACGCTTCCTCGGGGGTGAGGGGGTAGACTTCCATGAAGTCCAGACCCATTTGGAGGCGCTTCTTAGCCCGGTGGTTTCCGTCAATGAGGATGTAGTGTTTCTGCGGTTCGGAGTGAGTCTTGTCCGGCTTGAAAATGAGGGGAGCAACAATACCGGGCTTCTCAGCATCAACGGTCTGCATGTGTTCCTTATTCAGGCCCACATTCATGAGGTTGATTCTACCCTCTTCCTCAGCCTTGTCATCTTCCACGGTGCCAACAAAGGCTTTGAGAAATGCCTTGGGAGCCTTCTGCGTAGGCCGGGGATTGGCGGCAATGATCCCCTCCGCTTTGTCAACGGCGAACTGCAATCCCCAATAGGAGAAGCGCTCATCCTGCCAAGCTTTCTTGGTGAGGAGAGAATCCTCATCCTCTTCCCAGTCCGGGGAGTCCTGACCTGACGCTATCTTGGCAACCTTATCCCGGTCGGCAACCATCCAGTCTTCTTCTCCGGGAAGTTTGTAGCCTTGCAGTCTACGCCAGATGTTGGGAACCCGCTTCTTATTGTATCTCTCCGGGAGGTAGCTCTTGATTCCCTTCCATTTCGGATTCATGAACTGCATCAGGGCAAAGTACATCGCCTTGCCCAGTCCGTATCCCCGATGCCGTGGTTTCACTTCCACCAGTGCAATCCCGAGATAGTCGTTCAGGGGTCCACTGTCGCTCTGTCGTTTGGTAGATAGTTTGCCAACACATTTGTTGTCCTCCGTCCATGCCGTAATATATTTAGCGTCTCCGGGGTCATCTACAACGATACGGTAGCTTCCTATATGGGCTACCACATTCTTGTCTTCCTATTGTTCTACGGAGGCAATCTTTCTTGGCTCTGGTAGCACTGTGATATTCTTGGGGGGAACAAGGTGGGTTGAATATGAAAGAACACCAGTTTCTCCCATTCCCAAGGGGTCCTTTGCCAAACGCATCCCCTCAGTCTTGATGCGAAGAGTAACCAACTCATCATCCTTGCCCCGTATAAACTCGGCGAGAAGGTTTTTCCAATAATCCACTCCCTCAATCGCCGTCAGAAATACTAAACCCCGGTTCTCCTCAAAGGGGAAGTTCGGCTCCTTTTGGGGAACCAGTCCCTCTTGAAGTATCTTAGGAACCCGGCTCTTAAAAGTCACGTGATAGAGAATCTCGGGAATCTCCTCAGCGGTCTTGGGGACCAACGCCGAGCCGGTGCCCTTTCGTTGATACTCCGGGTCGTTAAGGTCGGTGATTACCACTCGCCAATCATCTTCTTCTCCGGGGTGGAATTGGTCGCAGGTGATGTCGATGATTTTATCCTGCGTCTCTACCCACCAATGTAGTCCATGCCTTCCTACTTGTAAATACTCACCCTTCTCCGGTCCTTCTCCATAATACCCACCCGCCCGATGGGCATCAGGGAAACCATGTTCCCGCAGAAACTTCGCTAACAGGTCCGCCAAACAGAGGCACTGTTCACGGAAACAGGATTTGTCCTCTAACCACTCATACCAATCCTCTTGTTCCTCTCGGAACTGCCATACGAGCTTGGCAAGTGTATCCTCCTCAGCGGCCCTTCTCCACCTGATGACCTGAATCTGCTTCTTAATGGCCGCTTTGATATTTTCGGGAAGTGGGTAGTTGCAACCGATTGACCCATCATCTTCTACCCAGAATATGGTGATATCTCCACTGGTCTTTCCATGGGAGTCTCCCCATGGGGTATCGCCCCAGCCGATGGCGGGTCCACCACCTTGCGGACCTTCGGGGGCACGAGGGTCGGTTTTGGTCCAGTCGTATTCACTCTGTTCCCTCTCCAGAATCGGCTGGCTGAATATGTGGCTGTGGTGCCATCCACCCGCCTTGCACTCCTGATAGTTGTGGGCTTCTTCAATGTGCCCATCCAGCAAGGACACCGCTCCCAAGGAAAACGGCTTGCCATTCCAACGGGCGTTGTCTCTTGTGAGCGCAGCGGTCTTGGGTCTTGGGATAAGCTCGATATGCTTTACTTCGTTCTCCTCCACTACCCGTACTTCCTGCACCGCAGGAGCCTGCTGTTTCTTACGCACAGAATCCCGGTCGGTACCCTCCGCCTTACAAATTGGGCAGTGGCGGGACAGACCACCACTGTTCTTGAGTTTGCGCTCGAACTCACGAGTCACTCCACTCCAAATACGAGCCACGGTAAATTCTACATGTCGCTGATGGGCAACCTCCATAAGTCTGGCCCGTGAAGTCCCATTCATATGTAAAGCAATGCGGGCCTCGGGGTCTAAAGCAAATCCGCAATAATGGCGAACCCTTGCTTGAGACCCATGAAAAATCCCACCTCCTAAGAAGTGAAGAAGATACACAGAGCCTATTTGATTTTTATCAGCTTGTATATCAAATGACAAACTTTCCTCCTCTACTTTTTATTAAAACGTAACCACCTAGCCATTGATTCAAAAATTTCGGGATTAGTTTCATTTTGTTTTATGCAATTAGCTTTGTAGGATATAACAGCGATGTTGCCAACCACATATCCTCCTTTAGGGTCAATCCTATCAAGTGATGGGGATTGACGTTGAGGCCCCATTCCAGTTTTATTGGACTCTAATTCAATTCCTAAAATTGGGCACTTATTGTCTTTTGGCCACGCTTTCTTAATATCTTCCATGGTGATTCCAAACTCTAGTCCTCCCTCTCTTGCTCGTCCTTTAGCTGAATGATACATTTTGTATTCTCGTTGTGTTCTTGCTCGGATAGCCCGTCGTGCATGAGACTGTTCAATGTGACATTGGTAACATTCTGTATTTCTTACAAACCGTTTTGACGTGTGTCCCTCCGAACAAGGACGAGGGAAAGAATAGAATTTTTCTCCTTGGTTTTTGGCTGCCTTCCTTACCTCCTCTTCCTCCTTTGAGTGTCCCCGAATTACCTTGATTCCCTTATGGGATTCACTAATTTTTCTTCGGTGGTCACTAGAAAGCTCTGACCCCTTATTCCAAGGAATGTTACCCTTTTCGTATTTTCTGCCCATCCATATCCTCCTATAGATGGGTTGAAAAGTTAACTTTCATTAGAAAACCTAGGATTCATTAAAGGACCAAATTGCTCATCCAAGTACCCCTCTTTCTCTGCCTTCTCTTCCTGCTTTTCCCTCAATGTTCCGTTAAGGTCCCAAGATGGGTCAGGTTCATTCATGCCAAAGCGTACAAGGCCAAGTTCCTCAAGCAAATCCTCATTGAGTTTGCGCCAGACCTTTCCATCCCACATCTCTATCCGACTGGCGGGGATGGTCTTTTGGGTAAAGAAGGCTTCGGCACCAGCATCACCCGTTCCATATTCATCTTCCTCAAACCCGTAACGTTTGTACTCCTTGATGCGCAAGACTACGGGAATCATGCCATCAGAAACGGGGCTATCTGAGTTGTGGTAAGCCCACTCCTCCACTCTACTGACCCAGAACCCCACGCCCCGTGGGTCAGAGAAGAAAATACGCCCCTCAGTGTGCCAACCGTAATTCTCACCGATGACCGGGGGATGACCGGGTTCCAACCCCTGCCAGATGATATCCTCAAGTCGGTTGGCATAGGTCACATGATAGACATACCCCACCGTGGCGGCTTCCTTGGGGATAACCCACGAGGAAGAAGCGGTTACATTCTTCCAAGCTGCCGGGGGTTGATGCCATGAATTTTCACTGGTTCCCTTCCAACCGAGTATCTGCGGGTGTGTTCCCTCCTTTAAGCGTATCTCCTTTTCCTCTTCTCCAAGGGAGGGGTCAAGGTTCACCCAGACGGTTGCCTCCCAGTCAACATCCTGCTCCTGCACTTGTGCATGAATGATGTATTTCTGATACCCCGGTCCAAAGTTTCCCCAGTGTGCTTCGGCGGCATTTTCATCCCGTGACCAGAAAACCCCGATACCCCGGCGCTTTAATCCCCTGATGTCTTTGAGGGTAACTACCCGGTAGACATCCAATGGGAAGGACCACATGGAGTGGTCGCCAAGAACATCATAGTACCGGTTCTCCAAATCTTCATAGGCCCGACGCTCCAGATATTCCTGTTGCTCCTTCTGCTCCAGAGCATCGAAAGCTTCCGTCTCCGCCCGGTCATAGGGTTCCCACTGGTCCCAACTGGAGCCAAACCCATTGACAATCTTCTCAATCCCGCCTTCTTTCTTAACGAACTCATCCCACGACGGGAAGTGAGCAACAGGAGAGGCGGTCATCGTAAGCTTGGCCTGCTCCTTCAGAACGTTCATAGGAATAATCGCCTTATTACCACCCTCGCATTCCGGTTGGTTAGCGTATCCCTCTAGCCCCTCGCCTTCACTCAAGCTCTCGAAGTCATTCTCCCTATGGGGCGTCTGCTTGTGGGAGTCTGCTGTTTTTATAGACTTGTCTACTATGTCAATCTTCTCAATTTGGTTGACGCTTATCGGCTGTTTCTGTCTTACCGTTTCCATATATCGAAAGCTGTCTTTCCATGTTATCCCATAGCGGTCATTAAGCTCATCATACCGCCTGACATACTCATCCGATAGTGAATATCCCTCACCCATATCCCGCCTGCTCATGGTGAGATAGTTGACTAGCCAAGTGAGATTTTGACTCACCCTTGCCTGTTTCCTGATAGCATCCAACCCCACCTTCTGAGAGGAAGTCTTTTTCAGTTCTTCCATATCTTCATCAGGCTGGGACTCCTCGTTCACTACTCCATTACCACAGATGGGACAGGCGTTCGCTTCATCCTCTGGGAGATACTGCCAGCAGTAAGCGTGGTAGTCATCGTACCCCGGCTGACCGGGCTTGACCACGTTGATATCGGGTGGTCCAAACTGGTCATGGGTGATGTCTATGATGGTTCCGTCTTCCGAGACGTTCCAAACATGGTCGATTTGCTTGCCGTTGTCTTCCAAGTACAGCCCGGCATAAACATCCCAACCATACTTTTTAGAAGCGGAGTCAGCAATGAATCCGCAGTTACCCTGACCCCTCACGGCGGTGGTATCCCCCATGCGCAACTCCGTGCGCAGAGCACGAGCCTCATCCAAGACCTCGGGAGTGGGCTGAGTATTCACAGCGGATGCCTTACTTTGCTGGTAAGCATCCGACCTGTCTTTGAGGTCTTGAAACCACTTCTCGGTTTTCTTCTGTCGCCGGGACCGAGACCACTCCCTCATTTTCTCATAAATCTCCTGCCTCTTGGCACGCTCCTCGGCAACACTTGCCGGGGGCTTTTCATCCCATTGCAAACGGAGGTCTGGCATTTTCATCAATGCCTCGGCAGCGAGAATCAAACCATGGTTATCCTTGTGGGGGTACTCCCAATGCCTAGAACCAATATTAGGGGCATCAACGAAATCTTGGTCGGTGGTCTGAGTCAGCCGGTACTCTTCCATGTTCTTGCCGCTCATCCATATTTTCTGTTTGCCAGAAATGCGGATAGACGCCTGCCAACGGGGAGAACCCCAGCTAGTACGAGAGACTAAAACAAAGAAGGGACGCTCGGTAAACTGTTTCTCGTAACTCTCATCAGATTTATTTGTGATGAAGTCTTTGCCGTGTTTGGCGTTCCAACGGTTGGCTATCTCCTTAAAGACCCCACCATGCCCACCTTCGATTCTCACTATCCTATCGAAGACCTTTCCTCCGGGGTAGGTTGACCACACCTTAAGCATCTGTTCGTGGTGTACAAGCTCGTGGGCAATGATACGGCGGAGGGTCTCCTCATCATGACAAATGGCTTTTTGAAGGACGATAGTGGTATTGGGTTCCCCGTGCCGCCACTCGGTCCGGCCTAGCCACTTGGAGCGGGTATAGTCGGCAATCCTGATTTGTGGCTCCGGGAGGCTGGGGTCCACATCCGGCATGAGGCTGTGAAGCACATTGATGACCTCTCCGTAGTCCAAAGCCTCATCGGCGGCAATGACTCCCCGCTCCTTCAAAGACTTCCTAAGTTCCCCACCCTCTCCCGTGGTGCCGCTGCTAACAATTTGCTCACCGGGAAACTCTGCCTTGAGCTTCTCGTACATGGCGGTCGCCACACCACGGCGACGGTATTCCGGCTGAACATGAACGTACTTTATCCAAATTTCGTTATCGTACTCCGAAAAGTCCACGTAGCCAATACGTGTTCCCTGTTGGGTCTCCTTGCCGTCTGGACCGGTCGCCCATACCCCGCCACCCTCCAGCCAAGCTTCTACCCTGCCGGAAAGCTCTCCTCGGTGGGAATCATGGATTTCCAAACGAACTGTCATGGGGGGCGCTTCCCCGGATGCCCCGGCTGTCGGTTGAAGCAATGGATTGAGTGAACTCATATAACCCTTGGTTTTTCAAGTCCGGGGACAAGTTTCCCCCTGATTGAGAAATAGGAAGTCGGGTTGTTTTCAGTAGGGTTAAGTGGTTCTCTCATTTACCTTGAGCATAAGCAAAGGATGATATCCGCAGGTACAAGGTTTGCCACGGTTGATGTTCCAGCGTTGGCAATGCCCTTTTTTAGTCATATAAGACAGGTGTCCTGGCTTGGACATAGTTTTTTTACCATTCAAACTTATGGTAGCTGCTCGTTTCTTAACCCCCTCCATCATTTTATATCGAGTTTGGGGGTCTGACCATAGCTTCTTAACTAACTCAGATTGTCTGGTGCGAAGCTCTAAATCAGACCACCCCGCATTTACTGCTTTGGCTTGTTTAGTACGAGCCTCATAAGTAGAAAATCTTTTCCTATTAGCCTTAGATTTTCTATCTCTTACTTCTGGGCTCCTCAGTTTTTTAACAACTTTGTCACGGAACTCCGAATCTTGCCATAATTTTTTGATAGACTCGGAATGTTTGGCTTGAGTTTCAGGGTCTTTCCATGCTTCTTTCAACGCCATAGTTAATCTGGTAATAAATGTGGGGTCGGCTAGTCGATTTTTGGCAATTTCCTTTGCTTCTTCTGAGGTAAATCCCTCTCCTCCTCGACGGATGTTGTAACCATATTCAGGGTCTTGGGCTTTTAGAAAAATAATAAAATCCTTTTCGACTTGGTCTAACTCTTCTTTTGTTTGGATATCCGAACGGAGAGCATGAATGCTGAAACTACTTCTTCCATATTTTCTTATAGCGGCGTAAAGATGGGAGGACCCGCCTAAACCATGTTCCGCTTCCCAAAATTTTTTGTGAAGATATTTGCGGAGGTCTCTACCCTTATGCTGACCGATGTAGTATTTTCCTGTGATGTGATTAGCGATAAGGTATATGAACATAATAAGCCCCCTATAAAGGAACCCATAGTTCAGTTACCTGTGAAACCTAATAGTGGTCTTAGCGTGAAGGGGAATGACGGTGTAATCGTACTCGTCCGCTTCCTCATTCTTCTCCGTTATGATGACTAAGTAGTGTCCTATCTTGGCGATAAGACCGACTGCGGTAATCTTGGAACCGATAAAGTCCCCGCCCAGCTTAACCTTCTCAAAATCGGGGAGGGGTTTTCTGCCTTCCGAATAAGCATCTTCCCAGTCCACCTCGCCGGGGCGGAATCGCACACCTTTGATTATTACTCCCTTCGGCTTCATGGTCACCTACCTATGAATATTACCGGATTTGGGGTCCTTCAACCATGCGCCCGGAAGTTTTCTTTATCTCATTGAGTTCAGCACCTTAAAGTAGATGGAGCCGGTCATTGGCTTTTTCTCAAGCTTTTCTGGGGTTTCTGGTTTGGCCGGTTCGGACTTTTCTTCCTTTTTTACCGGCTTCTGGGCAAACCGGCACCAGTCGTCGGCGTCCACCTCAATGGTGCCGTCCGGGAGCTTTTTTTCTTGTAGCTCCGGGTCTACCATGACCACGGGATGCTTACAGGAGTCTACTTCTACCCCCTCGGCATTCTTGGAGTGGGGTGTCCTGTGGCGGCAGTCCATGCAGGTCGCTGGGCCGTCATGCCAGAAACCTGAAAGCTTTGACCCTGCCATGTCATATTCTGTCCCTTTTATTTTCTCCAAAAGTCCCTCTGTCTTGTTCAAACTACCCATTTTATTCTCCTTGTGTGTAGATTTCCATTCACGGAGCCAAACATCATCCTTGGTCCAGCTTGTCACTGTCCCCCGTATAGGCAGATAATTCTTCAACTGACGCTTGATGATATCTTCGGGGTCGATTATGTTCGACCGATAAGTCATAGCAAAACGATTCTCCTCATCCAAAACCTGTACCGTCCACATAGCATGAGGTTCACCCCGACGTAACTTCTTAGGGTTTAAGGGTAAAATGTATATCTCAACTCCTTGCTCCTCGAATGCAACTTCCCCAGTATCAAACTTTTTAAGTGTTGCTGTCTTTTTCCTGTCCTCATCCCCTTCTTGATGCTCCTCCACTTTAGTGCGGAGAGAACCAAGGTCTGTCTCAAACACGTCCCCCAGCCTTTCTTCTTCCCATCCTTTAGGGTAGTGGACAAGATACGCCTGCTGAGCATGTTCTAATGTATCAAATCCCAGCATCACTTTAAATTCATCCGGGGTCTCCCCATTAGCCTTCAATTGTTCTACTATATAAACTTTATCAGAGTGAGGGTAGGGGCCTATATAGCAGTCCAATCCTTCATCATCTTTACCATTTACACCGATAAAATGCCCATAATCGAAGTGCATTTTCCTTCGCCACGTCTTGCCGTCTTCATCAGTACCGACACGCTCCAACCCCGCTGGCCACTCAATCAGAATGGGCATACCCCGAAATTCGGTAGTATGCATCTGCGAAAGCTTGGCTTGAATTAATTTCTTTTCAGATTCCATGAGCAACTTGCGGTAAACGGGTATTAAATGATTACCGAACTCCTTATTAGAGGATTCCCAATGAAGGAACTCATAGACATATTTATAGAACGATATCCGATGGTTGACCGAGACGCCTTTTGGGCATACTTAGACCACATCCAAAAGTCAAAACTACCAGAAAGAGAAAAAGGAAACTGGCACCACATCCTCCCTAAATCTATGTTCCCGGAATACAAGAGTAGAGTCGGTCATCCGTGGAATTCAGTTAAAATAAGCCCATTTGACCACTTCAAGGCTCACTACCTTTTATTCAGGGCCGTCAAATGCCAAGCTACCGCCTATGCATGGAAAATGATGAGCAAAATGGGAAAGATTAAAATAGAAGACGAATATCTTCAAGAGTACGAAAGGGCGGTTAGTGTGGTTAAGGACCAGTGCGGTAAAACAATGAGAGGAAAGGTTGCCGCAAAGGATAAAAATGGGGATATATACCATGTAGAAACAAATGACCCCCGCCTTAAAGACGGTAGCCTAACGCACTTTGCGAGATACACGGTCAATGTTAAAGACTCTCTCGGAAACCGCTTCAAAGTAAGAAAAGATGACCCTCGATATTTGTCCGGGGAGTTAGTGCATGTACGAAAGGGCAGAATAACAACGAAGGACAAGGCTGGGATTGTGATTGATACCACCTGTGATGACCCACGGCTGATAACCGGGGAACTCACCCATGTAAACAAAGGATATGTTCTAACAATAGATAAAGATGGTGTCTACAAACGAGTAAGAGTGACAGACCCGGCGTACCAAAATGGGGACTTGATTCATGCCCGTACCGGATATTCGCCAGATGGTAGCCCGGTATCGCCAAACATAAAATCCCGCCTTTGTCCCCAATGTAAAAAAAGACTAATCTATAAGAATAAGTACCACTGTAAAATAGCTGATAAGACTAACGGGCTGTGTGGTAGTTGTGCGGCAAAGAATAGATGTGCCCCCTTATATACTAAAACGGAACGCCACTGCCCGGTTTGTGGTGTTTCTTTGCACTATAAATATGCTTGGTTATGCAAACAAATGGAGGAGCGGGGGAGCGTTTGCAGAAAATGTTCTTCTATGGCAAGGGCTAAACGCTTACGATGGCCCCAGACTAGATGGGACCACCAAATTAGTGGTATTATAAATCAAAAAGAAGAACAATAAGAATCGGGAAATTGTAGTATTAGACATCATGCGCAGAGAATGCTCCATCAAGGGGATGTAACGGCGAGTGCATGGAATGTACCCAAAACGCCAACTATCACCCCCATCAGTAGTGATAACGCCAACAAACACCGCCACAGGAGGATTATGAGTGCAGAGAAGCCTACGAGGGAAGATTTTATTCTGGAGGCGCAGAGGCTATCCAACAATGGAAGCCAGCCAGTTAGTCGTGATTTCTTTCGTAACAACAGCCCACTTAAGGACCGATGGGCTGCGTATTTCCCCACCTTCGAGGCCCTTCTTGATGCAGCCAACATAAAGCACGCCCGCAAGGTTGCCCAACCCGCCGTCAAAGCCGCCAAAGTTGCTCCACCCCCGGAAGAGCCGAGGGAAGTATATCTGCGCCGGGACAACAGCCGTCTCAGAAACGAAGTCAGGAAAGCACATGAGGAGCAGGGCTACTGGCAAGAGATGACCGACGCCATTGTGGACGCCATCACTGGCTTGGACCCGTTACCGCCCGTGGAGTTTGAATCACCCATGGGTGCGGGCAGCGACATGGCTGCGTGCATCAAACTCTCCGACTGGCATATTGGGGAAATCATCAAGCCCGAGGAGACCGAGGGATTCGGTATTTACAACTGGGATATAGCACAGGAACGTATGAAGTACATTGCGCAGAAGTTCCTCGGCTGGGTGGATACACACCGAACTACCTTCAACATCCCCAACCTGTATGTCTTCGGAGAAGGTGACTGGGTATCCGGCGACATCCACGAAGAACTCCGCCGCACGAATGAGTTCCCCCTCCCCGTACAGGCAACGCAAGCGGGCAAACTGCTTGCACAGACCGTCTCCACTTTCGCTCCCCATTTCGACAAGATAACCCTTGTGGAGATTGGGGCGGACAACCACGGACGGCTGTTACAGAAGCCGCAATCCAAGCAGAAGTCCAGCAACTCCATGAGCCACGTGGTGTACGAAATCGCCAATGCCTATCTCCAGAATCACGAGAACATTGACATCGTCACTACCGAGGGCATGAAGCATGTGGTCGATATGGTGGGTGTGAAGTTCCTCATCGAACACGGCGACACCGTAAAGGCATGGATGGGCATTCCCTTCTATGGCCTCGAACGTGAGCGGGGCCGGGAAGCCATCAAGCGGATGCAGGCAATGCTGGATGCTTGGCGGCAGGAAATGGAAGACATGGCGAAGCTCGGCTTCGACTATATCTCCTGTGGTCACTGGCATGTCCCCGGTATTGTATCCGGCAACATTCTCATCAACGGAAGTCTCAGCGGCACATCGGAATTTGACCACGGCTGTGGACGGCACGCCCGCCCATCGCAGGTCAGCTTCCTTGTTCACCCGGAACACAAGCTGTTCGATTGGGTCGCTTGGACGCCGCCCATGTAATTATGTTTTTCAAAAAGGCTCAAGTGGACATTCATCCATCTAGTTATGGGTTACATATACCCGCTTAGGTGAAGAGGGATAATACCAGTTCTCCTCTTCACCTAAGCGGGAGTAAATGTATAGGGGTGGTGTTCTCTCATTGCCTTTATGAGTTGTCCAATTTCTACCCACTGTTCATATGTAAACCGGTTTGATTTTCCGCAATTGCATTTAGGGCAGCACGGAACCAAGTTATCTTTTCGATATCCAATTGAAGAGTCTTTCCTATCAAGGTTTGTCCTATTGTTCGCCCCACATCCCTTATGGGATAAAGCATTCCAAATTAGGGGTTCATCACAATAGTGGCATGTTTTAGATTCGGTTATAGTAACAAGTTCCTCATAAGTTAATCCCTCCCATTTTTTACTTCTACGAATTTGCGCTATCATCCACTCAAGGGGCCGTTTCTGACGACCTAAAGATTGAAGATGCCGCCCGCAAAGGTAACAACCGCTGTTCCTGTCTTTCCTTATACGAATCCAAGACTTCACTCCATGAATGCGGCATCGTGCGTGCCAAAGATATGCCTTACCTCGTTGCTGTTGGATAGTTTTAGGAGGTTCATCCAAAATTTCCCAAGGACACTCTGGGGGTAACGGCTGAATCCTCATATCAATAAGCTGCCTTTGAGACATCCGCTTACCCCAGCATCGTCTACAACCTAGTGTTCTACCAGAACGTAAATTCAACCCCACAATCCAGCGTTTAACCCCACACCCAGAACACTGACAATACCACTTATACGGCTTACCCCTCTTCCCTCCACCTTGAGGTGAATCACTTAAAACAATCCATATACAATCTTGGGGCAATAACTCTGGTCTATTTCTCATATCTATAAATTTGTGCATTCGTTGTATATTCCTCCCATTACTAATATATTCCATATTTGATTTTCTTAATCAAATGGCTAAAGAAAGAGGAATGTCACATAGTTGGGAAGATTTTCCAAAACGTAAAGATGAATTAGGGTTTAACCTTTGCCGCTTCTGCGGCAAAGCTCTAACCGGTCGCCGGACCTCATGGTGCAGCAAACAATGCACCATCGAAGTCCTCCTCCTCTGCGACTGGTCATTCATCCGCAACAAAGTAAAGCGCCGGGACAAGTACCGCTGTGTCCTCTGTCATCGCAATAAGCATGAGGCGGGTTCGCTGGAAGTTGACCATATCGTGGAGTTGCAAGACGGTGGGCAGACAGTGATGGAGAACTTACGAACAATGTGTTTAGAGTCTCATAAAGTTAAGACCAAACTCATGAAAACGGCAAGGTTTGAAAGACGGGTGGTTCTTTCACAAAAGGAATTATCCACCCTTCCATGCATTTCAAAAAAATGGGCAGGGCTTCCGGTCTTAAGCATTTGAAAAACCCAATCATACCACCCCTCAAACGATTACACTTATTACATGAAATAACTAGATTTTCTGGACTATTATCCTCTTTAATTTCATTTAAGTGGTCACCCACAATATCCTTCCATTCAAGAGTATTTCCACACCAAAAACAGGGGTGAACGCCGGGACCATACCTATCGTATAAAACTTTTCTGTGTTCTAAAACGTATCCCGCACTAATCGCTAAAGGATGCTGAGGGAGGATTAGTCTTACATACCCATCTTTCTTGACGGCACGAAACTTAACTCCTTGTCTAACCACACTGCCCGTTCTTCTTTGTTGATAATAACAAGCCTCACATAGACCGTAGGTGGGGCGGTCAACCAGCTTACCACAATTTGGTGTATTACAAACTAACGCTCTTTTAATTTTTCTTCTGGATTTTAAGGTAGACTTTTCATACTCGGTTCTACACTTAACAGAGCAATATTTGCGGTCTGTACCCCTACCAACTTGGTAAGAAAACTCTCTTCCACAAATACAGGTACGAAATCTCTCCGTTAGTTTATCCATATAAAGGGGAGCGAAAGTTGTTGTTTTTATGACAATGAGTTCTTATTGTGGCAAAACCAGAGAAGAATACCACCAATAGAGATTACGCCAAAAGCGAAATATGCGACAACTCCCCAATCAATGTGCATCCCCTTTTTCCTTCTTGATGCGCTTCATTACCTTCCGGCTGAGGGCATTCAGCCACTTGCAGTCGGCGCACGGGCGAGAGCACTTCCCTTCTCGAACCATGTTCTTTTTGAGCCGATAGTTTCCGTAATGTTTGAACGTCAAATTGGCAAGCTCGATAAGAGCTTCATCGAAAGTGGGACCGCCGCAGTCAAGCTCCACGTCATGGAAGGGCATCAGGGCGGTACTGGTATCCCACTCCGACATGTAACCCCACTCCAAGTGACCCAGTTCCAGCCAGCACTCAGGGTTGACATTCTTGGTTCTGTCATCGTTGACTTCACCCTTGTCGTCCACGAGCGTGTAGAAGATGCTAAGGTTTTCCTCAATAGCACGATGGAACTCGTGCCGCCATTCCCGCCAGTGCTGACCACCCCTGTCTTTGGTAACGATGAATCCCTTCCGCTTGGACCGGGCGGCATCCACAGGAGACTCCGGGGTTCTCACCCGACAGTTAAGTTTAGGATGGTAGTAGAGAAACCACCAAGCCCCAAAACCATCTGTTATCTTACGTTTTTCTTGCAATTTTCCCCGTGCCATTTATAATAGAACCTCTCTACTACGGTTTTACCGCAGTGGGGACATTGAAACCGAGTAACCGTACTCCAATAATTTTGTTGAGCGACTTTACTGTGTTTTTTACTTTCCTCGTTTCTTTTTTCACCCCGTAACCGAAACTTCCACGCTTCTCTTAAATGTTCTCGATGAGTCTCTGATTTCGTTTTTCCTTTAAGTCCTAGACTGATTTTCTTTTTAACTTCAGTGGTCATGCTAGCTTTCTTGGCTTTAGACATCATAGTGCGATATATTTCACTTGCTGACCGAATAACCGCAGACCTTTTCATTTTAATTAAAGTACTTTTTGAAAATTTCCTTCCTTTTAATGTCGCCGAAATTTTAGCTCGTGTAACGGCGGACTGGTTTTTAGAGATTATTGACCGAACTTTTCTTTGTTTTTCATTTAGAGTGTATCCGGCGGTGCCTTCTCCACCATCTGTGTGATTATGGAGAATTCCGGTACCCAAATCTTTTCTACCGTATTTAGCCACCAAGCTTTTTTCCAAATTAAAGGCAGTTGGTTCATCAAGATTATCTTTAACTATTTGAATTCGTGTTAAATCACGAGGGTGAAACCTCCGACTGGCGTTAAACGCCCGTTTGCCATGGCCCTTACCAACATAATAAGGGGTACCATCCTTTCGTAGAAATACGTACACATAAAAATTATTTAACATTCATAACTCCCCACATAGGGAAATCATATTGGTTCTTTTATAAACACCCATTTAATTATCGGACCTATGAAGCAAAGAAAATATTACGTTTTGGCTTATTTATAATACTGAGTTTTATGGGAAATTTAGTACTCTTCTTCCGGCTCTTCTTCGAGGGGATTTTGCATTTGCTCCATGAACTGCCCCATTTGTTCAAGCATCTTTATCTTACGAGGGTCTTCCCTCCCGTCGCCGATGTAGGAGAACAGGCCCGTGGAAGGAACCGGAGTCAGCTTAAACCCGATAGCCCGCAGAGCCAGCCCGTACATCTTGGTCTTGACGGCGCTATGGGAAGCAACCACCAGCATGTGGTATTGGGCGAGCCAGCGGGTGATGGATTCCTTGAACGCCTTGCGGTCGAAGCTACCCCAGACCTTGGGGACGATGTGTTCCAACTGCTCTTCGCTGGTGAAGTCCTGTCCCCGGCGCTGGAGACCAATCTGATGAAATCCAAAGCGGGAGTCTACGGTGAGAAAGAGTTCGTAGTCCCCCACCTGTACCTCATCCAAGACACGGTCCCCCGTTACCTTAAAGCGCTTCTGCGCTTCGGGAGTCAAGGGCATCGCCTGCTTGGGGCGGAGCAACGGATTCATGGGGCCTCAATAGAGGCTTTCATAGCTACCTTGGTGGAGTTAGAGCAACCTCAACCGAAGTCATGGTGCTCCTGAACTCTTTCCGTATCAACGTCTTAAGGGCCTCTCTTTGAGTCCTGTCGGAAGAAGAAGCGTCAAGGATAGTCAGCACCCTGCCTTCCAATGACCGGAAGTAACCGAGGTTTGCACTCTTGTCCAAACCGGAAACACGGGAAGGCACAATATCAACGGCTAGATGCGGGAATCGTTTGAATTCCGAAACCTCCACCTCGGTTTTGATGGCCTCTGCCTTGGCGTCTGCATTTGCCACGGCGCAATGCATCTTCTCTTCATCCGCTTCCATCAGGTTTTCGAGTGCCTGCACGGGGCGGCTGACCTTCTCCGGGGGTGGGGGTGTTTCCACCAGTGGTTCCCCATCCTTCCCCTCATGAAAAAGGGAAGCAACCAAGGTCTCTGCCGTCTTGGGGGTGAGCTTGGGAACGTCGGCACCATAATCAAAGAAATCGGCGGCACCGGCTTCGGTAAGCTCCTTCTCCAATCTTTCTATTTCGGCTCTGAGTTTGGTGGTTTTGGCTTTGACGGTCTCCGTTTGAATTCCCTCGGGAGACACACGGGTCTTACGAATCTTTCTTTTTGCGGACATATATCCCCCACTGTACTGCACTGAATTTGACTACACTAGGGGCATAATAGCCCCACAATAGAGGGTGTGATAGTTGTGGTTTTGATTATGCTAAGGCGTGAAACACGCCTCGGTCACCACTCCAGTTAGCGGGTTTGTATTTAATGCTGACCATGTGGGCATCATTGAAACCAGCGAACTTTAGCCAAGATTCAACGCATGGGGGATTTGGTCCCCAAAGGCATGTGGGGTCACCGTAAGGCTTGTTTTTATCATAGAAACTGCATATGGGTTCTTCCTTGAAAATCCAATCCAAATGGGTTTCCAAGATGAGCTTTCCCTTGCAGACAGAGTGAAGCTTCTGGAGGGCAAGAAGGGGGTTTTGAAAGTGGTGGAGCGCCCCGAGGCAAAGAACGAAGTCATACTTCCCAAGAAGGTCCGGGTCCAAGTCATGAACATCAAGTTTTATCCCCACCACCTTGGAATTTAACACTCGTGTGGCGAGGTCAAATCCCCGGCGTCCGGTGTCAAAGCACCACGTATCCACGGCAGTCACCGCAGAGGCCCCCCGGCGCTCGCACAAGAAGCTCCACCAGCCATCCCACGCACCTACATCCAGTACGCTCTTGCCGGTTAAGTCCTCGGGGAGATGCAAACGACGAAGCTTCTCCTCGCTGTCGGTGGTGCCGGGGGTGATGACCCCGTCGCCAAGGTCAATCCTGTGCCACCACTTAATTGCATCAATTTCGGCCTTAAGTTTTAGATTCATGTAAACCCATCTTTTTTATATAATGGCTTGCTGTAATCAAATAGTCAATGAATTCCATATAAGACATATTACTTTTACAACGATTACATATTTTGCAACAAGTCACCGTATTTCCCTCTGTATAACCGCAATCATTATTCATGCGGTCCAGACCGTTGTATATAAAAGCCCCATTGTTAGCTTTAGTTTTTGCACATCCAACAGGGGGTCTACCACAGTAATGACAAGGCTGACAAACAAGAGTATCGAATTGGGCATCGCTTAATGCCCACTCGTATCCACGTTTTTTTGCTTGGTTTTTATAGATTGAGAGAACCCGGTTTCTCATACTTTGACCGGCAGGGAGTTTATTCCCGGATGCTTTGCCTAATCTACACTTTCTTGCATTTTCTCTTTGAAGACACCCACAACTCTTTACAGCACCACTAATCAGGTGTCTTCCTAAAGTGGGTTTTTCTACACCACAATCACAACGAGCCAACCACTTTATTTTTTGGTACTTATCCCTGCCAAACAATTTAAGGATGGTTAATCTACCAAAACGCATTCCCGTCAAATCTTTGAACATCATTTGATGTACATCCCCAAATAAGCAAATGATAATCCATATTATGACCAGAGGTCTTTGACTAACTGAATAAGCTGGCTTACCCAACCGGGTTCTTCCACTTCCGGGACAGGCTCGGGAGCCGGGATGACCGGCTCCTCTGGTTCCTCATCGTAGAGATAGTTCTTCCACAGACGAAGACCTTTGTGGTTGTGCTCGTTGAGAGCTTCCTTACCATCAAGCCACGCCCGTGGGTCGTCCAGAAGGTGAAGGCCCACGTTGGCGATGTTCTCCGGGCTATCGGGGTTTGCCTTCCACTGCTTGGGTGCCCATCGCACAGCGTCAGAGACCACGGTAGGAACTCCCATGACCACACCATCCGCCGTCACGATATTGAACGACTCGGTGAATGACGGCTGAAACAGGAGGTCCATGGTTCTCACGAGTTCGGAGAACTTTTCCCACGGCATCCACCTGTGCTTGACTACATCAAATCCGGGGATAGCCTGAGACATCTGTTCAATCGTGTTAACAATGGCCTTGCCCTCAGACTCCCCTCCCTGATTGATATGGAAAGAGACGGGCACCTGCAAGCGGTTCTGAATGAGAAGACCGGCAGCAACCGCCGAGGGGATGTTCTTCTCCGGGCGGAGTGCGCCGAATGCACCAAGACGTAGAGGTTGAGATGAGAACCGTACCTTGCCCTCGTGATGGCCCCGACTGGAATACAAGTCAGGCAGCAGGAAGGTATTGACCCCATAGGCTTCACTGAACCACTGGGTGAATGAACGAGAGTTCCCGGATACCGAAAGGTTGGGAAGGTCGTTCATCAAGTCGGCGTACTGGCGGAAGTTTCCTATTCCCCGGTAATCGCCATATAAAGCCGCCACGTTACAATGCGACTTTACGGTGAACTCCATGTCGGGGAAGTAGTTGACCAGTGCCTTCAAATCCAGCGGCGTAATCCACGGTGCCATGATGACACAGTGGGTCAATGGACCCTTGCCTTCTTTCGCTCGCTTGCCATTGTGAAAGAGAATGGACTGGAGAAGCTCAACGTTATCTTTAACGCCGATAACGTAAGTCCTGATTCCATGTTGGTTAAGTTCTTCCGCTGTCTTCTTTGCTGCTACGGCGAGACCCACCGAACTGTACCCTGTCCAAAAGGCAAAGTCCTTGTAGCATAGGGCAACTGCCACTTTTTTCCTGCACCCCTCACTCATTGTTTCCTCCCCGAAATTTTTGCTTTCACTATGAGGATGATAGTCGAACTTCCCTACGCAGTTGCGTCGGCGGAGGGGGTGGACTCCTCCACAGCGGGACCCGTAGGACCGGTCACAGCATCCGGGAAGGCGGTACCTTGAGGCACGACATCAGCCGGATTTTCATCGGCGGTGAACGTAGAAGGCCCCGCAGGCCCGCTAGGAGGCGCTCCCGGCGCAGGGGCGGGCGGTGGGGCGGGCTGAGCCTGCATCTTGGCGAGTTCGGCCTCTGTAATGGCATCGTAGGAGAAAACGTAGGACTCGGCTTTCTCAGCGTCGGTGATTCCTTCCGGCAGTTCCCACTTGATGTTGATTGCCATGCCCTTGAACTGTTCAAGTTCCACCTTGCTGAGTTCCACCCTGCCCCCGGCGTGCTTGAGGAGTGTGGCGGCAAGAGCGGATAGCCTCTTGGCGGAGCCTTGTGCTCCCTGATAGGCGGTCGCCAGTTTGCCAACGATTTCATCCGGGTTGTTGTAAATCTTCTGGAGTTCTTCTTCGAGTTGTCTGCAGTACTTTTGCAGGGAACTGAGGAACTGCTTTTTGACGGTGGACTTTTTCAATACAAAGGGCTTGGGCTGTAAGGATGATTTACTCACACTTCCTCCTGTTGGGATTTTTCTGTAAAGAAATCGAGACTACATCAGTTCTTTGGCCTTCATGAACCGGACGGCTTCGATTGCCTTCTTCACCATGATTTCGTAATCCTCGGGGCCGCAGTCGAACAGAGCGGAACCCCAAAGCTCGGCGAAAGCCGCCTCGGCGGTCCGATACTTGTAATTGGGGTTGGGGGTAACCAGCCGGGTCTGAGGATTGGTGATGAACTTGTCCTCGGTATTGACCGGTTTCCCGTCCGAGGGTGCACCCACTCCTTCGATTCTGGCATCAAACATGGGGTCCCAGTAAATCTCAATGTCGGGGGATTCCAAGCTCACGTAGATGCCGGGAGCGGTCTTCTTGTAGCTCGCCCCAGCCGCCTTGAAGTACCGACCAACCGCAATGCTATCAAATTTGCTCATACAACCTCCACTGTATAAATACCAAAAAATAACGGAAATAATCGGTCACATTGAGGTATACTGTAAGTGGAGGGAAAACATGATGCAGGGAATGATTACGGACCCCGAGGCTGCCCTAAAGTTCATGCTCAGTGGGAAGGTTGGTGAAAAAGAATATATCCCCACAGTTACTTTCAGAAGCCAAAAGACCGGCAACCATTTCACCTACAAAATCAAACCTTTGTCCAAGAAGGAAGGGATGCCTCCGGCATATTTCGTCAGTGTCTTGAGCGGACCCGACAACGAGAACGACTACACTTATGTCGGCATGATTTTTGACCGCCCAACCGAGGTCACCTTCAACCTCACTAAGGGTTCCAAGTTTAACTACAACAGCCCGTGCGTTATAGCAATAAGCTGGGTAATAGAGTACCTTGCCTGCGAGCAAGAACCTCCCATGACGGAGATATACCACGAAGGAAGGTGCGGAGTTTGTGGGAGAACACTTACGACCCCGGAGTCATGCTTAACCGGCATTGGCCCTATTTGTGCTGCAAAAATGTAAGGAATCGGTCTCTAATGCGCAAAACTTGCCTAACAAAACTATAAGTGAAGGAAACATATGGCACGACTCGTCCATTCATGGCAAGACCTATGCGCTTGCGGAAATCCTAAGAACCGCTACGCAGTAGAATGCCAGCAATGCCACTTGAAAAACCGCAGGGATACTTGCGTATGCGGTAAACCTAAATATAAAACTAAACCCTTGTGTCGGGACTGTAACCACAAACGAGACTTCTGCCCCTGTGGTCTTACAAAGGACAAGAGGGCACTGAGATGCACGGTGTGCAAGGGCAAAGAGCCATTAGAAAAAAGGTGCAACAGGTGTGGAAATCCTTTCCCAATTGAGGCATATAGTCTCAGACCTGATGGCAGGGGCGGACATAAACGACGTAGCCGCTGCAAGAAGTGCGAGTCAGACGAACAAAAGGAACGGCGTTCCAAGTTTCCGAAGAAAGCTAAGGACATAAAACAACGCTCGTTGGAAAGATGCAAGAAAGACCCTGTGCGCTCAGCCAAGGCACAGAAAGCCCAATGGCGGCGGCAATGGAGAAAATTAGGACTCGACCCCAAAGAGGTCTTCAAATGGATAGAAATTCATGGGTGGTTCTGTGCTATCTGCGGGGAAGCAGTGGGTCATCGGACACGGGCAGCGGACCACGACCACATCACAGGAAAATTTCGTGGTATTTTATGCTCAAGATGTAATCCCGGTCTCGGTATGTTCAAAGATAAACCTGAACTACTTAGGAAAGCGGCACAATACTTAGAAGATTCTATAAGGTAGGTATTATGGCAGGAAACACCGGTAAGATGACACGAGGAGCAATCGAGCGCCGGGGGCCAAGGATGTGCCTCAGTTATTTGGTGGGCGGAGAAGGGTATTTCATCTTCCGGGAAGGCCAACTGCCCCTTAAGAATAACTTCTACCGGCTTCGAGTGCTGGCAAGGTCCTACAGCAAGTCCTACCTCATGGGGATTGGGCGGGCGCAAAACATCATGCCCTAATCCTTGGCCTGCGTCAAATTCTTGTTTTCGGTCGGGTCACTATCATCCAACAACTGGTCCAAAGATTGTGCTGGTCCATCCGCAGCAAAAGCTACCCCGGATTCTTCTGCCGCCACACCAGCCAACTCCCGGTCTACCGCCGCCCCGGCTGCGGCAAGCTGCTCCTGATTCCGCTTGATGGTCTTAACGATGGGCGGGCGCTTCGGCCCGGCGAGGGCGGCAACCTTCTGTACGGCCTCACCATCAAAGTTCTCGGTCGGAGCCATGGGTACACCGGCAACAAGCCTCTGAGGCGCTGCTGGAGCCTTCTGCGCCTCCGCAACGGCCTCTTCCAGACGCTCCGCCATCATAAACTCCAACATGGAGCGCTGCGGGTCCTTGGCGTGCTTCTTACAGATGTCATAGACCTTGCTGGCTTCCACCACTTCCTCACCCTCCTTGTTGGGTAAGGGAGCGAATGGCTCCTTGCAAAGCCTGTCTTTGAAGTCGGCAATGACCCCGCAGCCACATGATAGCTTTACGCTAATCCTATGAATACTAAGGCTTTCTACTTTCATCTTAAACTCCCTTCATGAGTGCTTTGAAGCACAGTTCAGAGGCGTCGGTCAGCACCTTCTTGGCGATTTCAAGCTTATCCTCGTAGAGGATGCCGCTGGACATATCGTTGTAGAACTCCAATGAGAGGAGTGGTGCGTGGTCATCTTCCGGGTCACTGGCGATGAACTTCTTCTGATTGATAGTACTGTAAATCTCTAATTTCATAAGTGTTTCCCCAGTTCATAACCGGCTAATAGCGCCCCGGCAATCTCCGCACCCTTTTTGGTGCCCGCCCAAATTTTCTGCCATCTCGTCTTGACGGATACTGCCTTGTACTTCTTCACAGTGTCTTGGCACTGCCCGTTGGCGAGCTTAAGCTTGTCATCATCGGCCCGAAGAGCATTGAAATCCGTAGTCAGGCTGGCGTTGGTCTTGGTCAGACCGTCAATGGTCTGGTTCTTGGTTGTTATCTGTTGGTTAAGGTTGTCCACGTTACTTGCCAGCCGGTCCCGGTCCAGTTTCGTGGCGGTAAACTGCTGCACGATGGTGATGGGGAAGGTGAGCAACTGTTCTTTCGTCGCCGGGTCGGCGGATACGTTAAGTGTGAGCGGCAGCGGGGTGTTCTTGTAAGAATCCTTCAAGTCCCCGAATACTTCCTGTGCCGACTTGCCCGGCTGGAGAACGGCGGTAATGGACTGGTCAACCTTGGTGTTGAGGTCTTTTAGTTGCTGAATGAGGCCAGCTTCCTTGGCGTTGGCGGCGGCAATCTGTGTGGCCCATTGCGCCCGGTCAGCGGCATGTTCCGTCGCCTCCTTCTGATACTGGCTGTCGGCCTGCTTCCACGACTGCTCATACTGAACCATGAGCTTCTCAGAAGCCTCCGCCCGCTGCATGAGTTTGTCATATCCTTTAAGGCCGTAGTACGCTCCTACGCCGCCACAGGTGAGAACAAAAAACAGGATGAGAACGATGACATAGTTGAGCGTGATATGGTGGTTCACCATCTTATTCAAAATTTCCTGCGGCACAGTTACGGTGGGGGCGACCGGGGCCGGGGGCGACAATGGACCCGTATATCCCGTGTTGCCCATATATCCCGTGGTTCCCGTGGGTGCGATATTACTCATGATTCTACTCCTCTTTGCTGCTACCTAAAGGAATTGGTAGTGAGGGGTCCACCTTTGCCATCTGTTTAGCGGAAAACTTATAGGTATCTCCATACTTCTTCACCACTTCCCGGTAGTTTTTGAAGGCTGGATTTTCCTTTTTCACCCAGTGCTTCATGACGTTATCCTTCACTATTGTGTAAATAATGAAGTAGTTCTTAGGGGATTTGACTTCCCCTTTCTTGATGGCCTCCACAATTTTGGCAGCGATGGTGGAGGGAACGTGGATGCCATCCACGAGAATGAGTTTGCGCACAAGGGCTGTGACCGTCTTCTGCCGGGACTTCTTGAGCGGCTCGTGCTGGTCTTTCCGCTTGGCGGTGGGAACGAGGGGAGACTCTCCCAGCTTGGTGTCTTCCCGGATGAGGCTTAAAGCCTCCTTGATATCCTTCGCCCGGCTGGCGGCGGCAAACTTCCTGCGGACAGTGGAGTCCTTGATTTCCCCAATCTCTTTTTCGGTAGTTGCTTCCTTGAGCGCCTCAGCCTCTTCGGCGTCGAACTCAGCATAAAGTTCGGAGAGGGCCTTTTCTCCTTCCTTTTCGTCATCTTCCTTGAGGGTGGAAACAAGGGGACAATAGTAGTAAGTTCGTATGTCTTTGGGAACATAGGAGAGGTTGAGGAGGTTCCGAACAGGGGTCTCCAGCATGATACTCTTGGTCTTCAAGGTTATGCGAATGACCGCCCGCCCGGCTCCAATAGCTGTTACCGTCCCACAGAAATCTCGGGTCTCGCCGTTAAGAACCCGGACAAAGGACCCCACCTCTACCCCGGAGGAGTGTTCCCTGAACTGCTTCTCGGCAGGGGACATAAGCTTCTGAACTTCCGTGTCGGAGACTCTTATTACCTTATTTGGCCGGTTTGAATCTCCCTCAGTGACCAGAGACACCACACCCGTGATGGTCTTTAGCCGCAATAGCCCTTGGAAACTATCACTGCGGACAAAGAGGTACGCCGCCGCCGTGAGGTCAAAAACGTCAAGGTCCCGGTGACCTACCGGTATGAACAATTCCACAGCATCTTCTCGAAAAATCTGAGGTATTTGTTTGCCTATCCGGCGTAGGGTGGGTTCGATGGTCTTCTCGCTGCGAACTTCCAGCATACACCACTCCTTGCCTTTCAGCTTGGAGCAGTCTCTATATGTTAGTAACATGGTCCTCCACAGTATAATACTGATTGTTTAGCGCAAACGTCCTAGCTTATCCCGTTGTCTTCCCTGTGTGCTTTTACTGATTTTGGCACGTATCTCGGGAGAAAGCCGTCTCGCACTCGCTATTTTACTAAGTTTGGCTCTAGTCTCATCTGACACAACCCTCTGTCTGCACTTAGCACGGAATTCTTCCGACCGTTTTCTACCACGATTGGATGCGGATATTTTAGCAGTGCATTCGGGAGCCTGCTTTCTTCCTTTCGCTACTTTACTCATCTTGATTCTTTCCTCAATTGGAACTTCTCTGCCCGTTAATGCATTGCTCAATTTTTGTCTTGTTTCCTGAGACACCTCTCGGTTACACATACATTTCCGTATGCTGTCAATGCGGGACTGTTTAGTCTCTGGATTAGCCCAAGCAGCCTTATTACCTTCTCCAATCTTCTTACGAGTTTCATCTGAAAGGGGTCCGGTTCTTCCCTCCCCACCCCGGCATATATTGTACCCATACTCAGGGTCCTGCGACCGCAGGAACTTGATGAAATCCCGTTCAGTTTGGTCAAGCTCTTCTCGGTCAGTGATGTCGGCCCGGAGGGCGTGTATGGACCAAGAAGAGGGGTCTGAGTGTGCTCGCATAGACTGATAAAGGCGAGATTGGTTTGAGATACCTCTTTGGGCGTGGTGAAACTTCTGCTGAAGATATTTCTTTAGATTGTTCCCCTTATGCTGACCGACATAGTACTTACCGGTCTCGTGGTTAACAATGAGATAAATGAACATAACTTCTTCCCGATTAAGGATTAGGAAGTTGTTTTTTACAAAACTTCACCTTTCAGGATGGCTTGGCTGGAAGAGAAATTCTTGCTTGGAGCATTGGTCGGCGGCTTGACTGATTTGAGGATTCTCGCCGCCGCCATAAGCTCGTACACAAAAAGGGGGAGGGCATCAGCGGGAATGAACGGGGTCGCTAACCATTTGAGAAATATAGCGGAAGTCTCCTTAATGTTGGGGAGCGTCTCAGCAATACGAGCAAGCTCCGAGGCTGGCTCCGACCATGGGGACTTGGCATAAAGGGAAAAGGTAGTTTCAATGACCTTGGTTGGAAGCGCTACCCGTGCGCCATCGTCGGCAAGCTTGACGGCAGCGGCTTGGTCCCCATGGCTTATAGCCAGCAGGATGCTGTAGCATACGCTTTCTAGGGGATTATCCAGAACCTTGTCAACGTTCTCCCTGTTCACCTTGCCCAGTGCGGCGGCGAATCCCAGCCAACGGACCGCCTCCCTTATGATGCCTTTGGAGTGTTTGGCGATGTCCTTGATAGCATCAAGTTCATAGTCAATGCCGTTACGGGAGGCTATGCTCGCCATCAGGCCGGTAATCACGTCGTCTGTGGCACGATAGAAAGTCAGCGGCAAACAGCGGGACTGGATGGTCTTGGGGATGCGGTTGTCATCGGTGGTAACGAACATGAAGATACTGTCAGTGTCGGGGCGCTCCAGTGGCTTGAGGAAAACATCCCAAGCTTCCGAAGAAAGCCGATGGGCTTCATCAATCACAGCGACCCGGCGCTTCCCAGTGATGGGCGGCTGCGCCATGCAGTCCATTAAATTGCGGGCATCTTGCACGCCGGGGTGTTCAGCAGCATCCGTTTCAAAGAAGTCGGCGTCATGCTCAATTGTCTCTTGGTCGATGAAGCGACAGGAGGGGCACGTTCCACAACCCAGTGGGTCACTCCCGGCGCACATGAGCGCACGGGAAAGAAGGTAGGCCACAGAGGTTTTCCCAAGGCCCCATGGACCTTTGAGGATGAAACCACGAGGAAGAAACTTTCCCGTAGTCAGGAGACTCTTGAGTAAGGATACGACTCTGTCTTGTCCCACGACTTCGCTCCAAGCCGTGGGACGAAAGGAGATTAGATTCATAGCGTTACGTTACCTCTCCTATGCTTGTTTGGGAATAGAGGCAACGTGAGCCGCCTGCCTTTGCAGGACGGTGCTGAGCTTCTGGAATCCCTCCACGGCGATGTCAGTCATCTCGTCTTGATATTGACCGAGGTCCCGGACATCAACCCATAGAGCATCGGAGTTACCGGAAATCCTGCCCATGCGCTTGGCGAACACGAACACCACCAGCCGATGGACCTGTTGGTCCTGTCGAATTTCCTCGCACACAAACAGGGCGTGCTGAGGGTCAATGTCCACCCCGGACCACTCGATAGCAAGACGACGGGACGTTTCAAAGAACGACTCGAAGGACATGATTTGACCGATGGGAACGGTTATCCGGTCTTTGTCGATGCCTTCCTTGGCTTTGCCGAGAAGCACCAACCCGTGTTCATCCATGACGATTACAGCTACCTCTGCCTGTGGCAGGGAGATATATGTCTCCCCCTCATCAAAGTCTTTTTCGACTGCCATGACTGGCCTCCTTTGTATAATACTGCGTTATCTTGACGCCCGAGGGCAAGCCTTCGGGTGTTTCTTACACGCTGCGAGAATTTCCTCCACGAAGGGAACAAAGTGAACGTACAATCCCCATCCGTTGGAAGCATTGAATTTCTCAAACCGGGCAGGGCCAGCCTTCATCTCAGCTATCGCCTTAGTGAGCGGCTCAATAAGCCCCTCTGCCTTGGTGATACCAATCTCCTCGGGTCGCCAGAGGTGCTTATAAATACCCGCTTCCACTGCCATCCTGCCAAGATTGTGAGTGATATTGCTATCATACACAACCTCCCTTTCATCCAACTCAGGGAGAGTAGACCCGCACTCCGGGCAGTTCCGCAGCCGGTTTATCGGGTACTCAAGATAGAAATCAAGACTCATCCTTAATCTCCTCGCTGGAATCCGCTTCGGTGCCAATCACCGCCAGTCCATAATTTCCCGCACCGTCTAATGCCAAGGCGTTGATAATGCTGTCAACGATGGTGAGCGTGGCATCATGCATATCGGTTAGCCAGATAGCCCAGAAATCCTTGATTTGCAACCCGCCCTGCGCCTTGATGGCGAGCTTGACATGCTTCCTGAATTCTGGCATGTCGAACCCCCGGAGCAATGCCGCCCCGGCGTCGAAGTTGTTGACATTGGGGTTGATATCTACGCTCAAGATAGGCTTGTTGACAATCTTCTCCCCGCCACCCTTGACCTTCTTGGCAACCGGCTGCACGAGGGTAAGATTCGCCCCGGCAAGCTCGGGGTCATTGGTCATCTCCATCAGAGTGAACGCCACGGAAGGACTTGTTACCCCCACAGGGTCGCTGACCTTATGGATGCGCACCTGTGACGGGCATCCGAGGCAGGCGACAAACTCATTCTCCAAGGGTGTGAAAGCGAAGAAAGCGGAAACAATCTTTTCCATCTCTTTGTCTTCCAGCTTCTCTACTTCATCCGGGCGGAATTTGGCAAGCTCGTCCGCACGGGATTTCATCTCCGCTGAATAGCGAGTCCCGTTGTAGATTTTGTTCAAAAAGAAAGACGGCCATTCCGCCCCCCCGAACGACCAGCAGAGGGAGAACGTCTTTACACCTAAATCCTCAAGGATGTTCCGTAGAGCAAGGATAACATCTTTGGAAGTATTCTCAATAAACGCCTGCCCATGTGGGAAATCCAAGAGTACGGGAAATTGTTGTCGAGAAGTAACAATAGAAGAATTGACCTGTTCTTCAATAACCTCCTTTTCCTTTTTAGCGAGGAACTTAAAGGGTCTTCCCATATTTCGGTAAGAGAGTGCCTCCTTTTTTGACATCGGGTCTTGAAGGTCTTTACCCCCGTTTACTATTAGCCAAAACCCATAACATCCATTACTCAATGAGAAGTCTAAGGCGGGGGGAACTTCCTTTTCCTCATCAAGGCGGGGGCTAAAGAAGGGATTTATGCCTATGCTTTCAGTTTCGGTTCCCTTAGTTTCAGCCAAAACCGTAGCTTGTAGAAACTCCTGAATATTACCACCATTAAGGTTGTTTTGAAAAACTGTAGAATCTGATTCTATGCCGAAGATAGCCCAGTTAGAATGTCCAAACATTTTTCCTCCTCATATTTCTTAAGGTATTCAGCCAATCCTAAAATTCTTTCCTTGTTCTCGTGTAAAAACCCCAAAGCAGCATTGCATCCATTACAGAGGATTCCTCTCACTTTCAAAGTAGTGTGATTATGGTCTATTGACCAATCCCACCCCCTCCGCCCCGGTGAAGTAGAACCACACCCTAAGTTAGCACATTTTCTTCCCTGTAATTCAAACATTTCCTTTACTTTTTCTGGAGTTAACTTATATTGCCTTTTTAAAACGGAACGTCGGCGTATAAGCTTGTCTTTTTCTGTGTTATTTTTTCTCCACCGACGAGTTTTAGCTGCAACCTTTTCAGGATTAGCAAGCCTCCACTTTTCAACAATATTTCGGCGACATATCTTACACCGCCTTCTCTTTCCTCCCGTTAAATTGTCTTCGGTTAACGGATGACCATATTTGCAGGTTAACCGAGAATTTATATACTTTTTACCTTTTCTACAGTTAGCATATTGGGCTAACCGCTGTTTTTGTTCTGCTGTTCTCTCATAAACCCCTGTAGGCATAATCAACCCCCTCTCTTTCTGATATAGGGGCTGATAGTCATTTTAATGAAAATAACCAACCCAATCACTAAAGGCTATTTGACATTGGGGGCCTCCATTTCGCACTCTCCCGGACCGGGCTGTTGCGGACGGGGTGGTAACGTGGCATAGGGATAATGGTCATGACCATCCCTGCCCGTTTTGGGGTTAAAGTCCCGGTGGATGTCTTTGCGCTTCCACCACCATGGAGCATCCTTGGCTATGCCGATATGCCATCTGCCGGTGTTATCCTCCACGCACGTACCAGGGGTGGGAATGTTGCCTTCTCGATGGTCTTGCATCTTTACCAACCCATCCTCCAAGTACACATCAAAGCGGAGACCGCAGATACAGCAATCGAAATCCCTAGTCTCCCTTTGGAAATAGAGACTCTGGAACTGGTGACATTAAGGGCACTCAATTAGTCCAAAGTCTCCGTCCCGATTAACCACGTACACTGTGCGAGACCACTGGACTTTGTTGCCGGAATAGAGTCCTTCACCGATGAGGATTTCCGGGCTGAATCCAAGACCAATAGACAGGTCAGAGTTGGTGTGCTGCCATTCTCCATCCAGAGATAGCAACCTACCAT